AATTTATCAATTAATCCATTGATTCTTTCCATATCTATTTTACTTATATCAGCCATCTATATATCCTTTGTAAGATATTTAATAAATATCTTACAAAATAATGTTTTATGCTGAATTATTTTATTTTTGATAAATCAATAAGATTCATAAATTTATTTTTATATTTCCTATCACCATCAGTTAATTCTTCATCTGTTTTTGATAAAAATTCATCAAAAACATAAGTTAAATAATTTTTAATTTCTTTTTCGTGGTCAACAATTGGTTTGCTGGAATATCCATCATTAATAGATGGAATGCTAAATTCTGAAAATTTGGTTTTTAAATCATTGGCTAAAAAATCATTAATGTAAATTTTTAAAGGTTCTTTAAATTTATAAGTTTTTCTTTTATAAACAAATTTTTTAATTGGATATACAGCCATTATTCACCTCAATCTAAATGTATTATCTTTCTTTTTATACGCTTTTCTGAAAGATTTTTCAATTTGATTCCTTCAAATCCAGATGTTATAATATAATCATTATTAGAGAGGTGTTGTTTGCAATATTCAAATTGTTCAAAAATATTTTGATAATAAAGAGAAATAGGAATGTTAGAAGAATTTTTCCACCAGTTATCAGCTAATCTAAAAAATTTTTCAATGTCCATTGGTTTAAGTTCTTGAAGATTATAAAAAGAAATATAGTTTTTAGAAACAGATTGAATTAAACATATTGTTTTTGTTTCAAATTTTTTATTATATATTTCAGTTAAATATGGATATTTTTCTAACATTTTTTCTCCTTAATATGAAAATATTTATAACCCAAAATCAAGGATTTCGTAATAGAAAAGTTTTTATAAAGGAATTTTATGAATTGGAATATAGACAGAAATAAAAATAAAATAATGATAGATTATTCATTATATTTAAAAAATATTAATAAACAAATAATTAGAAGAATTATAATTAAATCTATTAAAAGAATTTGTAATATTTTTCAAGTATCTATTAATCAAATAATATTTGACAATAATTTTATTATAGTTATAATAAATGAAGATAATGTTCCTGCGTTATTTGAATTTTTATATTCAATTAAAACAGCTTTAGAATTATATATTATTGAAAAGGAAAATAATATGAAAGATTTATATCAATTTAAATCTATGTCAGATTTAGAAAATGTAATTAATAAAATGCGACTTAATTATGGAGATGAAGAAAATTCTTCGTTAACTGATACCTTTATTATTGAAGGAAATTCTGGATTAACTTATGGTTGGTTAAAAAATGTTGCTAAATATGTTGGTCCAACAAATGTATATATTGTAGAAAGTGATTATAACAATATTATGGAAGGTGATTTAGATTTCATTGATGAATTATATATTGATATAAAAAATATTGATTGGTTATCTCCGAAAAATTATGTTGATATTACTGCAAGTGAAATATCATTTGATAATAATGGTTTAATGAGATTATGGTGGGATTAATGTGGTGGCAAATTTTTAAACGGTTTTGGCATTGTGATAAAACTAAATTAAGTATTCAAACTCAATTTAAAGCTGATATGCCTGATACAAAATATACTGCTGAAATATGTAACACAATAAAATTAGATGATTTATATTTTTCTGTTTATATATCTAAATGTTGGTATACTGATGGATATAGTGTTTATGGATATTCAATTAAATTTAATGATGAAGAAATTTGTATTTATGGAATAAAATATTTAATTTTATTTTCTTTAATAGAAAACGTTATTAATTATTATAATTGGAAAAAAGAAATTATAAAAAAAATTAATCAAAAAAAAGAATATAAAAAAAGATTAAAAGAAATTACAAATAAAATTAAGGAAGGGGAATAATTATGGTATATTTAGAGGAATTGTTGCCCGAGTTCAAAAAAGGGATAAAGATTAGACGGAAACCTTGGCGTGAGGGTAGATATATTAAATTAAAAGGATTGTACGCCAGAGATGAGTACGGCAACTGCTACTTTTTAGAACCTGATGAGATAGCAGCCGATGATTGGGAATTTTACCAAGAACCTATTGACTGGGACTACATCATCAAGAACAAGTGCTTATGCTGGTTTTGGAATAATGATAATGAAGGTATTGGAAACGTTGGAATATTATCAGATGTTTGTCAAGAAATGGAGTATCCTTTTACCAGTTTTTATCAAGGAAATAAATTTATTTGGAAATTTTGTCGTCCTGTCTACCGAAACGAGGTAATTTTTTATAATAATAAACAATAAAGCAATAAAAAGCTATCATTCTTTTTTATATAAATATTATTATTAAATAAGGATGGTAAACGTATGCAAAAAATATATTTGTTTGTAAAAAAAGGATATTATTATAATTTATCATCTGGTCAAACAGGAGAAACACGTATGTTTAATGTTCCAATGTATAATACAGATTTTAAATTATGGAAAGGTATTGATAATAAAATACAATTTTCTATTCGTGACCACGACCGTAAAGCATATCCTTTAAGAGATAGAGAAATCTTTTTAAATATTATAAATCCAAAATTAAACACTAAATTAGTTAAAAAATTATGGTGTTTAGATGCATATAAAGGTTTATATGAAACGACAATAACGGAAGTTGAATTAAGAGATTTTGAACCAACTGCATATCAAGCATCAGTAATTACTAAAGACCCAGAAGGGTGTGAAGATATGTTATATACTGGTGTTGATTGGAATCCAATATTTAATATTATTGTTGAAGAAGGATTTAGAGATGTTTTTAAACCATCTATTGAATTAGACCCTTCAAAATTTTTACATAATTTTTATATCAATAGAGAAGACGGACAACGTTATGACTATTATGTTTCTTCAAGAATTAAAGCTGATGAAACAAATTCTCATACAGCATCTATAACTGTTAAGGATTATTTTTTAGGAACAATAACTATGGAAGGTTCAGCTGAAGTTAATCCACAAGAAAATAGTGATATAGATTGGTTTCCAATAGAAACAAAAGAATATACTGATGAAACAAAAGTTGAAGCTGAAACATTTCAATTTAATAAACAATTAAATTGTATGTGGGTACGTTTTAAATATACTATTAAATCAGCAAATTATAAGGGTATAGTTTCTGAAATTTTTTATAGAAATTAGATTTCATAAACAATAAATTGTGGAGATTGTGCATATATATTCTCTTCAGTAAATTGAATAATTCCATCACCTAAAACATATTTAACTTTAAAGGTATAAGTTCCACTTGGAATTATATCTAAATATTGTAATGAAAATGGATTATTTGAAGAAGCTGATGGAGAAACACAAGTTTGCTGACATAATAATGAATCATCTCTATAAAAATATATTTTAAACCAAGATGTACTATTGTTATTAGAATTGGCATCTCCACAAGTTGATAAAAAAATTGGTCTTCCTTTTGATGTTATAACAATTTCTTTGATAATTTCTGGATTTGAACTTGATAATGTTGAACCATTTTCTAATTTAATCATATTATAATTGCGATTAAATTTATCATTTACATTAATTATATTACTTGTTAAATTATTTAATGTTTCTGTTAATTCATTAATACGTGAAATAGGTAATTTACTTGTATCATTCATCATTTAACCCCTTTGTTTGTATTTAATAAATACAAACAAATATTTTAGTTAAAAAATAATGGTATAAATACTAATAATCCCTTCTAAATTCATTTCCCCAAAAGTTATAATTACCACCAGTATTATAACCTTTAAAATATGATGCTCTGCCATATTTGTCATAAGTTTGATAAGTTTTTTGTGATAAACTTATTGCCATTGAAACATCGTGTGTTTTATTTTTTGGATATTTATATACTAAATAATAATTTCCTCTATTTGTATGAACATAAATTCTATCATTTTTAGCATCATAAAATAAAGTTCCATTTAATTTTTGAGAATCTTTAACATTTTTACTATTTCCAACTCTAAATGTTGGAGCAACAGTTAATATTGCATCACGAACAGCAATATCTCCAACTGAACCCATACCATTTTTAGGAGCTTCATCAAAATAATAGATAACATTTGATGTTGATTTCCATTCATCATCTATTTTTTTATATAATGTTTGTAAAATAGCAACACTTGAATACATACCATTAGTAAAGGTATATTGGGATAAATTATCAGATTTTGTTAATTGGGCAGCATTTATAAAAATACCATATGAATCATTAATAGTTGAAAATATAGGGTTATTATTTTTATCTAACAATTTAATAATACATTTTAAAATTAATGATGTTTTAAATTTTGCTGTAACATAGACCCTATAAATATCATCGCTAATTTTGGAAATTCCGCCATTATGTATTTGAATTTCTCCAAAATCAGTATCAATTTTTTGAACTGTAGCATTATTTTTTGAAATATCACATAAAACATTTACACCAAAAATTTCTTTATTATCCATTAAACATACAGCAATATTTGTTAATTCAACTGTTTTAACATATAAACTAAATGTAAAAGTTGATGTTAAATCATTATAAAAAATATATTCTGCTCTATGTTCTGCATTAACTGTTGATGATGTCATTTTTGAACATTGATTATATGGAAATAAAACTAATGGTTCTTTGGTTATTTTTGTATTTGTTTTAATCCAATTAGGAGCATTAAAATTTTCTGAATATTTAATATAATTGTATAATCTTATATATTTTGCATAATAATCACCATTAATACCAATATCATTTGTTGGTAATTTTTTTTCATTTTTATATAAATGTTGATTAATTGATTCCCATTTTGTTGTATTTTTTACCCATAATGAACCATCAAATGAAGGGAAAATTAAATCTTTTTTATGGTCAATATTAATTGAATTTTGCATATTAATCCTATATTTTAACAAATTTATAATAATATTTACCCACTTATTAAAACAAAATAGTTATTGACTTTTTCATTTTGATAATATAAATTAAGTAAATAAATTTACAACAACTTAAAAAGGTTAAATGAGAATATTAAAAAAACTTGGGTTTGTTGTTTTGTTTTTATGTATCTTTTCAACTCCATTGTTGTATTCATCATCGTATGCACATACTTTTAATGGGTTACAGATGGAAAGTAATATTCAAACAAGTGACCTTCAAACTCAAAAGAAAAAAGAAATATTAGATATTCTTGAAAAAGAAAATTTAATATTAACCGAAATAAAGGCGTTGAGGAAAGATAAGCAGGAAGATGTGGTGTGTCTTGCTTTGAATATGTACCACGAAAATAGGGGTTCCTCACTTGAAGACCGAATAGCATCAACATATGTTGTTTATAATAGGCAATATGATAAACCTTCTAAATCGTTATGTGATGTTATTTTTGAGAAATGGCAATTTTGTTGGACAAATAATACAAAAATTCCTGTTCCTAAAGAATTACAAGTATGGAATAAAATACAACAAGATGCTTATAAAATGTATTTAAATCCTAAGTTTAAAAATTTGGCAAAAGAATTTCGTTTAAAACATTATGTTGCATCATATATGATACCAATGAAAAATAAGCCAAAATGGATTGATAAAAGATTATTTAAAATAGACATTGGTAAACATTCTTATATATCATTGAATAAAGAAGATATGAAATATAAAGGTTCAATGATAAAAATTGTTCAACAAGGTAAACATTTATTAGAAAACAAAATATATATTAAAAAGAGATAAAGAAATTTATCTCTTTTTTGTTAATATAATACTTTATGCTTATACCTTTATAACACTTTATTTTTAAGTAAATATTTAAAGATATACTTAAAGGATAAAGAATGAGTTTACAACAATATCAATGGAGAATTAAACCAAATAGATTATATGTTGTACGAAAATTAAATAGTTTAGTTTCTAACCAGCAAATAGAGCCAAATATAATGGTTAATGGTAAAGTAAATATTTACGGTTTGAATTCTGATGAAAAACCAACATTAATTGATGAAATGTGTTTACCAATTGTTAATCATAATGTTTCTGGTTTTGCATCATTTGAAATTATACCAACATATTTATATTGTCGTGGAAATGCTGAAGATATTATTCTTACAGGTATTGAAGTATTAGAAGATTTAGGTGAATTACAAGGATAAAAATGGTAAAGTTATTCCAATACACAAATTATATAGATTATAATGAATTAATCAATAAACCATTAATTAATAAAGTTGTTGTTGAAGGTGATAAATCATTAGCTGATTATGGTATTCAACCTGCTGGTAATTATGCTCATTTAAATGATAATGGAAAAGTACCATTAGAAGAATTAGATGATTCTATTTTAGGTAATTTACAATTTCAAGATGTCTGGGATGCTAAAAATAATAATCCTCAATTACCATTAGTACCAACAAAAAAAGGTCAATATTGGATTGTTTCAACAGCAGGAGAACAATTTGGATTATCTTTTAATACGGGCGATTGGTTAGTTGCTGGTGATAGTGTATGGCAAAAAGTTGATAATTCAGATGCTGTTACTTCAGTTAATGGTAAAATTGGAAATGTTATTCTAACAGCTAATGATATTAATTATAATAATGAAACTGTTAGTGACGCTCTTGATTCTAAACAAAATCAATTAACAGCTGGTAAAAATATTAAAATTGAAAATAATATTATTTCTGCTGAATTTAATACAGCTATTATTGATTATAATTTAACTTATAATAAACCATCAATTAATGGTGTTGAATTAATTAATAATAAAGCATTAGAAGATTTTGATATTCAAAGAACTATTAAAGCTGGAAATAATGTTTATCTAACAAAATCTGAAACAGATAAAATGTTAGATACTATTAATGTATATGATGCAACTGAAACAAGAAAAGGTGTTTCTGAAATTGCAACTCAAGCAGAAGTAACAGCAGGAACAGATGATTTTAGATATATTACACCAAAAAAATTAAAAATTGTAACTGATGAAATTGATACAACTATACAAAATCAATATGATACATTACATAGCGAAATAATTGAAGAATCACAAAGAGCAATTAGAGCAGAAAATTCTCTTTTATCTGAAATTCAATCAGAAGAACTAAGAGCATCAACAGCAGAAACTAATATTAATAATGATTTAACATCTCATAAAAATAATACAAATAACCCACATAATGTAACTGCTGAACAATTAAGTGTATATACAAAAACAGAAATTGATAATTTATTATCAACTATTAATACAAATTATCAAGAAATATTAAAAACAATTTCAGATTTAGATGCCCGTCTTACTAAAATGGAAACTAATATTGATGGGGGCGGAGCTTAACATTTAATAAATATTTTTATAAAATATATTTTATAAGGAAAAAGTAAAATGATTCAAGGAACAAAAATTTATAGTGTATCTGTAGCTAATGCTGCTGGTTCTACAAATGAAGAAAAAGGATTTTTAGATAATAAAAAAGTATCTGATTATTCTGATTTTGATATTTCTACACAACCAGTTGAAGGTGAAACATTAGAACAATATAAAATTAAAGCTCGTGGATTGGTTAGATATAATCAAATGTGCTTAAATTTACAAAGAGGATTAGATTATTTAGGTGAAGTTGAAACAACTGGTGCAAATCATATTACTCCACCAACAAAATTAGAATTTAAAGTTGCTTATAGTCAACCAGATGGTTTATGTGTTCAAGTTGCTGATTCTGATTATGAAGAAGATGAGGAAATTTTTAAAACACGAGATGGCAGAGTATTCTTTAAAGGAACAAAAGCAATTAAACGTTTAATTGCTATGGTATTAGTTGATGATTATACTGTTATTGCTAATTATTTTGATAATACTAAAACTCCATCAGGAAATCCATTAGGTTGGCAATTAAAAGAATTAGTAGTTAAAGGTCCAATTGCTGATTTAGAAACTGCTGAAGCATTAGTAACAGTAACTGAACTTTTATAAGGAGTAAATAATGGCTAATGAAAATGCAACTAAAATTCAATTAAGACACGATTCATCTGCAAATTGGTTTGCTAATAATCCAATTTTAGCTGAAGGTGAAGTTGGTATTGAAATTGATAAAAATAGAATGAAAGTTGGTAATGGTGTAAGTCATTACAATGATTTAGAATATTTTTCTGATACTGTTGATTATAATGAATTAATTAATAAACCACAAATTAATAGTATCGGTTTGATGGGTAACTTATCTTTACACGAATTAGGTATTCAAGCAGAAGGCGATTATGCAACTGTATTAACTTTAACAGAAGGTTTATCAGAAAAAGCTGATAAAGCTGATACTTATACTAAAACTGAAATTGATACTGAATTTTCTTCACTTATTAAAGTTCCAGCTATTGATGGACACGATGGAGAATGGTTAACTAATAAAGATGGAGTAGTTAAATGGGAAAATCTTGGTAATTCAGTTGTTACTAATGAAGAATTAACAACTGCATTAGAACCATATGCTTTAAAAACTAATATACCTACAAAAAATTCTCAATTAGAAAATGATTCTGACTTTGTAACTTTAACTGAATTAGCAGAATCTGATTATGTAACAAATACAAATTTAACAACTAAATTAGGTGAATATGTTACTAATACTGCATTAGCTGAAGAAGGATATGCAAAAAATAGTGAATTAGCTCAAGTTGCAAAATCAGGTTCATATAATGATTTAACAAATAAACCAACTATTCCAACTGTTCCTGAAAATATTACAACTCAAGGAAATACTTTTAACGGAGCTAATCAATTAGTAAAATTAGAAGCTGATGGTAAATTACCAGCATTAGATGGAAGTAAATTAACTGGAATAAGTTCTGGAACATCTGATTATTCTGTATTATCTAATAAGCCACAAATTAATTCAGTTGAATTATCAGGTAATAAAACATTAGACCAATTAGGAATTCAAGCTAAAGGAGATTTTGCAGTTAAATCAACTACATTATCTGGATATGGTATTACAGATGCATATACAAAGACTGAATCTGATAATAAATATGCAACTCAAACTTCTTTGAATTCTTATTTAACAACTGCATCAGCTTCTACAACTTATGCTACTAAAACAGAATTAGTAGATAAAGCTGATGTTGAAGATATTCCACAAGGAAATCAATTAATGGCTGGACAAGCTCCTACTGTTGCCGATATTAGTGCAGAAACAGTTACAGATATTCCAGGTTTAATTAGTGCAATTAATGCAATTTTAGCTCAATTAAGAACACGTAATGTTATTGAATAAATTAAAGGAATAATTATATGACAGAAAGAATTGATATTAAATATGTATTAAAAGATACAAAAGCAAATTGGACAAGTTTTAATCCAATTTTATCAAAAGGTATTATGGCTTATGAAACTGATACAAATTTAATTAAATTATTTGATGGTGTTTCTGATTATAATTCATTAGCATATATTGGTGGAACAGGTGGTTCATCTACACCAACTGATTATGCATCTTTATCTAATAAACCACAAATTAATTCAGTTGAATTATCAGGTAATAAAACATTAGACCAATTAGGAATTCAAGCTAAAGGTAATTATTTGGTTTCATCTGATTTAAATAATTATGCTTTGAAATCTGAATTACCTACAAATACAAGTGATTTAACAAATGATTCTGGATTTTTAACATCTATTCCTTCAGAATATGTTACTGAAACAGAATTAAATAGCAGTTTAGAAGATAAAGCTGATACTGCAACAACTTTATCTGGATATGGTATTACAGATGCATATACAAAAACTGAAGCTGATGGTAAATATGCAACAAAAACTGAATTATCTAATAAAGCTGATACAAGTGCATTATCTAATTATGCAACTACATCTGCTTTAACAGAAGGATTAGCAGAAAAAGCCGATACAAGTGCATTACCTGCTTCAACTTCTTTAATGAATGGAACTGCTCCTTCTGTTGCTGATTTTGCAGGAGCTGATGCAGAAGGATTAAAAACAGAATTAAATGCATTTTTAGCCCAACTTAAAACTCGTGGTGTAATTGCATAATAAAAATTTAAATTGTATAAATAAAAACACTTATGTTATATTTCATAAGTGTTTTTTATTGGAGAAAAATAAATGAAAAAAATTAAATGGTCAGCTTTAATAACAATGATTGTTTCATTGTTAATTTCAATAGTTTCTGGATATTGTACAGTTGTAGGTATGGGAAATGTTTTTATTTCAGCTGCATCAGTAACAATGTTTATTGCATCAGTTATTGAATTGGGTCGTGTTGTTTTAATTTATGATTTACACCATTATTGGGATAAAATGAAATTATATCAAAAAATTCCTGGTGTCTGTATGTTATTAGTTGCCATTACTTTATCTGCAATGGGTATTTTTGGTTTTATGTCTAATGCTCATTCTCAACGAACCCAAGAAATTATTCCTATTGAAATGGAAATAAAACAAAAACAAACTGAAATTAAAATTTTAAATGATGCTATTTTAATTAATAATCAACAATTAAATCAATTTAATAACAAAGCATTAGACAAATATACAGAAATGGGTTATGTAACAAAAGCTGTTAATTTACAAAAAGAACAGCAAAAAATTACAGATAAATTATATGATGATAATAGACAAAAACAAAATGAAATTACAAAATTAAATCAAGAAATATTAAATTTACAATTAACGGCTGAACAAAAAGCTCCAACATTAGCCCATTTAAAATATTATGCAAAATTATTTAATGTTGATAATGATACAGCCATAATAATTTTTATTGTAATGATAATGACGGTATTTGATACATTAGCAATGTATTTAATGATTACTTCTGATTGGATTTCAAAATTAGATGATGAAATTAAAATTATAAATAATAATCAAATAAATTATGATACAAATGAATTAAATAAAATTGAAACAAAACTTAATCAACTCTTGGATATGAAGCCAATAGAAAAAATTAATAATAATCAAGATATTGATTTTTCACCTGTTTTTAATGCAATAAAGCAAGATTCAGATTATCAAATTGATTCATTAAAAAAGGTTGTAAATGAAAATAGTAAAATAACTATTAATAAATTAAATGAAGAATTTATTAAATTACAAAATAATTTAAAAGATAATACACTTATTGATAAATTGACAACAATTGAAGAAAATTTAAAAGAAGTTCAAAATAAATCTAATAAAATTGAAGTTAATAATATTGACGAACAACTTGATAATTTGATAAACTCCATTAATGATAATGATAGTATCATTGGAACAAACTCATTTAAAAAATATATTTTAGATAATCCGTTAGTATTAGATTATTTAAGAGATTATTTTAAAAATGATAAAAAAGTATTAACAAAATTAAATAAATTATAATTAGTGAGGGAAAATGAAAACATATAATCCAAAAAAATCTGGAAATGTCATTTATGTTATAGATAATGATATTACAAAAGCATTAAATAGATTACGTCACGAAACTGCACCTTTATTAAAAGAATTAAAGATGAAAAGATTTTTTGAATCAAATTCTGAAAAGAAAAGACGTAAAAAGAAAGAAGCAATTGCTCGTGAAAAAATGAGACAACGAAAAGCTGAAATGTTTTTTTAATATGAAAAAATGATTCTTTTTAAAAGAATCATTTTTTATTTTTGCATACCTCTTAATGTTTGTGATATTATTCAAATATCAAGAAAATCCTTGATAAATACGTATTGTGGGGATTTAGAAAAGCTAATAGAATTTTTACAGACAAGCATTTAGAAAAGCTAATAGAATTTTTTTAGAAACGCACAATAGACAAGCAAATAGACAAGCATTTAGGAGAGAAAAATGAATACAATTGAAGAATTAAGAAAAAAAATTAACGCTAAAGTTGCAAAAGCAGAATCTAATACATCAACTCTTGGTGGTACAATTTTCCCATTTAATACATTAAAAGCAGGTGATACCGTAACCATTCGTTTTATTAATGATGGTGAAGATAATGATGTGTTTTGGCGTGAACGTAGAACAAGAACATTTGAATTTCCATCAGTAAAGCAAGCTAATGGTCAAGTAATATATAATAGATGTTTCGTAGATGTTCCAGCATTTAATTTAAAATATGATGAAGTAATTTATAGTGATTTACCAGAAGATTATCTATATAAATCTGAAGATGATGTTATTCAAAAAAGAATTAAAGGATTTTGGGGTGAAACTGATGAAGAAAAAGCATTATATTATAAATTTGCTAGAAGAAAATCTTATGTATTTCAAGGTTTTGTAAGAAGTGGATATGAAAATAATAAAGCATTAGAACCAAATAAACTTTATCGTTTTTATATTGGCGAAGATTTATTTAATGCTATTAAGACTTTCTTAAATCCACAAATGGGTATTAATTGTATGCCAACTGACCCTGAAAACGGTTTAGATTTTATTTTATCAGTTACAAGTAAAAAATCTGGTAATAAAGAGTTTAAAGATTATTCAATTTCTCAATGGGCAAGAGCAAATTCTTCATTAACTAATGATGAAAAAACTGCATTAGAAATTAATAAACCATTTGTATTAAAGAATTTTATTTTTAAAAGACCAACTGCTGAAGAAGAAAATGTTATGATGGAAATGTTTGAAGCATCATATAATTCTGAACCTTATGATGTTGTAAAATGGAGTAAATTTTTTAAACCAAATAATGTATTTTTTGATGCAGATGGTAATATTAAAGATTTAAAATCAAATACTAATGCTACTACTCAAGCAAGAGAAATACCTACAAGTCAAGTACAACAATTTGTTCAAGAAACTGTTAGTACAACAGTTCAACAACCTATTGTTCAACAAACTGTTGTTCAGCAACCAACTATGACTGCTCCACAAATTATTTCTCAACATACTGAAGCAGTAAGTGGTGAAAATCCAAAAGATGTTATTAATAGTATTTTAGGAAAATATAATATTCAAACAAATAACTAATCAAAATTAATAAGTCGGGGAAAATAATATTGTTTTATTTTCCCGAAATAAATTATAATTTAATTATTAACTAAGGAGAATATTATATGAGACCAATTGATATTAGTAAATTTCAAAAAAGTGCATTAAAAAATGTTGATGGTATTTCAGCAGGTTTTAGTAATCCAGATACTTGGATACATACAGGAAACTATGCTTTAAATTTTAGAGTTTCTGGTGATTTTTATAAAGGATTTCCGCTTGAAGGTAAAATGACATTATTAGCTGGTGATTCTGGAACAGGTAAATCATATATTGCTATTGGTAATATTGCTAAATGGTGTCAAGATAATAATGTATTACCTTTAATTATAGATACAGAAAATGCTTTAGATAGAGATTGGGTTGAAGCATTTAATTTTGACCCAGATGGATATTGTTTATATTATCGTGCATCTATTTTAGATAAAATTGCAGGTATTATGTCTGATTTTATTGAAGGATATAAAAAAGAATATTCAGATATGCCATATAATGAAAGACCTAAAGTTCTAATTATTATTGATTCATTAGGTATGGCAATTACACCAACTGAACAAAAGCAATTTGAAGATGGAGATATGAAAGGTGATTTAGGTCGTAAACAAAAACAAATCTATTCAATTTGTCGTAATTTTATGGCTTCTTGTGGGGCAGAACCAATTGGTATGTTATGTACTCAACATACTTATGCATCACAAGATTTATTTAATCCTGATGCTGTTATTGCGGGTGGTAAAGGTCTTGAGTTCACGCCATCTATTGTTATAGCAATGTCAAAAAATAAATTAAAAGAAGATGAAGATGGTAAAAAAACTACTGATGTTAAAGGTATTAAAGTAAGAGCAACAGTCAGAAAAACAAGATATACACAACCATTTCAAGATGTAAAATTTAATATTCCTTGGGATAGTGGTATGGACCCATATTCAGGATTATTTGAATTATTTGCTGAACAATTAATGTTTAAAGGAAAATATATTCTTTCAAAAGAAGGTTCTTGGGTTGCATATTATTCACTACATACAGGTGAACAAATTTTCAAAAAATATCGTAAAGATATTACCAATGAAGATTATGATATGATTATGAAAGATTATGTAAATGCCACTTCTTCAACTTTATTAGTTACAGAAGAAGGTAATAAAGAATAAAAAAGTTCTTGACAAATATTTTTTTCTAATATATCTTATACTCATCAAAGCAATTTGATGAGTTTATTTTTAAAGGAAATTAATAATGCCATTTAGTATTTTTTGTGTTCTTTTGACAATAGGTATCGTTAGTTTTGGTATCTGTCGTTATAAAAATTGGGTAACTAAAGAAAATTTTAATCAGAAGTTACTTGAAAATAAAAAATTTATGGATATGTATAAAGAATATGAAGATTTTGTATCAAAATATCCAGAATTTGAAAAAGAAAAAAATGTTATTGAAAAATTTATGAAAGGGAAAAAATAATGATTAAACAATTTGTGGGAATTTTTGGAATTATTGGAGCAGTAGTTGCAATTTTTTGTTCTGCTTCTTTATTTGAAACAAACACTTTTGGTAATTATCAAATTAAACAAGCAGCAATGTCTGGAACAATTTCAGTAAGAAATGATGCTGGTTTATATTGGCAAGGTTTTGGTTCAATTACCACTTATCCAGTATCTGAAGATATTGATTTTGAAAAACAGAAATTAGAAGTTCGTTTTAATGATGGTTCAGTTGCACAAGTTATTGGTACTGTTAAATTTAAGATGCCTTCAAATCCTGAAAAACAAAAAGAATTACATAGAGATTATGGAAATTATGCGAATGTTGAAAGAGATTTAATTGTTCGTAATGTAAGTGAAGCTCTATCTAATACTGCAACATATATGGTAGCTGAAGATTCTTATGCTTCTGGTCGTGCTGTCTTTTCAGATTTAGCTATGCAACAATTAAAAGAAGGTATTTTTAAAACATCTACAAAAACTGTTGAAGTTGTTGATACTGATGGAACAAAATTTAAGAAAAAGGAAATCCGTGTAGTTTATGATGAAAACGGTAATCCTGTAATCCAAAAACCTTCTTTACTTAAACATTACGGCATTGAAATTCTTCAATTTGTTGTTAATGACTTCAAATATGACGCAAAAATTGATGATTTGATTGCCCGTAAGAAAGACGCTGAACAAAATAAAGTTGTAGCTATGGCAAATGCCGAAAAAGCAAAGCAGGATGCTATTACAGCTGAAGAACAAGGTAAAGCAAAAATTGCTGAAGCTAAAGCCCAAGCAGAAGTTGCAAAAATTACCGCTGTTGTTGAAGCTCAAAAGAAAGCAGAAGTTGCAAAATTAGAAGCTGAACAAGCAAAATATGAAGCTCAAAAGATTGCTGAAAAAGGTAAAGCAGAAGCAGAAGTTGCAAAACAAAAAGTTGCTGCTGGTTTAACTCCACTTGAAAAAGCAACTATTGAAAAAGAAACTGCCATCGGTGTTGCTCAACAGTTAGCAAATGTTAAATTCCCTGATACAATGGTTATTAGTGGTGGTTCAGATGGAAAAGCTAATCCTTGGGATGCGGTTGGTTTGAATCAAATGATGGAAATTACTTCTAAAATTAAAAATGCTAAAATGATTCAGTAAAATAAAGGTGGGTTATAACCCACCTTTTTTGTTGACAATATATTTTTTCTGATATATTATCATTTAACATTAAATAAAGGAGAAATTAATGGGAATTAATGCTATAAAATTTATTTTAGAAAAATGTGAAAGAATGATTAGAGAAGCTGATTATGAATATGATTGTGAAAATGAATTAAAATCTTGGTGGGATGAATATACTAAAAAACCAAGCGTATATGAACAATGGAAAGAACGGGCTTCAAAAATTCGGAAATATCAAAGATAATTATTTTTGATTTTTATTTAAAGTGATGATAAATTATTATGTGTTTATTATAGGAGATTTTTTATGAGAGACGAAGATATATATTATATTTGGAATATTTTAAAAGAATTCATTCAAATTAAAGATAGAGAAGAAGCAGCATTAGCTATGCTTGAATATGTTTATAATAATGATGGAGATGTTGGATTAATTAAAGATACAGCTCAAGAAGAAGACGATGAATTTTTATCAAAATTAATTGAAAAACATCGTGAAGATTTATTAGATGAATATGATGAACCAGAGGAAGATTGGTAAAAATGGAATATTTTAAATTAATTAAAAAAGATGAAACTAAATTAGAAGATGTATTAAATCATTTTAATGAAGAATATGAAATTGCTCGTGAAGAAATTAAAATTAAAGGAAAATTAAATAGATGTATTGCAGAATTGCCATCATTATTTGAAATTAGATTTTCTCAATTACAAGAATTAGAAGCAATTTTAGCTTATTTTACAAATAAATTAAATGGTTTAAGAGGTTCTATTTACAGACAACTTCAGGAACATTCAAAAAGACAATTAACATCAACTGATATAAAACAGTATGTTGATAGTGATGATAAAGTATTAGCAATGCAAACAATTATTAATGAAATTGCATTAGTTAGAAATAAATTTATTTCTTTATCTAAAGGATTTGAAACAAAAAATTGGCAATTAAGTAATTTAACAAAATTACAATGTGCAGGTTTAGATGATATTCAAATTTAATTGTGAGGAATTATGAAAGTTTATACAAAAGTTAAAACACATTATAATCATAGTGATGTTGGTATTGTTTTATTAAGTGATAAAAATGATATTTATTTACAAGAAGGATTTAAAATACAAAATACTGATAATATTGAAGCACATACATATGGAATTAAACGAGCTTTAAGTTTTGTTAAAAATATGAAACCTTTATATGCAAAAAATGATTTAGAAGTATTAATACCTGAAGATGTAAATGAAAAATTATTTCAATCAAGATTAAAAACAGATTCTTATATTTCTTATATTCAAGAAAATTTGAATATTAAAATTATCCCTCAACAAACCATATTAGAGAATAATGAATATTTCAAAATGATTGCAGGGCATCAATTATTAAATATGAATATTCCTTTATTATCAACAAAAGAAAGATAGTAAATAACTAAAAAGGATATTTTAATGAATAAAGAACAAGCATATTTAAGCATTATTAATGCAACAATAAAAACATTAAATGAATGTATTCAACGTATGGATTCTCATATTAGAAATTATTCTCAAACCCATCAAGTTTCTTCTAAAGAAAGCGATGAACATATGACTTATGTTGAAAATGTTGTAAAAGTATTAACACGAATTGCAAAAGTAATAAGTTCCAGAGCAGATACTGTTTACAAAGCTGGAAAATATGATTAAGTTAAATAAATATTTAAAGATAATAAAATAAATTGTTATCTGTATAATTTATTTAAGGAGAATTTTATGGGAAGACCTCTTGCTGGTTTTGGATTTTTTAATGCCGAAAAAAGATTCGATGCTGAAACAGAAAACTTTGAAAAAGTTAAAATTCACGCATTTTTAGAACAAGATGCTGAACCATCTGCTTGGGTTGCTAATACTCAATATAATGTTGGTGATAAAGTTAAAAATGGTTCAAAATATTATGTTTGTAAAACAGCAAATTCACAATCATCATTTTTAGCTGTTGAAGCTACTCCTGCTGCTTGGAAAGCATCAACATTATATCACGTTGGTGATAAAGTTTCTAATGCTGGTTCAAATTATATTTGTAAAACTGAACATACATCAACTGATGATTTTTCTGCTGATTCTGCTAATTGGGATGCTTATACATTAATTACTTATTGGACAGAATATACATTAGGTGGTGGAGCAATTGAAGATTGTAAAATTATTAAACAAACAGGTTTTAATAAATATTTAGTTTCTGCTTCTGCTGATGAAAATCGTCAAGGTATTGTTATGTTAGTTGACAAAACTGATGCAACAGTAGCTGGAACTGCTTATATTACAATTACTAAGTTAGCAGATTCATCAACAAAATATGCAAGAAAAATTGTTAGAAATATTATTGAAACATTTGATGGTGAAGCATTAGCATATCAATATGATTTAACAGAAACAGATGGCGTTTTTGCAGGTGCATTTAATAAAGATAAAACTGTTACTGAATGTTATCCTGAAGTTTTTGCATCAGCTAAATCTAAATCAAGAAAAAAATAAAAAATATTGAAATTATATAAAAATAAACCTATTATTAATTTAATAGGTTTATTTTTTATAAGGAGAAATATATATGACAATTAGAGTTGGTAAATTTGAAAAAATTAGTTTAAAACAATGGCATAAAGATTATCTTTCATTAGATGATAAAATGCTTAATGAAATCATTAAAATTCCAACAAGAGCAACAAAAGGTTCAGCAGGTTACGATATTGTAACTCCATTTGATATTGATTTAAAAGTTGGTGAATCTATGAAAGTTCCAACAGGATTAAAATGTAAAGTTGATAATGGTTGGTTTCTTGGTATTTTTCCAAAATCAGGGCTTGGTTTTAAATATTCATTAAGATTGGGTAATTCTATTGGAGTTATTGATGAAGATTATTATAATAATGAAAATAATGAAGGTCATATTTGGGTAAAAATTCAAAATGATGGTGATAAAGATTTTCATTTAGATGCAGGAAAAGCATTTTGTCAAGGTATTTTTTTGCCATATGGAATTACTTATGATGATGAATCAGAAGGCGTAAGAATTGGTGGGTTAGGCTCAACTAATGCTTAAAAAAGAGAGGATTAATCCTCTCTTTTTAATATCCACAAGCATACCAGTTAGCCATTTGGATTGATTCATTATAAGTGCTATTAATATACCAACGAATTTTAACACTATCATTTTTAAATGAATAAAATCCCATCATTGCTGTACATAAACCATTACCTTCATTATCTCTATCTGTTCTAAAAGGTGTAGCAAATATTTGATAATTGACATTTGAAAAATTAATTAAAAAATTAATATTAGCTCCACCTAAATCTTTAATAAATGAACCATAATTATATACTCCGCCTTGTTCAATCCATCCATCATTCCATTTACGATACCATTGAGTATTATTTTCATTAGAACCAGATTCAATAACATATTTCATTGAATCTAATTTATTATTAATAATATTAAAATTGTTATTAATTTCATTTAATTTATCAATTAATTTATCAACACGTGAAATAGGTAATTTACTTGTATCTGCCATCATTTATCCCCTTTGTTTGTATTTAATAAATACAAACAAACTTTATAAAGCAAATCCAAAGGAATAAATATTATTATATTAATAGGAGAATATAATAATGTTTGAAGAAATTGTTACTCAATATGGGTCATCAGAACCAATACAATCATCAAATAATTTAATTATGTCAGATAAATCTGATAAAAAAATAGTTATCTCTTTCCCTCTTTTAATGAGAATAATGGAATGGTGTCACGAAGATGCTAAAGATGATGTTGAATTACATAAAGTTATGGAAAAATTAATTGCATTTAATGATGGAATCAATCCGCTAACAATTGATGTTTATGATTGTTTAATTGATGGTGTTGAATTATCAAATACATCTGAATTAAATGATTTAGTAGAACCAATGAAAGCAGGTTGTTTTTCAGAATATGATATGTCAGATGCTGTTAATACAGTAAAAAAATCATATGATGAAATGAAACCTTTAGTTCCAACATTTTCTTGGGAACAAGGTTTAGATGATAATTCAACGATTATTAATTTAAATAATGAAGATTGTTCAAACCAATCACAAGAAATTGATTCAGATATGGAAAAAGAAATTCAAAATTTAATTAATTTAAGTAAATTATAATTAGGATATTAAATGGCAATTAATTGGATAACTGCACAAGGAATTTTATTAAAAGATTATGAAGAAGCACCTGCTAATAATATTTTTATACAGGTTGAACCAACAACTTCAATAATCAAAAAAATAGCAGGAGAATATCCATTAAATATGGATTTAGTTTATGTTGAACCAGGAAAGTATCAATTAATAAGTACAACTGGTAAATTGCCAATTGTTAATGAAGAAACAACTTATTATTTTACATTAAGAGCTGAAAATGAAGATGAATATTCAGACAGATGGTTTGGAATAACTATTTTAAATAAACAAACTGATTGGGATATGCCAGAAACATATTTTGAATATTCAGAAACATCTTATGTTTCATTACAAATGAAATTATTAAATGCTCAAGGAAATGAAGAATTTTTTAAAATATCTGGTGAAATGCCACCAAGTTTATTAATTAATAAATCTGGATTAATTTATGGAATAGTTGATGAACAAGATAAAGAAAAAACATTTTATTTTACAATTGGTGTTCGCCGTGATGATAACATTATCTTAACAAAAGATTTTAGTATAAAAGTTGTTAAATTATCATCATTAAATGAACCGATTTGGATTACTGAAGCAGGTTTTTTAGGTGTTTTAGAATATGATGAATCTTCTAATTTATTTGTTAAAGCGTATGACCCGAATGGTTTACCAATAACGTATACTTTATCAACATCAGGTAATGATAATTTACCACCTGGTTTATATTTAGATGAAAATACAGGTAAAATTAAGGGTCGCTTATCAACTCGTTATACTGATACTTGGAATTTTACTATTAATGTAACTAATGGAGATTATACAGTTTCTCGTGATTTTTATATTAATACGAATGTAATTTCAGAAAATAATAAAATTGAATGGGTTTCTGAATCTTTATTAGGGAATATTGCTATTGGAAATAATGTATATATTCAATTAGAAACTAATTCTAAAAAAACAGTAAATTATACTATTGTTAGTGGAAATTTACCAGCGGGTTTATCATTTTCATCAACTGGTTCAATAAATGGTGTTCTGGAATATCAAGAAATTAAACCTTACTCTTTTATTGTTGAAGCATCTAATGGTTCAAATGTTATTCAAAAAGAATTTACAATTAATGTTATTAAAGGGTTAGGTCAAAATGCATTAAAATGTTTTTATTATATTAATAATGAATATATGGTTGAATATAATGAAATGAAAAACTCTTTTGATACAGAAACTGCTTATCAACCATTAAATAGCAAATATGATATTAATACAAAACCTCGTTTAGATATTTGTACATTAAATTGCTTTGATAAAATTTTATTAAAACATATATTAAATTTTAATTCAACAGATTCTTATCATTGGAAACGAACTGTTAAACAAGATTTTAATAATATATATTCAGTTTATTATAAAGAATTACAAGAAGTTAATAGTGATTCAAACACTTATCATATAAATGGAAATAAAACTTTTATTAAACAATCAGAAACTTCACCAACTGGTTGGGTTACTGAATATGGAAATACTCCAATTCAACCTAATTCAACATTAGGTAATGATTGGATAGATGGTAAAAAATATTATATTAATTCTTTTAATGAAAAAATTTATATAGAATTTTTAAATGATTCAATGTATTATGAAATAGAAACTTTAAAAATTGTACCTTTTGGAACACCTATTTTTAAAGAACAAAAAACTTTTCAAAATGAATTAATTGAATATCTTTATATTTTAAATAATGAAAATAAAATTTATGTAACACAAGCTGCTGATAATCAATTATTAAATATTGAAACACAAACAGTTTTATCAGATACAAAAGAAAATATTGAAGTATTACAAGATGAAAGAACAAGAAGATGGTATTTTATTCCTGATAGTTCTTTAAATATTGTACCTGCATCAGTAACAGGTATTAGAGATGCTTTAAATACTCAAATTTTTGTTGAAAAGAATAATAATTTAAATGTTGTTTATGATGTAGCAACACAAGTTATTATAAATGGAATTGATACATCTAAAAAATTTATAATTAAATGGGATAATGAACGAAAAACTTATTATACAGAATTTAATGGGGAAGAAGTTTATTTAGATGTATATGCTGTATTGGAAACTGACCCAACAAAAACACCAATTCAAGTTGAAGGGTTTATTAATGGTACAAATTATCAATTAGTTAGAGTATGGCAACAATTTAATAACACAGATGTTGATTATTTAAATTATTTGGTTTATGAAAAAGGTACTAATAAATTAGAAGAAAATATTATTTTTGAATTAGATTGGAATAAAGGAAGTGAATTCATTATTCAAAATGGTGTTGTTCATTTTATTAGTTATATTGATACTCCTTGGATGTATAAACCAGAATTAAATGAATCAGTTGGTTATGGTGAAGAAATAGTTTTACCTTATATTTTAGATTATGATGTTAGAGATATAAATTCAAAGCCATATATCTATTTTTTTGATAAAGAAAATGAATCTTTAATTGAATGGAAAAATAGATATTATCCAACACTTGATTTATTTTATTCAATACCAAATACAAATGTTGTATCATTATCTAATTTAAATCAACAAGAACGTGATGGAAAATATTGGACTGGTAAAAAATTTGTATTTTTTGAAGTAACATTTGAACCTATTTATAATAAAAATATTGACATTTTCTCAATACAATTTTACAATCATAATCAAGAATATTCACCAGAATTTCAATTAATTTAGGAGAATAAAATGACAATGATTTTCTTTGAAGCAGATAAATTGAAAAATTTATCTAATATTGAGCTTATTAATAAAAGACAAGAATTAGAAGAACAATTATCTTCTGTTAAAAAAAATATAGTTTCATCTGATATTTTAAATTCAATGAATATGATACTTGAATATTATACTAATGAAATTGATGTAAGAATTGCATCAGGAACATTAGATATGGATGAAATTGAAGAATTAGAAGAAGAAAACTTTTTTAAGAAAATGAATGACAGAAAATAAAGTAATTAATTTAGGAAATAGAGTTATTGATAATGATGGTAATGTTGTCTATTGTGTAGATGCATTAATAGAATTATTATATAATGGAGAAATACCATCTGAAATCTTATTTCCATATAATAATGAAGATGTTTTATTATTTAATAAATTTTCTTATGAAAATTTTGATGATATACAATATACATTACCAGAAAAATTATTAAGTGTGGAAGAAAGAAAAAATTTTTGGTTTTATCCCGATAGATATGATAATATTAATTTAGAAGAATATTTTTTAAATCTTTGTCAAACAGATATTGAACGACAACGAGTTAAAGAAGAATTAGAACTTTATAAAGAAAAAGGATTTGAAAAATTTTTAAGATTTTGTATCTTTTTTTCCGATAAAATTATAGAAAATGATTGGGTAATTGGAGTTGGTCGTGGTTCTTCCTGTGCTTCATACTTATTATATCTATTAAAAATACATTTAGTTGATTCAATAAAATATAATTTAGATATAAAGGAATTTTTAAAATAATGATTTTATATAATGATGATTGTTTAAAAATATTACCAACAATTGAAAGTAAATCAATTGATATGATTTGTTCTGATTTACCTTATGAAGTTACACAAAATAAATCAGATATTAAAATTCCTTTTGAACCATTGTGGAAAGAATATGAAAGAATAATTAAAGATAATGGATGTATTGCATTATTTGGTCAAGGAATTTTTTATGTTGATTTAGTAAATTCAAATCGTAAATTATTTAGATATGATTTAATTTGGAATAAAGTTTTAACAAGTGGTTTTTTAAATGCTAAAAGAATGCCTTTAAGACAACACGAACAAATTGCAATTTTTTATAAAAAATTGCCAACATATAACCCTCAATTTATTCAAGGAAAACCATCTCACGATAAAGGAACTGCTTATAAAACAAAAGAAACAATAAATCAAAATTATGGTTATTATAAAGCAGTTGACGATGAACGTAAAGGTTCAACAGAAAAATATCCAACAAGCATTTTGAAATTTGCTAAACCTCATCCAAGTATTGCTAAACATAGAACAGAAAAATCTATTGAATGCTTAGAATGGCTTATTAAAACTTATACAAATGAAGGTGAAACAATTTTAGATAGTTGTATGGGGGCAGGTTCGTGTGGTATTGCTTGTAAAAATACTAATAGAAATTTTATAGGTATTGAGTTAGATAAACATTATTTTGATATTGCAAAGGAAAGAATAACTAATGGATAAAGAATTTTTAAATAACTTATTTTTATGGTTAGCTGAACAACATATGAAAGATGTTGGTGGACAATTTGGGCATTGGAATGAACGAGAAATTTTTAGTGATACAGAAAAAGATGAATATGGTTGTCCAAAATTTTTGGGAGTTGAAGAACTTCCAATAGAAGAATTATATGAAATTGTTGATAACCCAGTAGGTGATAAACAAGAATATAATGATTTATTTTTAGAAGAAACACCTGATGAATATAAATTTATCACATATGAATATGTTGACCAGCAGGTTAATGGTGGTTATTCTGGTGATGATTATGCTGGCTATATATATTATCCATTACCAAATGGTAAATTTATGAAAGTTTATTATAATTGTTAAATTTTTCTCTTGACAAGTAATTTTTCTATGTTATATTAACTTTATCAACAACAAATAATGAAAGGTTAAAACAATGGAAAAATATTTTAATAAAAAACTTTATACAGATGTTCAATCTTGGAAAGTAATTGAACTTGATGAAGTTAAAGGTGAAGCAACCGTAATAGCTGTTAAAAAAGAACCTCAAAATTTGGAATTTGTTAAAGGTGGATTTGCTGCTCATTGTGTGAATAATTATGAAGCATTTCAAAATGCTCCTGTTGTTGAAGTTGAAGGTGCTAAACCTTTTAAAGTTTATCGTAAAAAAGATGGTGCTTGGTATAAAAAGAACAAGGTTGGTTATTCTCTTGATAAAAGATTTGTTGATTTGGAAGATTTAAAATCTAAAATTGAAGATAATGAAGTAATTGAAGTTGATGAATTCAGCGTTAACGTTTTAAAAGTTAAGAAGAATGGTCAATTACGAACAACTTTTACAAAATTTGGTGAAATGGAAGATGTTTGCCGTTATTTTTATGATTACAATTTTTAACAAGGATGTAATAAAATGATTAACAATCGGGCTATTGAAAGATTAAGACAAGAAATTGCTCATATTGATGAACAGATTGAACGTTATTACACTATAAAACACGCATATGAGAATGCGATTGAAACAATCATTCTTGATAAAAAATTGTATGAAACTGATTCATCACAGTATGTAGGAAAATACTTAGAAAAAGTCACCTTAATCATTGATAACGGTAGTTATATTGAGTTTAAGTATTTTAGAAACGTAAATGTTGATGAAAATGGTCATTTTAGAGCGTATGAATGGGGTGAAATGAGCCATTTTGGATTCTGTTGGAATGATGAAAAGCAGTCTTATGTTACTGATTGTTGCTTTGATAATGATGGAGAACCTGTAAAAATCATTGGGTTCTATGATGTAAAGGTTGAAGAATAAATGATAATAGAAAGTGAAGATTTTTTTAATAATACTGCTCCTATCAATCGTATTCAAGCAAATGAAAAAAATGGTTGCTGTAAATTTTTAAAAATTGAAACAGATAATCCTAAAATAATTGATATTTTAACTGAATTAAAAATTATTGAATCTAAAAGTCAAGTAAAACGTTTAATAGAACAAAATGGTATTACAATTGATGAAGGTTGGGAATGTGAACAAAAACCAAAAGATATAAATTGTACAGTTGATTTAACACTAGATGATTTTTTTGATGTTAAAATTGGAAAGAAAAAACATTTTAGAATTTTTTGTTTAACTCCAAAAAAAGTTCTTGACAAGTAAAATTATTTATATTATATATGTAAGTACAGAGAGGAAATGAGGTGAGATACTTCATTGAAGAAATTTAGTAAGAAGTACAATGAAAAATTTTTGATGGTGTATAAAAGCAACGCTCTGACGGTTATAAAAGTATTTTACAATATTTTTAATAGAGATATTATAAAATATTTTTAAAATTTTTAATTTATTATTATAAATATCTTATGAACAAATAAATATTTTATGAAAAAGAAAAAAAATTCTTGACAATTAAAATAAATAAGTTTATAAGATAGATATTGAAAAGGAAAAAAGTGATACACAGTAATGTGGAAAATAATTCAAGAGATTATCAAATGTTTGCGATTAAACCTGCAAGCAAAAGGGCTTATATGTAACTATACATAGATATAAAAATAGATACAAAATAAGCTCTAAAAAGAAAATCTTTAGAGCTTTTTCTTTTTAATAAAAATAAATTAAAAAAGTTCTTGACATTAAAAAATAAATGATGTATAAGAACAAATATTGAAAGAAATTGAAAACATAAGTTGAAAAAAATCTTTCAAAAATATTTAAAAAAAGTTCTTGACAAACAAAATTAAATAGTTTATAAAGAACACATAAGAACGAAAGTTCTTGTTATAAAAGAAAAAATGGAGACCTTGCTCCTTGATAAACTTTAAATAATCTAAATCACCAAGGGATAACCTGACGACCATATAGTGTAACAGCGGATATGGAGAACGGTTTGAGAGAGATAGCAAAAACCTCTCAATTTATATAAATTGTTAATATCTGAAAAGATGAGAACTTTGTTGTATAACGATGGCAGTATCGGAGACTGGAAAAATGCTTCGGATTAACAATTTATATAAATTATTCAATTAAAAGAAAAATATTAAATATATCCGTGAAATACCTCCTTTTTATGTTTCCGAAAATTAAAAACATTGATTGAATAATTTAAATTATGTCTCGACTCTTGAAAGATAGAATATCGGGGCGACAATTTGAAATATAATTGTCCGTTATGGGTGATGTTGGAAAGGTTAGCGAATCCCGAATCATACGAAAATGATAAAATAAGAAAACCTTTCAATATTTAATGGGCAGGCTGCGAAGTTGGAGAGTCGCCTTTGACTGTAAATCAAATCCCTTCGGGGTGAGTGTGTTCGAATCACACCCTGCCCACCATTTAAAATATATTATTTAATTAGTTAATTTGATGAAATATATATTTAGTTAATATATAAAATAATCTATGAAAGAAGTGAAAATTCTTTCATATTATTTAACTAATAAACTTTAACTAATTAAATAATATATTGGACATATAGCTCAGTCCAGTAGAGCACCAGACTGAAAATCTGGGTGTCGGTGGAGCGAAGCCACCTGTGTCCACCAATTTTAAAAATATGGAACTCATAAAAGTAATATTATTAGTATGCTATTAGCGATATAGACGAAAGTGAAAATAATATGAAATGAACGGAGTTTAAATTCCATAGACTATATTCGAAAAGATAGGTATAGTCATTTATAAATGGGCCAGTAGTTCAGCTGGGAGAACGCCTGCTTTGCACGCAGGATGTCGTGGGTTCAAGTCCCACCTGTGTCCACCAATTTTATTCCTCGTTAGCTCAATGGTTAGAGCAATCGGCTGTTAACCGATAGGTTTGGGGTTCGAGTCCCTAACGGGGAGCCATTTTTTAATAAAAGTTTTGTATAAAAACTAGTGAGTAATACAAAAAGTTTAACCCAACTGTACTTCAACAGGGTTCTTACAGAAGAAATAATCTGTCGTAGGATAGAAAATGTCTATGTTATGGAAGTGTACACCAAAGTTTTGGCGTTTGAGTGGTAGTTACCAAATAAAACTATAAACTACCATATTTACAGTTTTTAGCTTAACATTATGTTAAGTATTACAGAAAAAGTCTTTTGGGTCTCTACCAAAAGCGTTGAACTGGACGGCTATGGGCAGATGGTTCTTATGTAGAATACGATAAATTCTACAATTTTATATCGGGTAGTCGCCTAATCTGGTATGGCACTTGCTTTGGGAGCAAGAAAAATTGGCGGTTCAAATCCGTCCTACCCGACCATATATTTAATAAATACTTGTATAAATAACAAGTTAAGGATTATTAAGTCGTGATTAATAGATTTGAAAAGATAGAAAATGAAAAATTTATAGAAATATTTAATACTTCTGAAAGTAAAGGTGAAATTTGTCGTAAATTAAATATGCATAATAATGGTAAATCTATGAAATATATTAATGCAATGATTAAAGAACTTGGTTTGAATATAAATATTTTTAAAGAAAATCATTTCAATAAATATCATATAAAAAAGATTTGCCCTGTATGTGGTAAAGAATTTATTACAACAACAACGGAAAAAGGTAAGAATAAGGTATGTTGCTCATATTCGTGTGCTAATACTTATTTTCGTAGTGGTGAAAATAATGGAATGTATAAAAATTCTAATCTTTCAGGAAGAAATTCTTATTCAACTATTTGTTTTAGACATCATCCTCATAAGTGTTGTATATGTGGCGAAGAAAATATAGTTGCTGTTCATCATTATGATGGTAATCATAATAATAATGATATAAGTAATTTAATTCCTTTATGTCCAACACATCATTGTTATATACATTCACGATTCAAAAATAAAATACAAGATAAAGTTGATGAATATAGAAATAATTTTATAAAGTCAAATAGTTAATAATTTTTCTAAATGGTGCTGAATTACCACAAGTACTTATTTCAGTTAAATGTAGTTGCAAAAAATATGGTCGCTCCATAAGAACTCAAGCCATTTAAACTTTGGGTTAATGCATACCAATAGTCCAAAGCATTCGAAGTCAGCCGCTTCGTAAAATAGGAGTATAGTTTTTTGAATATTTTGACTAGACTATAAATATTCTCCATCTATGGAAGAAATAGTCGTGGATATTGACTAACCCGAAGTATTACGAGAAGATACTTCAAATTTTAATGGTTCGGTGACAGAACGATTAATGTACTCGCCTGCAAAGCGATGTTTAGTGGGTTTGACTCCCACCCGAATCTCCAATTTATTTTTTAAGAATGGTGAGAAATTGATTTACATAGACTGGAAATCCGTGTGTAGAAAGTTCGATTCTTTCCCCATCGACCATTTAACGGTGGGTAGCTCATTGGTAGAGCAACGTTAAATGATAATCAATTGTTATGTTCCTTCTTAATTTTTTATAAAAAAGTTCTTGACATTAAAAAATTATGTGTTATATTACCATTATCAAATGATGATAACATTTTTTAATGAAAGAAAAATAAAATGGCAAATACAAATTCAAATTTAGAATTAGGTAAAATTGAAAACAAATGTGGATTTCATATTCATATGGTTCTTTTTGGTGTTAAAAGTGATATTATTCGTTATGATATTACTCTTGAAGAAGCTAAAGATTTAATTAATAAAGCTAAAAAAGAATGCGAAAGAGCAGGAATGGAATTCCAATTAATTGAATTTGAAGAAGTCAAAGTTTCCGTAAAGAAACTTAAATTTTAAAAGTTTTGGTAGTTGGAAGTTAAGCTATTAGGGCAGGAGCAACTTAACTTCCATCTATTGATACGAATCCTGATTTATTAATTACCTTCACGTGGTTCAGGATGTAAGTAAGAATTGCAGTTTATAACATAAGACAATTTCTGAAACTAAAAATTAATTTTTAAAATGATTTAATTGAATTATAGTAAATTAAATAAGTTGATTAAATACGTGAGCAATATAGAATCAACAATTGGTATAAAAGCAGATTATAACCGAACTACTTAGGCTTACGGTAGACGTAGGGTATAACCACGATTAGGGCAATTTATTTTGAATCTTCATTATGAGTCCTCAACAAATATAATCGTTTTTAAAAAATTCTGCATATTTAAATTTTTAAAATTATCTTTATGATGTCTTTCGTTCCTTTCATTGTTGTTACATAAAGATAATTTTGGAGAGATTAATCTCTCCACTTATAGAAACATTAAAGATGTCAGTTCGAATCTGACCTGCCTGAATAAAAACTTTTAATATTAAATTGATATTAAAAGTCGGGTGGTAGTAATAACGGTAGAATAGTAATGTTGCTATAAATGGAGAATTTTTATGGGTGTATAAGTCAACGGTTAGACTAACAGCCTTTTAAGCTGTAGATGAGGGTTCGATTCCCTCTGCACCTACCAATTTATATTATTGTAGTTAAATACTTTAATGTATCGTCTAATGGCAAGACACCCTCTGTTCGTGTTGAGGGAAATATAGGTTCGAATCCTAATAATCATTAAAAATATATAAGAAAAATAACAAGTTTCTTTTTTGATAATTTGGTATTGGAAATTAATGCCCAATTATGACAAGTATTTAACAAAATTTCCTGACTCTAATCAAAGAATTAGTGATTGATAATTTAATAATTATCTGTGTGCGTGATATGACACCCTTTATCAACGCTTGCATACAAGACTGCATAAATCAAGATGGGTAGGTGGCTGTTTATCCGTTTCACCTTTCAAATGATAAACAAAACGTTAAAACGGATTGCATTTTATTCTGGTGTAGCTCAATGGTGGAGCAATCGGCTGTTAACCGAAAGGTTGTAGGTTCAAGTCCTATCGCCAGAGCCAATTATAATAGTAATCATAATATTTAATTTAATAGGATTTTGGTAGCTAGATAACCCAAGATATGAAAATTAATATTGATGATATGGTTTAAGATTTTGACCATTAACCGTAATGAAAATCCAGTTTATTTATTGTACTCGGTTAACAATAACGTAGAATTGGTAATTCTTAGAAAGGTACGTTAAGCCTTTTATTAAATAAATATCTTATATAATTTATGAGGTATTAAAGATGAGATTAATAGACATATTAGCATTATTTAAAGCTATTAAAAATACTGCTAAAAAATATCATTGGAAAACAACAGGTTCAACTTTTATGTCAGACCATTTATTATTTGATAGAATTTATGATGATATTGATGATGACCAAGTTGATACAATTGTTGAACAATATTATATGGGTGTTGGAAGAAAAGATATTAATGATTTAGATAATTTAATTACATTATCTGCACAATATGAAGGTAAATCATTTTCTGCAACTTCTGAAAGTATAATTTTAATGTATCAAGAATTAGCAAGAATGATGAATACATTTTTAATTAATATTGAAAAATTAAATTTATTAAGAGGTATTAATTCTGAATTAGATAATCTTTCTTCAACTATTACACAATTATATGGTTTAGTAACTGCAAGATTATGTCAATAATTGGGGCTGTGGGCGAATTGGTAGAGCCACCACCCTTTCAAGGTGGATTCTTGCCCGTTCAAGTCGGGTCAGTCCTACCATTTTTTATTAAGAAAGAAATAAAAAATGTATATATGTAAGAATTGTGGTAAAGAATTTTTAGAAAAATATAGCAAATGGTCAAATGGAGATTTTTGTTGTAAAGAATGTGCTAGAAGTTATTCAACAAAAAATAAAAGACAAGAAATTAATGAAAAAGTTTCTAAAACATTAAAAGGAAGAATTATTGGAAAAAATTCTTTATTAAAAAATATTAATATTAAGCAACAATATGAAAAAGCTCCTTTATTATGTCCAATATGTAACAATATAATTTTATATGAAAGATATATTAAACATAGAAAAACTTGTAGTACAGAATGTGGTAAAGAATTAGCAAAAAGAAATCATTCTCATCAAGGTGGTGGTTATAGAAAAAGAGCAGGAAGAAGTAAGCACGGATATTACAAAGGAATTTATTGTGATTCAACTTATGAGTTAGCTTATTTAATTTATTGTTTAGACCATAATATTAATATTAAAAGATGTGAAGAAACATTTGAATATGAATATAATGGAAAAAAACATAAATATCATCCTGATTTTATTGTTAATGATGAAATTATAGAGATAAAAGGTTATCATAATAATTTGGTCGATATTAAAATGAAATCTATTATAAATAGAAAATATAAAATATTATATATTAATGATTTATTTAAATCATTTGAATATGTTAGTAAAGCATATAATAAAAAATTTCATAATAAATGGAATAATTTTTATGAATTATATGATGAATAATGGTGTGTGGGAGAGCTGGGTGTTCTCGCCTGCCTGTCACGCAGGAGATTCAGAAGGGTTCGAACCCCTTACACACCGCCAATTTTTTGAGATATATGCCTAGCAGTTTTCGGTAAAAAATCAAGAAAACAAATGCCTGTATGGTTAAGACATATATCTATCGTCTGTGGAAAATAATAGTCCGTAAGGTTCTGTAATACAAGATATTATAGGTTAAATGTTCAGCTATCGAACGGAGAATAGCCAAACCAGCAAATAAGGTGGAAAGCCTTATATTAATTGTTATGGGTGTGTAGCTTAAATGGTAGAGAAACTGACTCTTAATCAGTATGATGAGGGTTCGAAGCCCTCTGCACCCACCAAAAAAATAATTATGCACCCATAGGCTAATTGGACAAACCCAAAGTCTTCTAAACTTTTATTACAGGTTCGAGTCCTGTTGGGTGTGCCAGTTATAATTTTATTAAATAATTTGCCAGCAGGGAAAAGTGAAATGACGCTTCCACCCACTTATTAGGGTTAGATATAGCATCCTTTGCCGTGATGTTTAGTCAGCATCCTTGAAGTTTCATATTGAGGAAACTTGACATCGTGAAGGAAAGGTTAAACGTCAGACCATAAATAATGGAACAGTTTGTAAAAGAGCCTTTTAAACTGTGGAATAAGTGGCAAATTATTTAATAAAATTTTTATGATGAAACGGTGTGGTGGTGTACATATCTGAAAGTAATAGACCTGGTCTTTTAATTTGAAAGTGAAAATTAAACAAAGGTATTACCGTTAGAGGAAGTAAGAAGTCAATGGTTCAACTCCATTTTTCATCATTTATGCTCGGTTAGTTCAGCTGGAAGAACATCGCTTTTACACAGCGAGGGTCGGGAGTTCAAACCTCTCACCGAGTACCAATTTCGGGGTCGTCTAGTGGTAGGACATTGCACTTTGACTGCAATAACGTTGGTTCGAATCCAGCTCCCGAAGCCAATTTTTAACTTGGGTTTTAACATTTTTATCCCTTTTCCGAAAAAAAATGTTAATAGTTGTAATTACAACTCGTTGAGGAATACTATCGTGAAAAAGTATTGGTTTATTGATTGTTTTTTTATATGCTTTGGAACTCCCAGAGACCTGAAATCAATAAGGTATAATAAAGCATCTTAATTTAATAATGGGTAAGATTGTAGAATCTCTGATATTAAATTTTAAAGTTTTATTCGTGAATACGGAAACAATGTTAAGTACGTTAATCTTAACAATTTTATGGTGAGTTGGTAGAGTCAGGTTTAATACAGCAGTTTGCTAAACTGTCGCTTCCGAAAGGTTGCCAGAGGTTCAAATCCTCTACTCACCGCCATTAAAAATTAAAAAAATAAAAAAAGTTCTTAACAATTAAGAATTTAAAGAATATATTCTTTATATAAGGTGCTGATATGCCTTAAATCAAAATTATCAGTCCGAGTTTAAAGTTTGGGGTGAGATAAACTTTGGTTTAAAGTAATCCAGAAACTTTGGTTTCAATATTTCGCATTAAAATATTGCGTTGGACTGATTATCCCAAAACCATTACGATAAGATGGTTTATTTAATAGGCTCGTGGTGGAAGTGGTTAACGCGTTGCTCTGATAAAGCAAAGATTCCCAGTTCGATTCTGGGCGAGCCTACCAAATTTAAAATAATTTATTTGTGGGAGTATTATAAATGCCAATGAAAAAGAAAGTTTTAACTGATGCAGAAAAAGAATTAAAAAAGAAAGAACACGAATTTAATAAGAAAATTAATCAAGTTTGGAAGTTAAGACCATATAAAATTAATGGAATTTCTAAAAATGTTGGTAAAGCTCCAAAATGCAATACAAAAGTTAAAACTGAAAAACCAGTAGAAATGGTAAATCAGAAAAAGAAAAAGAGATAAAAATAAATGCTCCGATAGGCTATGTGGTTAAACCAGGGAGCTTATATCTCTCAATGCACGGTTCGAGTCCGTGTCGGAGTACCATATTTTTCTCCGATAGCTAAACGGTTAAAGCTGTCCGCTCATAACGGAAAGATTGGGGGTTCGATTCCCTCTCGGAGAACCATTTTTATAAAAGTTTTGGTTCAGACAATACGCACAAGGTGAAGATAGCACAACGGTGATGAACCATTGATATAAAAAGAATGATTTAGCGGTCATAAACTATTATATTATAAAAGTGTCTGATGACTTTAGTTCTTTTCAATAAGGAAAAGAGTTGCAACAACCATTAATTTAAATGTTTGCTAACAAGTTCATTTAAATTAAGTATGGTAATAATGTTAGAGGAAAAATTTATTGATTTGACTATGTTAAAATCAATCGGTGAATTTTAATAATTCTCATAAATCATCTGTTAAGTGATTATTTATAGCGGGATAGAGCAGGGGTAGCTCACTTGGCTCATAACCAAGAGGTCGGGTGTTCGAGTCACTCTCCCGCAACCATTTAATAGGTAGGTACGAAGATAGCTCAAATACCTCGTAAAACTAAATAGTCGTGCTATCCGCAAACTTTTGTAGAGTAAATGGCGATATAAGTAACTCTACATTTTAATGGCAGATTAGTGAAATGGTTTATCACGGCTGACTCATATTCAGCAATTACAAGTTCAATTCTTGTATCTGCTACCAATAATTTTTTTGTGGGAAATAATCAATGACAAATTATATTGTGAATAATAATAATGTTAGAATATTTGGTGATGAAGAAGTTAATATTCAACCAAATTTACCATTAGGTACATATTTAGTAAAAGAAAATCCTATGACTGGTGAATTATATTTAGAAAAAACAGTTAATTTTACAAAGCCAGCAAAAATTTATGGAGATTGTGAATTTCAATCTGAAAGAATTATTACAACATTTAGAGATAGACCAAAGAATACAGGTGTATTATTAAATGGTGCAAAAGGGTCAGGAAAAACATTTTTAGCAAAATATATTTCTTATAAGTTGTTAAATGAAAATTATTCAACAATTGTTATTAATGAAATTTTTAATCCAACAAAATTGTCATTATTATTACAAACAATTTCTGAACCTTGTGTAATTATTTTTGATGAATTTGAAAAAATTTATCAACCAAGTAAAAATGATAATAATAATCCTCAAAATGGTTTATTATCATTATTAGATGGTTTATTTCAAACAAAAAAATTATTTATTTTTACTTGTAATGATGATAATAATATTTCTGATTTAATGAAAAATAGACCAGGTCGTGTTTATTATAAATTAGAATTTAAAGGTATTAACGATAAAGCTATTGAAGAATACTGTGAAGAAAAATTAATTAATAAAAAATATCTTTCACAAATTTTTAGTATCAAAAAAATGATTAAAGATTTTACATTTGATATTCTTCAAACAATTGTAGAAGAAGTTAACAGATATGATGAAACTCCATTGGATGCTGTTAAAATGTTAAATGTTACTCCACAATCATTATATACAAGATATAGTATTTCTGTTAAACCTTTACAAGGTCAAAAAATTATTAATTATAAAAAAACAATATGGATGAATCCTTTATCTTCAGATGAAGAATCAGTTTGGATTAAACGTTATGGAACTGAATTAAATATTGATGATGAAGATAGTGAACGAAAAATTATTAGTGATATAGCAATAAATGATGATGACGATGATGAAGAAGATAATGATGAAAAAACAACTGATTATGTCATTATTTCATTAGAAACATTAATATCCACAAATAAAAATACCTATGTTTATAATAGTGGTGGTTATCAAATTACTTTAACGAAAAAAGAAATTGATACAACTGATATGTGGAGATATGCTGTTTAATTATTTTGTAAAAAAATACTTGACATATAAAAATTATTATGTTATATATAATATTGTTCCTAATGACGAATTAGGTTGGATGAAAAATCTGTAAAAATAATATTTGTTTTTAATAATTTAGAATGGAGTTATATATCAGAATCATTCAATAATTGGTATTATTAACCAATAGGAAGCCTTTTTAAGGCAATGAGAGTAACCAATCTTTCTTTTGATATATTATAATTTGTTGTTACTTGAATAATGGGTCGCCAGCCCATAAAAGTATACAAATGATAAACTGAAAAGTTTTGAAGGTAGTTGTGAGTAATATGAGCATAAGGTTGAAATAGCCACAGTTGGCTAACTGTGAGTGACGTAAGAACCAGACAAATCGTGGTTGAAGAATCTGATGGCTGTATCTGGTTGGGAGTAAACATTCTCCCCATTCAATAAGCAAAGGAGTAATTAACCTTTGTGAATGTGACTGAATAATGCGAGAATATGAGGGGCTTGTCGGTAGTCAGGAGTCCGACCAACAAATTATAACAGTTTGTGGCAGTCGTTCTGTTAAAAACTCTGCCTTTTTATTTAAATTGATAGTAAGAAAAAGATTTACATAGATTAATTTTTGGTATTAATAACACTAATCTTTTTCAATGTTCTTCAATTTAAATAAAAAAATGCGAATAGTGAATTTTTAGATTTACATAGCTAAATTGGATAAAGCATCAAATTGTTAATTTGAGTATTGTAGGTTCGATTCCTACTGTAAACATAATCTAATGAAATGTTCTTTCGCTTTTTACATATTGATATTTTTATTTAAATGTTTTATAAATATTATTATATGGAGTGTGCCGAGGTTGGCTCCTCAAACGGTCTTGAAAACCGTGGTGACCGCAAGGTCAATAGTTCGATGCTATCACATTCCGCCATTTTTGCCCCAATAGCACAACTGGCTAGTGCAGCCGATTTGTAATCGGCAGGTTGGGAGTTCAAATCTCTCTTGGGGCACCAATTTTTAAGAGCTGACAAGCTGTTCCGCTTCTTATATTAAATAATATATAGCTTCTCGAACAGCGTTTTTAATAAACTCTCCCGCTAAAGATACTTTGTGTATACAGCGAATATGGATAAACGTTAAATCGTTTTAATAACTATAATATAACACGTGTGAAAAAGTTATTATGAGTAAAGAGTTTTCATCAATCTCTGTAAACAAAATTGATGAAATTATTTAAATGGTAATAGTGAGAAATAGATTTACATAGATACTAACATTCAAACTGTTACAATATTAAAGAATCTATTAATATGTTCTTTACCAATTAAATAATTTTGACAATAGTGATATAAAGAATTACATAGATAACTGATTATTATCTGCCAGAAAATATTTCTTTATTATTATTCTTTGTCATATAAAAAATTAGCAATAGTGAGAGAAAGATTTACATAGGTTTGTAACCCGTAGGTAATTGGTTCGAATCCAATCAGATGAATGAAAATTCATTTGTAGCTCATATTGGTAGAGCAACGAAAAAATAATCTTTCGATATGTTCTTTGCTTATACAGATTTTGATGATAGTGATTGATTAGGTTTACATAGTGAAATGGTAAACACATTTGTCTTGAAAACAAAGGATTGCAGGTTCGAGTCCTGCTGTAATTAATACCTAATTATTTGTTCTTCATCATTTTATTTTGCAACCCAAGAACATATGTTCTTGGGTATTTTTTATTTAAAAAAATGATTGACTTTAAATATAATATATGTTATAAACATATTTGTAAATTAACCTTAACTTATGGAGTGTTGAAAATGAAAACAAATAAAGCAATTAAAAAAGAACCAGTTTATACTTATGAAGGTGGTAAAGCATCTCATATTTCTGAATTGGAAGAACTTAAAAGAGCAACTATGTCTTGTTTGCTTTGGGAAGATAATTTCTATGAAGATGGAGTATCTATTGCAGATAGAATTACCTCATTAGTTAAGGCTTGTATTGATAAAGGACATTATAATGATGTCATTGATATTTTAAATAAAGTTAAATTTGATATGAGATTACGTCATTGTCCTTTGTGGATGATTGTTGCAGTTTATAAAGCTGGTAAAACAATTTCTAAAGATGTTATTGCATCTATCTTAACAAGACCTGACGATATGGGTGAATTATTATCTTTATATAGAAAAGATAATGAAAAATCTCCAATTCCAAATGCAATTAAAAAAGGTATGGCAATTGCAATGCAAAAATTTGATGAATATCAATTAGCTAAATGGAATCGTAATGCAAATTACAAATTAGTTGATATTGTAAATCTTTGCCATCCAAAAGTAACTGAAGCAATTGATAAATTGGTTAAAGGTACATTAGAAACTCCTAAAACTTGGGAAGTTTTACTTTCAGCAGCAGGTTCAGATAAAGAAAAGAAAAAAGATGCTTGGATTGATTTAATTGAATCTAATAAATTACCAGATATGGCTTTATTAAAGAATATTCGTGGTATGCTAGAAAGCGGTGTATCAAAAACTGTTATTGTTGATAGAATTAATATGATTAAAAGTGGTCGTTTACTACCAATTGATTATATTAGAGCTGCAGAAAATAATCCATCTTTAGAAAATGAAATTGAAAAGAAATTTCTAAATTGCTTTGAAAAACCATCATTATACGGTAAAACTGCAATTCTTGTAGATGTTTCAGGTTCAATGGATGGTGAACGCTTAAAATATGCAAATGCATTGGCGATGATTGGACGTGAAATGTGTTCAGATGTTGACATATATTCATTCTCTGATTATATTAAGTCTATTCCAAATCGTAGAGGATTTGCATTAGCAGAAGCTATTGATAAATCACAAACACATTGGGGAACTAATATGTGGGCTGCTATTACTGAAGTTGAAAAAAATCATTATGATAGAATTATTGTCATAACTGATGAACAAACTATGGGTAGTCCTCATAATGCTAAAATTAAAAATGCATATATGATTAATGTGGCATCTTATTCAAAAGGTGTTGGTTATAGCAATAACTATAAACACATTAATGGATTTTCAGATAAAGTATTCAATTACATTTCTGAAATTGAAAATGTATAAATATTATTAACAAACCCGATAGGCTTCTTATTTAATTGAGTAGTATGGGTATATTAGTTGACTTTTATGCTCACTCCCCTCTGCTACTCTTTAAATTAAATATAGCACAATTATCTTTCTGGAATTAACCAGATAAGTTTATTAAAATTCCTAGGTTAAATTAATAAATGGGTAGATTTTATAAAATTATCCTAAACACGCTCTGATACTTTAATAGTATTAACGCTTATTATATGAGTTTACATATAACAATTATAATTTCAGCTGTTCAATTATAATTGGGATATTGGATTTAATTAATTTAACAAGAGAGATTAATTTCTTTCTTGTTAAATTATTTTTGTGTAAAAGGAAATAAAATGTTAAATTTAAAAAGTATTTTAAACGATAATATGAGAGTAAAGTTTGATTTTTATCGTGATGGTGCTTTATGGTATTCAACGATGAATGGATTTCAATTTCCTGTTCCTGTTAAAACATTAGCTGGCACAACAATTTTAAAAGCTAATGATAAAGCATCAGCATTTAGTTATTATATTAAAAAATATTATAATGAATTAAATAAAGATAAGGAATAATTTAGATGAGATTGCAATTTTATGTTCAAACAAAAGAAATATCAAAAAATAATCAATTATATGGTGTTATGACAATGATTGATGATAAACCATTTGATTATTTGATTGGTAATATGGAAGGTGATAAAGAATATGTTATTGATAAAGTATCTAAAAATACTTTAATTAAAAATAAAACTGTTTTAAAAAATAATTATTATTCTTTTAAATATGATAATTTAGATATAACGAAAAAAATGTTATATAAATTTCATACTGAAGATTTTTATAAACAGTATTCAAAAGAACAACAAACATCATTAGATGCATTACCAGCTATTTTTCTTTCTGATTTGACTAAATTATCTAACTTAACAAAACGAATGAATAATTACGAACAATTATTACAAAATAAATTTTATAATTCAAAAAATCGCATTTAATGCGATTTTTTTGTTGACAAGTATTTTTATTATGTTATATTAATATCATCTTAAATGTTTTGGAGAAAAATAATGGTATATCTTTTCATTTTTTGTATTTTATATTTTATTATTTTTAATGATTCAATTAATTAATGGAGAAAAAATATGAAATGGTACACACAAGCAGATATGCCTTATGGTAAAGAACCGATTGTTGTAAAAACTGTTGATAAACAAATTTATTTAGGAAATCATCAACATATTCATAATTCTAATCTTAAACATACTTTTAAGAATGAAGAACAATGGGTATTAACAACTAATCAACAAAAAATTGAATGGTCAAAAATTAAAGAATGGCATTATGTTCGAAAAATTGTTGATGTAATTGAAAGGAAATTTTAAATGAAAAATTATTTGATAATGGTTTATAATTTTAGTCAATGGATGTGGGTTTATGATTTCCAAAATAAAAAATGGAATAAATTTAATTGGGGTAATAATATTTCTCCTAAGCAATTTCTTGAAATTGCTGAAAAATATAATATGTTTTATTTTTCAGCTAAAGATGTAGAAGAATCATATTCTAAATTTGATAAAGATGAAATAGAATTTATGGGTTTTGATGACCCAAACTGGAAAGAAAAAGTGAGGATTATAAGTTATGTTGGCTAAAAAGAAAAATATTTTTAAAAAGATATTGTATTTTATTATAATCGTTGGTACTCTTATTTTAGGATTATCTATTAGTGATGCAAATGCTAAATATGTTATTGCTTCTCAATATTCTTTTGATACAGATACATTTGCACAAATTTTAGAGATATGTGAAATGAAAGGTTGTCAACTTAAAGGAAATTTAATTTGTCATTCTTCAAGTGGTAATTTATTAATGCTAATGGAATGTCCATATACATTTGATTATGAATATATAACAGAAAAAATGTTTGAATATTGGTCACACGATATAGAAATTAAATTGCCACAAGATATATCTAAATTTCTATAAATATGAATACGAATGGTGGATGTAGTCAAGTTGGTCGAAGACGTTAGATTGTGGCTCTAATACATAAGAAACATCGTGGGTTCGAATCCCACCATTCACCCCATTGGCTCGTTAGGCGAATTGGCATAGCCGTCTGTCTTAGGTACAGAAGTTTGGGGGTTCGAGTCCCTCACGAGCTACCAATATGGGCGGATGACGGAATTGGTATACGTGCTACACTCAAAATGTAGATTTTGTGAGTTCAAATCTCACTCTGCCTACCAAGATAAATTAAAATTGTGGGGAAAAATGAGAACAGTTTATGAATATATAAAAGAATTTATTCTTCAAATTTGTTGGCTTTTTAAATAATTTTGTGGAGAAATAATATGTGCAAAGAGGAAAATGACATCAAGTAAGTTAATAACTTATAGGAGATGTCAAAATGACAAAAGGAAAAGATGTTCGCATCTATAAATCTTACAAAAAAATAGTTCGCCGTTATAATCGTGATTCAGGTTATATTGAATTTTACGAAGAAGAAGACCGTTGGGATTTCCCTTTCATTCGTAGAAAAAAATGGATATGCTAAACTTAAAAAAAATAATGTTACTTGTAAAGAATTTGGAGTTAAAGGTGTTCCTAATGAAGATGTTAGCAAATATGACCCTTATAATGATGACCGTGCCAGAGCTTATGCTGAAGCTAAGAGCTGGAAAAGAAACTCTAAAAGAAAGCATCAATGGAAGGAATTGTAATGGCAACATTAAGTAAAGATTCTAAATATTATGATATTTCTAATGGTAAGAAAAAATATATAAAATATATAACAAAAAGAAAAGCCAGAAGAAATTTTAAAAAAGGATTGTTGGAAATAAATTCTAAAAAATTAGGTTGCCAGTTATATTACTATGATAGATATTGGTAAATAAAAGAGATTAAAAATATTATTATGTCTAATTTAATTATTATAGGTTATGGAAAATAAAGATAGTTTATTTTTTCAGATGTACCAGATACAAAATGGTAAAATATTTGATTCAAAGGATTGCATCCTGTTAATGGAATCAAAAGTTTATAAATATCCAGAAGAAAAATGTCCATTTTGTAATAGTATATTGGAAGACGGTCATTCAAAAGATTGTATGATGTATGAATATCCAACTATTTCAATCTGGTGGTTTATTTTACCCATATTATTACTCATTGCTAGTGGATATATATGGATAAAGTTTAAAATAAATGAATATAAAAAGCGAAAGAAGTAATGTTTTTACAATTAACTTTTTCATTTTTAGTGTATTACTGCTTGTGAAAGTCGTATACACTTTTTTTATTATAAAGTTCTTGACAAATTGCATCTCCTTGTGTAAAATGACCTACACAAGGAGATTTTTTTATGTTAAAAACATATGATAAAACAAAATTAGTTTTAAAACCAATGTTTGATACCATTAAAATAGATTGGTATGCAGATGTTTATTATGGTGATACTTGCATCGGAAGAATTGCTGACAGAAATGAAAAAGATATTGGTTATGATATGTATTCTATTAATATTAATGAGCATCAATATGAATGGTTTGACTTTCCAGAAATGAATAATGAAAATAAACCTGAATTTGTTTTAGAAGAATATCTTAAACTTTGGAAAGAAATCAATAAAGATATTTTAGAAGTATGTTTAGAACAATTAAATGAATTAAATGAACCAACAATAACAGCTCATACTGTTACTAAAATAATGAAAGAAACTGATAGAGGTCTTATACCTGTTAAAGAAGCATTAAGAAAAACAAATGGCAATATTGAAGAAGCAATTGAAATATTGAAAGGAAATTAAAACTATGGCAACTTTTAAAAATCCATCTCCAAAAATTATTGTTAGGATAGCAAGAGAAAAATTATTAGATGAATCAATGAACAATGCAATAGTTTTTCTTATGGATTGTTTAGATGGTATGGATGTTCATACAGCTCGTCAAATTATTTTAGGTAATTGGAATATTACAGAAGATTTTGACTTAGATGAAACACCTGATAAAGATTGGAAAGAAGAATTATCTAAAAATTTTCAATCAGTTTATAAAGATGGGTCAGAAAAGAAATTTTTTGAAATTATAAGTATGCCATCTACAAAATTTAGTCAACAATATTTAGATAAATTAAGATATTGTATTGAAAAAGGTAATTTAAATAATTATATTGAAGCTGAATGGTTTAAATCTGTTAGTAGAAAGATTACACATCTTGAATTAAAAGAAATTGGAGATGTTTTTAATAGTTCTGTTGTTATTGGATATTTAGATATTCCATATGATGAAGATTTACCAGTTCATTCTTTTTCAGAATTTACTGATAAAATTAAAAAAAGACATAATGACATTTATCATAATTTTAGTTCTGATAATTCTTATTATAAAGAAAATGCTGATATAGAATTTTTTAAATGTTATTGGTTAAATAAAGATGGAAATTTAACAATGGTTGAACATTATTGTCACGAAAAGTATTGTGATGAAGTTAAACATATTCCTATTGAAATCTATGAAAAAAATAATGTTCGTATTCATTATATGGATTCATACCCATTAGTCGGTAAAACTTCATATATTGCATTAACGGAACAAAAACGATATACTGATAAGCAATTAGAAGTATTAATGAAAATGCCGTGGGTTAAACTTGACCCTGAAAAATTATAAAAGGTGATTAAATGGTTAAAATTGAAGTCGGAAAATGTTATCTTGCAAGAGATGGAAGAAAATGTTTTGTTTATTCTAAACCAAAATGTTTAGTTGATACTTTTTTATTTGCAAGAGTAGAATATGATACTGATGAATTATGGGAAAATAAATTACACCATAATCATTATATGTGTAATTCTAATGGACTTATTTATAAAGATGGATTTGATGAAAATGACCAAGAAATAATGGAAATTTTATCTTGGTTTGATTTAGTTAAGGAATGTGATTAATGACAAAATATAAATGTACATATGGTTTTACAGAAAAAATAATTGAAGCATCTGATGAAGATGAAGCCAGAGATGAATTTGCATATAATTTTATTGAAAATGAAGATGAAATAAATGATTTTTTATTACAAGATATAAAATTTTGTACAAAAGTTGAGGAATGCGAATAATGTATAAATGGGAAATGAATATTATTAATGATTTTAAAAATGAAAAATATGAATGGTTATCTAATTTTTATCCTTCAAAATTTATTGCTAATGGTAAGGAATTTTGTAGTGTTGAACAATATTACCAATATGAAAAAGCAATAGAATTTAATGATTTTGAAACTGCTGATAAAATTCTTAATACTTCTTCACCAGGTAAAGCTAAATCATTAGGTCGAGATGTTAAAAATTTTGATGATTTAGTATGGAATAAGTATAAAATTAATATAATGAAAGATGGATTATATGCTAAATTTACACAAAATTCTGAATTATATAATTTATTATTATCAACAGGTTCTTCTATAATAATTGAAGGTAATCTATGGCAAGATACTTTTTGGGGTGTTGTAAATGGTGAAGGGCAGAATAATTTAGGATTACTATTAATGTTATTGAGAAATGAATTAAGAATGTTAAAGGAAAATGAATGTTAAAAGACGAATTTTTAATACATTATAAACAATTATATAATTGTAAATGGTATCATTACATTTATTATTGGTTTTATAATTTTTGGCAGTTGCTAAATTTTAAACATAAGCAATGTGTAACCATCTATCTTTGTCTTAAAGAAGATGAGCCATCTTCTGAAATGTTTTATGCCCCATATATTCCAATAGCAACAAATGATTTAAAAAAGGAATTACCAAATGGAGTAATAAAGATAAACGATTGTTTTACAACAGATGAAAATGGTAGAGTATTGTATTAAAGGAAGACATAATGAAAAATAATTTAGAAGATTTAATTGAACAGCATAATTTATTAAAAGAGCATCCATTTAGATTAGGTAATGATGAAAAATATCTTGGAAATTATGCCACAGAATTTCAATCATTTTATAAAAATGTATATGAATATTTAAAAAATGGTAAAACTTATACTGAAGCATATAATGATAAAAAATTTCAAGCTATGAGTAATATGTATCACGATTTTATGAAAGTAACAAGTGATTTAAGGCATCGTATTAATGATATACCATTAGAAAAGAAAACAAATATTATTTTATATTTAGAAATGATTTTAGGGTCTATTCATTTTTATTTGGATAATGGTTATTTTAAATCATATTATACATTTTCAGTATTAGAACCTAATAAGTATATGGTTTATGAATTTAAATATAGTAATAGAAATAAGTGGTCATTATATATGCCGAAAGATAAATTAAAAAAGACTTTAGATTATTATCTTGCTAAACCTCACGAAGATAACATTTATACATATATTGTTGAATATTATCAAGATTTATATGATAATTATGAAAAGGATTGGAAAGATGAGTGATTATGAAATAATTAAACAAATTATGAAACCATTTATGTCAAGAATTCATAAAGGATTAATAGCTGAAACATTAATTTCTGTAAATAAAATTAATGGTTCTATGACCGACTTATTAGCTCCCCAAATTATTCCAACTTACTATCAACAAATTCTTGATGATATAAAATTATATAAGAATAATATTCAAGTAATATTTTATGATGAAAGAAGTAATAGTATTAAAGGTTATATTGATTTAAAAAATTATAAAACTTATACAACAGAAGTTGAAGTAATTAAAGAAAAATATTTTAAACAATATAAACAAGATTTAAAATATATCAATATTGTTTGTAATAAATTTAATGCTAAATCAGAATTTACAATAGACCGATTACATTCATCTATAATGGGTTGGAGTAATACAATTAATTTTGAAATCAAAGGAAATTAAAAATGGATTTTAAAGAATTTCAAACAATAGAATTTAAATGGAATAGTAAATGGTATCATTTCATTTACTATTGGTTTTATAATCGTTGGCAAAAATATATTAAAAAATCTAATAAATGGATTGGTTGTTGCAGAGGTGATGCTTCCCGACCATTAAAAACAAAATATACAGTTGAATTTATTAATGATATTACTAAAAATCAAGTTTGTGAAATAGATAATCAGTTAGTAGATAATTTAGCAATAGATTTACAAAAATCTATTGATGATGCTATTAAAGATAGATTAAATATAACAGATAATTGTAAAAATTTAAAAATAAAGGAAAAATAATGAATTACTTAAATATTAAAATGCCTTATCCAATGCCAGATGATTATAATATAGAATTGGAAATTGGTGATTATATTGTTAAAGATAAAAATGGTGAATTCTTTATTGATAGTTGGGTAGATAATATAATGGGATTTTATTGTTGGGAATTGGATGCCTTATCAGAAATCGTATGTAAATTACCTTCTTGTGAAGAATTACTTAAAATTTTGGAGAAAGAATATGCAGAATAAAATTTTAGATGAATATAAAAAAGCTGTCAAAGAAAATGATTTTTGGAGAAAAAAAGTTTTAACAACTTTACGTTCAGAAATTAAAAATCTTGAAATTATGTTAAGACCTAAAAATTTAACACCAACTGATGCTGATATTTTATCAGTTATTCAAAGAATTATTAAACAAGATAAAGAATCACTTACAATGTTTAAAGAAGGTGGAAGACAAGATTTAGTTGATGCAACTAATACAGAAATTAAAATTCTTGAAGAATTTTTACCAAAACAGTTGACAAGTGAAGAAATTCATAATACTATTCTTGAAGAAATTAAAAAGAATAATTATAATTCCATAAAAGATATGGGTAAACTTATGTCTTTCTTTAAATTAAATTATTCTGGTCAATGTGATATGGGATTAGTTTCAACAACAATTAAGGAAATATTAAAATGAAAATTGCATACAAATATAGATTGTATCCGACCAAAATTCAAAAGAGCAATTTATTAAATATGCAGTTGGGTAAAAGTAATGATTAATTAAACGATTTACTGAAACCTCATTTTTAACTCCAACGATAAATGCCTTGTAAAAATAATGAATAGAATGAAGTAAATATAAGGAAAAATAAATGTTTAATTTATTAGGAAAATCTATAGAACATATGTGTTCTAGTTTTGAAAAATGTTTTGATAAAGCAGAAAAATATTTTGATAAGATTGAAGCATCTTATAATAATTCATATATTGAATGTGATAATAATGTGAATATTCAAATTGGCAATAAAAAAAATAATGGAAAATCCATTCAAATTAATAATGATACAATAATAATTGATGGTAAAAAAATTAGTAATACATCAAATGTTCCTGAAATTGTTATTAATGGAAATGTAAAAAATGTTGATGGAACAAAAATAACTGTTATTGGTAATTGTACTGGAAATATTGATGGAACAACTATTACAATAAAAGGTGATGTTACAGGTGATATAGATGGAACTACTATTACCGTTGAAGGTAATTGTACGGGAAATATTGATGGAACAAAGGTTAATATAAAAAGAGGAAGTAAATAATGAATTCTGAAAGTTGCATTATTACTGATGTTCTTGAGTGTGATTGCTTATATCAAGTAACCTATAATAGAAAATGTAAAAACTGTGATTATCAAGAATTAAAAGATAGAAAATTTGTTCAAGTTTTAAAAAACGGAATTACTCAAGATATTGATAATTGGCATTGTCCGAAATGTAATATATTAAATATGACTCAAATTACTGTTGATAAATAAATGAAACATATTAAGTAAAAGGAGTCTAAAATGACATTTAAAGAAATTTGGTCATCATTTTGTGATAAAACAAAAGAACAAGGAATCAAGGCTTGGGAAGGTATTAAACAAGTTTGTTCATCATCTTTTTCAATATTAAAAAATACTGTAATTGGATTTTTTACAGGTATATATAATTGGTTAGTTGATATTATTACTGGTGTTGGTAAAGTTGTAATTGCATTAGTATCTTTTGTTTTTTCAGCATTAGGTTCAGCTATTTTTGCAACATTAAAATTATGTTTAGATAAATTAATTGAATGGGTTACTAAATGGTAATATAATTTAAATTAGACTAATCTATACTATATAAATAAATGCATAATAAGAGAAAGGATTTTATTATGCATTTTTTATTTTCAACAATAAGTGGATTTATTGAATCAATTTGGCGTAGATGGTATGGTGGTTGGGTAGAAGGAACAATGGAAAATAAGTTACCTAAATGGGTATATAAATTTTTATCTTCCCGTGGAACACAAACCATTTTTAATTTAATATTTTTATTTGGCATTTTTATGCTTAATCCAATATGGACAGCAACTCCATTATGTAATTGGTTAATTACTCACGGTATTGCAGATTGGTGTATTGCATCAATTATGTCTATTATTATTCAATTTGAATTTTGGAGTAGAGGACACGGACCTGCTTTTGATGAAGGACGGGGTATTCCAACACAAGAAACCATTGAAAGATACCAAAAAGTATGGTGGGTATTTATTCCTAATAAATTAATTCCTGAAGAACATTGGTATGGATTTTTATATGATTTCATATGGATGTGGACAAGATATACAATTGGTTTATTTTTAATGATACCATTTTTATGGTCATTTAACATTCTTTGGTTAGGATTAATCGCAACAAGTATATATGCATTGTGTTGGACACTATATGAAAGAGAATCTTGGATATTTCCATTAATTCCTTGGCAAATGGCATCTGTTTCTACACAATTAGCTGAATTATTAGTTGGATTTATTGTAGGCTTTTGGTTAATGTGGTTTTAAATTAAACACTTGACTAATAATTAAAACTGGAATTATTATATTCCAGTTTTATTTTTATTAAACAAAAACAATGTGGTAATTTTAAATGGGAATATGTAGAAAATAAATAATTTTTTCTCTTGACAAATAAAAAATATATCTTATATTACACTTATCAAATTGCTTTGATAAGTTTTTAATTTTTTATTGGAGAAAATGAATGCTTGATACTACTAAATACGAAAACAAATTTTCTTATCCTAAAAATATTAGTGAAGAAAGAACAGAGTATAGAAACCTTTTGGTAAAAGATAATCTTTCTCCTGCTCAAAAACTTCGTATTGAAGAATTAAAACCTATTGTTGATGAATTTGATGCTAAACGGAAAGCATATCGTGATGAAGATAAACGTTTGTATGAACAATTCAAAAAAGATTTGTTTGAAGAATATGGAGTAACTAATAATCCAAAAGTTGAACAAGCATATTCTTTGGCTTATGCATATGGTCATTCTTGTGGCTTGAATGAAATTCAAAACTACTTTTCAGAATTGGTAGATTTAATTATCTAATTTTTTCAAAAAAATATATCTTACCTCTTGACAAATTAAAAACTGGTGTTATAATGACATCAGTTTTTAACTTATATGGAGATGAACGAATGACTATTTTAACAACTGTTTCTTGCTTAAATCCTTTCTTTATGAATGATAGGCAAATTACAAACATTATTTTTTATAATGATGAAGGAATTTTATTTGAAACTCATCACGGCTGGTTTGGAAATAGCAATAATGTTTTTAAATCATTTGACCTTGTTGATGAAGTAAAAGTTCGCAGAATTACAGCTTTAAATAAATTGGATAAAAAAGAAAACTTTGTTGTTTCTTCATCAATTGCTTATTCAAATGATAAAGGGTATGATTTATATCTTTATATTGATGGTAAAAATATCAGTCTTGATAAAGAAGAATTTAAAGAAGAAAAGTTTTCTTCTACACAAATTAGAAAATATGTCAATCGTTGTTTAACTATCTATAATAAAAAAATTGATTTGGAAGAAACTTTAAAATTTATTGATACCGATTTTGGTCAAGAAGTTAAAAAAGTTGAAGAAGAATTGTTTTCATTAGGTATTAAAATTAATCAGTATGATTTAGCAAAACTTTTGAAAAATTATGATTTAGTAAAGCGGTCTTAATGACCGCTTTTTTATCTTTCACTCATTGGAACTTCTGAATTAGCATATATAAATCTATATTGAAAAATTTCAGTATTTGTTATATTAGAATTTATTTTAATATAATCATTTTTAGATACAGGGAATAAACATCTCATAATAACATCTGCTCCATTATGATACCATCCCTGACCATAAATATTATTAGAAAATATTTCAATATAATTTGTTGTATTAATATCTGTTCTTTTCTGTAATGATATATATCCATTTGCTATTGCTGTATAACCTGATAATCCTTGATTCCAAGTATTATCTGTAATATCAATATATTTTTTACTGGGCATATCTAAACCTGCACCAGATATTTGATACCATTCTGTCCATACTCCTGTTTCATTTTCATTATATGAATTATAAGTACGAGCATAAAGATTTGTTCCAATATTTGTTGAAAGTATATTATTTTGTGAATGGGCATATTGCCAAATTGCCATCCTTGTTGGCGATGATTTTTGCGTATGAACTGTTACAAACCATACTGTTGAATTAAAATCAACAGGACAATGGGTAATATCAATACTTCCAAAATCAACAGGTACATAATATAAACCCGTCTCAATTAATGTATCAAAATCAGTATTTTGATTTTTAATTATATAATTTGATTTAGAATTTAATATATCATTTAATCCATCAACACGTGAAATAGGTAATTTACTTGTATCAACCATAATTTTATCCCCTTTGAAGTTATTTAATAAATAACTTCAAACCTTTTTAATGAGAGTTCAATGAATAAATATTTGTATAGTTTTAAAGGTTTTTAAATGGCTGAAATTTTAGGAAATAAATTAAAAATAAATTCAATTGATATTATCCCTTCAACTATCAATCATAATGATGAATATTTAAAAGTTTCTAGTGATGAAACAAAATATGAATATGTTTCTAATGAAGAAATTAAAAATGAATTAAATATTTCTTATAATAAAAATGCAACCGTTAATAAAGGTTATAATAAAGCATATGATTTATGTTTAACTAATTTTTCAACTGGCTTATTAACATCAAATTGCAGTAATGGATTTGTTATTACAACGAATGGTTCACAATTAGATGGAAATTGGTCAGTATTAAATTCTTATCGGGGAATAATATTAGATGAATGGTATTCTGCAAAAGCTGATAACATATATCTTCAAATTCAATGCCCAATACCAATGGCATATACTGGTTTATTAAGAAAAGTTACTGATTGGTATGATAATGTTAGAGCTTATGAACCTTTAAATTTCATAGTTGAAGCATCAAATAATGGACAAACCTTTAATGAGATATTTAATCATACAGAAACTGTTTTAGTGCCTTTTAATGTATATACCTATAATTTTAATGAAAACAAAGTAAAATATTTATATTGGAGATTTAGATACCCTACTGGTGGTGTATCTGGACAGCGTTTTTCTATGATGTTTCTTGGAGAGATTGAACCAAATATTTTTACTCAAACTGAATTTCAAAAAAATAACATTATTAAAATGCACCCATTTTGGATGCAGGAATTAATACCATACAGAACAGCATATACTGATGCAGAAAATAATGGTACGGTATCAGGAAGTGAAAATATTACGGAATATAATGCTAGTAATCAAATGTGGCAAGCATTCCGTGGTCGTGTAGATACTTCAAATCAGGGGTGGTTGTCTGCAAGTACACAAGCTGTTCCTTGTGAGTTAAAATATACACCAACAAACATATATACACCTGGTTATTATTCTTTTTCTTTTAGAAAAGGTATATGGGGTGATACTTGGGGATATACACCAACAAATGTTGCTATTGTTATTGTAGATGAAAATGATGTAGAATATCCAGTATGGCATAGAGTTATGCATTTAATTAATCCAGCTACATTTTCATCAGAAATTCTTTATATACCATTTTCATTTAAACAAGTAAAATGGAGAATTGATGCTAAGTATTCAACACACGTTTCAATGGGTCATTGCCAAATTTTAAAATGTGAAAATATTGATTCTTATAATGCTGGTAATGTTAGAGTAGATTATAATATTTTTACTGCAACAAAAGGTCATAATATAAGAGCAGGTGGATATTTCCATTTACCAACAATTGAATATAATGTTAGTGAAGATAATCCTTTAGAAGTTACTTTTCCTGATAATTCAAAGAAAACTTTTACATCATTATCTTCTATTACAATAAAACCTCAAAAGAAATTTAGATTAATTACTCCAAAACATTTAGATTCAGAAACTTATAATCCAGCAACATTTGGAGAAGTAAGTAATAATCAAGATTATGTTAACATTGTACAAGGAACTTGTACAGGTATTGGTTCACAATTAGATTCATCAAGATATTTTTGGAAAGCTATTTGTACAGATGTACGAGCAGTTGATGATTGTTGGTTAACATCAAATAATGGTGCATTAGGTGGACCAATTTATACTTGGAATCAATTAAAACCAAAAGGTAGATATGTATTTAAATTTAATACTGGTTGGTGGCGAGATACAAATGGTTATTCAGCATCTGAAGTTAGAGTTCACGTAAGAAATGGTGATTCAGATAGCTGGAAAACTGTTTGGAATGTTGTTAATATTCCAGCAGCATATTCTACTTATTGGTGGTCACCTGTAATTGATATTGATTTTGAATTTAATCAAGTATATTTTGAAATGGTTTCACGAAATCAAAGTTATCACGGTGGATTAGCTTGTTGTGCTGTTTTTCAAGAATGTGATTATGATTATCAAATTGGAACTGGTTGGTTAGTTTCTGATGATATTCGTCAAATTTATGAAAGAGCATATCAATATGCGTATGATTATCAAGAATCTCAAAATTTATATTTAAAAAAAGATGGAACAACTTATGGATTATCTAATTTAGTATATAGACAATCAGAACAACCATTAGAGCCAAAAGAAAATGATATTTGGTATAATAATAAACAAGAACCTTTAAGAGTTTATCAATATAAAAATAATGAATGGGTTGCTTTTAATGATGTATTATTAGGTAATTTTAATTTAGTTAATGGTGTAATTCAATCATTTTATGATAATCCATATAATGATAATGGAACTTATAAAAATTCAGATTGTATTTGGTCAAGTGAATTATCATTAACTGATGAAGCAACAATTGTTGATGGTGATGTTTTTACAATTACTAATTTAATATCTAATGTTTATCATAATTTAAATATTCAAGATACAACTAAATATAAAGCTGAATGCTATTTAAAATGTGTTGCTGAAGATTGTGGTTATGAACCAGGTGATATTGCTATGGGTACAATGATAGTTTTAACAGCAACTTTATTTGCTCAACCAATTCCATATTTAACAAAAAATACAATTGGTATTTGGACATCTAATTTAAATAATGGTTGGAGAATTATTCATAAATGGTCAGGTCAAGTTGTAGAAGCAAATTGTAATAATTGGAGATTAGTATTTAAAATAAGGGAATTATAATGACACAAATTAATCCAAAAGTAGAATATGATAATTTAGAAGGATTTCCAACATATAATGGAAATGAAATTCATTATATTAAAAGTACCGATGATTTAATAAATTTAAAAGATGTTTCATTGGATACTGTAAAAACAGAAATGAATTTTAATAATCCACAAATATTAAATTATAATTATATTAAAGAAGCTCCAAAAAATATTTTACAAAATATTCAAAAAGAAATTTTTACATTTCCTGTTATGACTGCTAATGAAACTGTTATTGGAGATTTAACATATATTGCATCAAGTTCATCACAATATAATGATACTTATGCAGCGTGGAAAGCATTTACAGGTACATTTGCAGCTGAAACAGATGCTTGGCAATCTCAAGTATTACCAACAGTTGATGCACCACAATGGTTAAAAATTTATTGTGGTGGTCAAGATATATTTCCATTATATTGGATAATTGGAAATTGTGGTTCATATACTCATTCAATGAAAAATTTTATTATTCAAGGCTCAAATGATGATTCTCAATGGACTGATTTAGTAACAGATATTAATTATTCTAATATAGCTAATGATACATTTTATGTTTATTCTACTATTAAAAATCAATCATTTAAATATTTTAGAATTTATATTACAACAGGAAATGCTACTGATTTAGTAAAAGTTGGTAATTGGTCAATGGTTGGTTATTTAAATTCTTCTACAATTACTATTCCTTCTAATATTAATGAACAAAACCCTTTAATTTATATTGATGATAATGGTGAATCTCATACAATTACAGATAATTTAACTATAAATGTTACACCAACAAGTTATACAAATATTGTTCCTCATATGAATAGTAATGCTGAACAAGGTTGGACATTAACAAGTAATAGAATGAATGGTTATACTTATGCTCAACCATATTATATGACAAATGGAATTAATACTCAAGGTTTCCATTGTAATACTGCGATTGCAACTAATAATATAAGTTATGTTTCATATACAAGAGATACATCATTTACACCTGTTGCATTTAAAATTAAAAATAGATGGGATTATGGAAGTGGTATTAGTTATGAAGCAATAGTTGGTTTTAATGTTAAAAATGAAAAATCAAATGTTTTATATAGAACTAACCAACATTATCGTTTAGCTCAAAATACTTGGCAAGAATTTAAATTACAACGGATTGAACCTTGTATGTCATTTATAATTGAAGCATTTAATTCCGATAATACTAATGCTTATCATAATTATGGTAGAGGATTTGAAATTTTAGTAGAAGATAATAATGGTACAGATTTCTTAGAATGGAGTACATCATATATCTTTTTAAATACAACTACTGAACAATTAGTAGAAGAAAAAGGTGATTTTATTATTTCTCAAGTAATGCCTTCAACACCTAAAAATAATGATTTATGGTTAAGTATTTTAGATAAAGGTAGAGTTTATAAATTTAATGGTACTTCGTGGGATTTAACAACTTATATTCCTATTGCGATGATTGTATATAACTATTATCAAATTTCATCAGTATATAATTATCCTTTAAATGCTAATTGGTATGATTTAACTACTAAATCAATGTGGAAATCTCCTGAATTAATGCCAGCAACAAATAGTTGGATTATGTATCCTCATAATCAACAATTTCAAAATATTAAAACAAAATTTTATGATATGATTTTAATTAATAAAATTGCAGAATTTGGATATGAACCAGGTGATATTGCAGAAGGAGTGTCTATTGATTATGTAGCAACTGATAATCGTTATCCAACAGTATTTTTAGATAATAAATTTATTGGTATACATACAGGAACATTAAATACAGGTATATCAATATTACAAAAAAATAGTTCAGTTGAACAATATATAACATTAGCCAATTGGCGTATAATATTTAGAATATGGTAAGGTAAAAAATGGCAAATAAAACAAGTTATACAAATGTAGAGGGTTTAGTACCATTAAAAAATAATGGAAATAAATTTATTGGTATTAAAAATAATCAATTACAAGCAGTATCTAATGAAAATTTATTAGATTCATTTAATATTAGTCAAAGAATACCATTTAGTGTTAATACTTGTTCAGATACTTTTATTAAGCCATATGGTATTATTTCAAGTGGAAATGAAATTATATTATATCCAATGAAATTAATGGATTCAAGTAATACTATTGAAATAAATTTAACTGAAACATTAACTAAAAATATGAATTTATTTGCTGAAGGAAATAATCAGGGTTGTAAAGATAATTCTTATACAAAATGGCAACAACCTGTTATGACTGGTGAATATACTCCTTATGGTCATTGTTTTCAATCACAAGGAACAATGACATCAGCTCCTTATATGGCAATGGATGGTGTTATTGATTCTCCATTAAATCAATGGTTAGCATCTACAATTAATTCAACTTGGATATATACAAATACTAATCCAATTATTGTTGAATCACTTTATTTACATAATACTAATACAGCTAATAGAAGTAGAGATTTAGATATTTTTATTAATGAAGATATTAATCAAAAAATTTTAGAAAATTATGTATGTTCGCCAGATGTATATGATATTAATTATATTAATATTCCTGCTGAAAATAGAATTGAATCATCATCTATTGGTATTTTAGTTAAAACTGCTTTTGCAGGAACAACTGTTGGATTTACAGAAATTGAAATAAATGCTAAAACTAAATATGTTCAACCTAATACATACTACAATGTATTTTTAATTACAAATAAAGAACAAACTAAAGTTGATTTTATAATTACAACTGATAAACAACCAATTATGCCTTCTGGATTTGAAGATGGTTATTATGCTTATGTTAAACAAGTACAAACAGATTTAATTTATAATATTTTTGAAACATCTTTAGGTGATGGTTTAGTGTTTGATATGAGTCGTCCATTAACTATTACAGATTGTAATAATCAAACAACCATTATTACAAATGAATTACCTATAATAAAATTTAATGATACTGATTTAACTAAGGAAATTATTCATACTGTATATTGTAAAAGTGATGGAACAATATATGATAGAACCGCTAAATTTTATAAAAATTTAGATTCGTTACCAACTGCGTATCAAATTGGAGAAGTAGCTTTCATTACTGGTAATTATGCTAATGGAAAAGCATTTGAATGGGATGGAGAAAATTGGATAGACTTTAATGATGTTCCTATTTGTGAAGTATATCGTTATAATAATAAATCCATAGCAATTAATCAATTTCCTTGCAATAACAATTTTTATATTAAATCTCTACAAAATGATGTATGGATTCACGAAGAAACAATGAAATTAGGATTTAATTATATAATTCCTCATAATTTAAATATTGAAGATATTTCAGATTATAAATTTGATTGTCAAATGTTATGTATTCAAGCTGATGCAGGTTATTTACCAGGTGAATTAGCAATGTGTCCAACATTAGTTTTTAATGCAACAAATAACATTCGTAATATTCAGCCATATTTAACAAAAAATTACATTGGTTTAATGTCAGGAACAGTTAATACAGGTTTTTGGGTTGTAAATAAAACAAGAGGATATGCTTGGGATGCTAATCTTTCTTGTTGGAAACTCATATTTAGAATTTGGAAATAGTATAAATATTTTATATAAGAAATGAAGGATTATGTATGTCTACAATTTATGATATAGCTGGTACAAGTGCAAATTCATTTAATTTAAATGGTAAGGTAACATTATTACAAGGTGATGAAGCTCCACAAATATATCAAGGAGTTGATGGTGATGTTTATTTTAGAACAAATGGTTTAATTTATTCTAAACAAAATGGAACTTGGTTAAACTTATCATCTGCATCATTACCAGATGCTGCAACAGGTGATGGTAAATTTATTGTTTCTAATGGACAAAACTATGAATTTTATGATTTATCTGTTAATGATATTGCATTTTTATCAAGAAATAATGTATTTACAGGTAGCAATACATTTAATAATGTTGTTCAAGGTACAGCATTCAGAACTTATTGGGGTGACTTAGCTGAAATTTATGAAACTGATAAGGAATATCCAAAAGGTACATTGGTTAAATTTGGTGGTGATAAAGAAATTACAATAGCTGATACACAAGTTAATGCAGTAATTTCTTCAGAACCTGGTTTAATTTTAAATACTCAAAATAAAACAGGTCAAGCTATTGCATTAATTGGTAGAGTTCCTGTTAGAGTTATTGGTAATTGTAAAAAATTTGATTATTTAACATTATCAGATGTTCCAGGTGTTGCAACTGTATTAGAAGATAATGAATTTCCATTAAATGTTATTGCAAGAGCATTAGAAAATAAAGATTATGTTGAAGAAGGTCTAGTTCTTTGTGTTATAAAATTTGATTTATAATTTTTTATTTTTGCTTTCTTTTATTAAATCCTCTATATTTGTATAGGGGATTTTTTATAATAAATAATTAATATAATTGGAGAAAATATATGGTAAAATTTTCATATAAATTAGTAAAAACAGATAAAATAGTTCGTAAAGATGAAAATAAACATAAAATAATTGAATTAATTCCTCATAATGATATTACAAAAGAGGAATTAATAGATTTATTAAAATATGTTTATGATTTAGAAAATAATGAAAAATTTAAAGATAATATTTTATTAAAATTAAAAGGATTGAATACCGATTTAATTGAAGAATCTATTAAATATTCTTTGACAAGAGAAGATTTAAAAGACCCTTTAATGATTTTAAATATTATTAATTTAATTAAAATTTATAATAATTTAAATGATAATTTTTTCCAAGATGAAAATATCTATATTGATTCAAAAAAACAATTATTAGATATTAAAAAACATATTAAACAAGAATTAAAAGATTTTATTAAAAAATTAAGTATCTACTTTATTTCAATAATTAAATCTTATAATAAAGTAACTTATACCTCTCTTGATACTTATACTGTTTTACCAAATATTTATAAAACAATATTTTTATCATCTGACTTTTTAACATTAGCAGGTATTTTATCAGTATCAGATTCATTTAATACAGAAGAATGTGTTACTGTTAAGGATTCATTTACATATGTTTCTTCATTATTAACAAAAAATTTATTAAGTATTAATTTAATGAATAACTTTTTTAAAGATTTTGATGAAAAAATAAAAAAGGATAAAAATGACAATAGCAACCAATCAAGTAATTGTTTATCAAGATTTATTAGATTTTGTTTTAACAAATCTTAAAGCAAAATGCTCAAATATTGATACTTTTGCAAGTAATGTTCCTGTTTCTTTACGAAATGGTTCAAGTTATGTATTAGCTTCTACTCCTGGCGGAAAGGGAACAGTAACAGCAACTGGTACAGTTAATGATAGTTTATTAGTAACTGTTCCTACTGCAACAGTTGAACAACAATTGAATGATTTTTTAATTGCCAGAGGAATTAAAAACAAACCTGATAGAGTAGTTGCTTTTAAAGATATTATGAATTTTTATAATAATATTGCGTCATTTTTGGCTACAAAATTAATGTTTGTAAGTAATAGTTTTGGTAGTGGAACATTTATTTTTTATAATAGTGCAAATAATTCATATCCATCTGTAAATTTAAATGTATCAGATATTAATTTTACTAATCCTGAAATTAAAACAAGCATTACAGATTTAATGAATGCAATTAATAATGTTTCAAATACTCACTATGCAGCAACAACTATTGTTTATACGTGTTCATCAAGTAGTTCATCAAGTTGTTCTTCATCAAGTAGTTCATCAAGTTGTTCTTCATCAAGTTCAATGTTTATTGCATATATGGATATATAATGGCTTTACAAAATATTACATACAACGAAATAGTTGAAACAGTTAAAAATTATATTAAAACAAATTGTATGAATATTGCAAATTTTGGAGCAATTCCAGCTGCCTTTAAAGCAGGTTATACATTATCAGGAAATATTAGTTCTTCAGGTGATAGATATACTTCTAAATATGTTGTAACAATTACAAGAGCTGTTACACAGGTTGCATCAAGTGTTGTTGATACAGATATGAATAATTTTTTAACAACAATTAATGTAACTAATAAATTAAATAATAATATTCCTGCAAGTGAATTTATTAATTTTATTAATGATATAGTTAGTTTTTGTTCAACAAAATTATGCTTTGCAACTAGTCAATATGATGGAAATAGATATTTAATTTATTATACACCTAATACTTCATATTCTTCAATTGTTTCAATTAATACAAATGAAAGTAATAAAATTGTTCAAGCAAATGATGTTAATTCAATATTAAATATGCTTTTGAATGTTATTAAGCAAAATATCAGAAATATCCCTTGTACATATAATATTGCATTATCATAATTTAATTGATATACTTTTCTTTAATAAAAATATTGAAGGAAACATATTATGAATTGTAAACCTGTTTATGAATTTTTATTATGGGATAATTGTAATAATCATTGTAAATTTTGCTGGCAACGAGAAAATCCTCGCTTATTTAATAAATCTCAACGAGAAATTATTTTAAATAATGTAATTAAATTTATTAATAGTAATAAATTTAAAAAAGATAGTCATATCCTCATTGTTGGCGGAGAAATTTTTGATAATCCATCTGATTTTGAATTATTAGATACATTTTTTTGCCAAATACTTGAATTTATGATTAATGGAACAATTGATTTATTATATATCAATACAAATCTAATATATAAAGATTTAACAGGTATTATTCGTTTAATTAAACGAATAGAAACATTAAATTTATTTGATAGATTAAGATTTACAACATCCTTTGATATAGAAGGAAGATTTAAATCAAAAGATGATGAACAATTAATGCTATCTAATTTAAAACTTTTAACAGGAATTTATGATAAATTGCAAGTTGTTACAAATATCATTTTAACTAAACCTATGTGTCAAGCAATTATTAATGATAAATTTAGTGTTGGACAATTTATGGAAAAATATAAATGCTGGGTTAATCTAATTCCATATATTGTTTTAGATAATAATTTAACAGCGGATAGAGAAGAAATATTTTCAACATTACAAAAAGTTGATGAAGAAAATAATGGCTATTTACAAAAATATATTACAAATTTAGATTTAGCACAAGATAAGTTATTATATATGTATAAAGATAATAAATTTCAATTTTGTAGTTGTGAAAATTCTGAATGTGGACATTCAATAAACTTTAAGAAATATTCAGATACTAATGATTGTTATATTTGTGATTTAAAGGAATTATTCAATGGAAAAATTTAAAAATAAAAATCGTTTTATTCAATTTGAATTATGGAAAGACTGTAGTTTAGGTTGTAAATTTTGTTTTAATAAAAAACAAAAAGATGTTAATAAAATTGAATCTTTACAATTTGTTTTAAATAAATTAGATGATTCCGAAATGTTAGATTATAATGAAATTGGTTTTATTGGCGGAGAATTTTTTAATAATGAATTAAAAGATAATGATGTTAAACAACTTTTTTATAATTTATTTAAAAAACTTTCTACAATGCATTTTGAAAAAATATATATTACAGGAGCATTAATGTATGATATGCAACCATATCTTATTCCTTTTTTAAATTATTTAAAAAAATTAAAAATATTAGAAAAAGTTTTATTATGCACATCATATGATTTAAAATATCGTTTTTATACAAAAGAAAGGGAAGATTTATGGAAAAATAATATGTTAACACTTCATAAATTATATCCAGAATTAAAATTACATACCGAAACAGTTATTACTCAATATTTTATTGATGCAGTTTTAAATGATGAATTTAGTATAACTGAATTTTGTAATACATATCATACCAGATTAGATTATATTGAACCAACATCAGGATTATATTATAAAGATAAGCAAGAATGTATGAAAGATATTCCTGATTTTTTTCCAACAAAAGATAGTTTTATTGATTTTATGATGAAAACAGGTGTAGAATCAAATGAAATAGATTTAAAAACATTTTTATCTATGGAAATACGTTCAAATAAATTATATTATTTAGATGAAGGTATAAGATGTGTTTCAGCAAATAGACGTGAAAATGATGGAATGATTGTTCCAAAAGATAGTTCTATTAAATATGAAATTGGGTTTGCAGATTCTGATGATAATATGCCAGAATTAGTTAGAGATTTTTGTTTAACAGTAGGATAATATTATGAATTTAATAGATTGGTGGATTAATTTAAATCCTTTAAATTATAAAGAAGAATTAGCATTATTATCTACACGAAATGATGAATATACTGGTAATGAAACAGATTTACCAAGTAATGAGGAATTTTTTAATCGTTTGCCAATGTGTAATTTATCTAAACCATATAGTGTACGTGTTGATAAATGTGCAACAACTTTAATTCAAGGTTTATTTGATACTTATATTGATGATGATACACTTGTTATATATACTGAAAATGAACATTATAAAATTAAAGAAATTCTTAATACGTTTAAAAATAGATTAGTATTAAGTTATGATGATATTCTTAAATTAAATATGTCTAAAATAGCTTCAAGTCTATCTAAATTTAAAAAAGTATTTGTATATATTATTGGGACACAATTATCTAGTGGAGAAATTACACCTCAATATTTTTTTATTAAATTAAAAGAATTATTAAATACTTATAAATGCCATTATAAATTAGTTTTAGATGACGTACACGGAATGTATTTTGTTCCTCGTGATTATAGTTTATTTGATTATATTATTGGTACAACTCACGCTTTAATTCCAACATATCATATGGGAATTTTAATTGGTAAAGAAAATATGAATAAGTTTGGTAAAAATGGTTATCATTGGATAATTGATTATTTTGAAGCATTAGATGTATTATTAAGTAGAAAAGAAAAAATTTATCAATTTAATTATGTATTAGAGCAAAGTTTAGCTGATATTTTAGCAAAAGGGAAATGTCATTTATTAACTCAAAAAGCTCCTCATTTATTTGCTATTAAAACAGACCAAATAAACTTTAATCAAGAATTTAAAAATGAAATGGATGAATATGGAATACGTTTAGAAGGAGTAAATAATGAATTAAAATATATTCTTCTTAGAGTATCACAATTTATTATTAATCCTCAAAATTTAAAAGAAGGTATAGAAACTTTAAAAATAGCATTAGATTATATGTATGAATAGGAAAAACAAATGGATAATAAGCAAAATATGGTTCAATTTGGTGTATGGAGTAATTGTTGTAATGCGTGCGATTTTTGTTTACGTGAAGAAAGAATTCCATATAGTAAAGAAAAGCAATTATATTATTTAGATATGATTAAAAAAAATATTGAATATATTGATTGGAAAGATAAATTTTCTTATGGTATCTCATTATTAGGCGGTGAATTATATTATATTACTGATAAAGATTTACAAAAATCATTTTTAGAATTGATTGATGTTATTATTGAAAAAATTTTAAAAGTTTCTCCAAATCCAGAATGCAAATATTCAACAGTAACTAATGGATTATACGACCCAACATTTTTATATCAAGTAATTGATAAAATTGTTAAAGAAGTAGGATTAAAAGCAATTGATGTTAATTTTTCATATGATTTAAAATATAGATTTAAATCAGAAGAAGATAGATTAAAAGTTCTAAAAAATATTAATGATTTTCATAAAAGATATAATTATAATGTTGGTGTACAAATGATTATGACACAATATGTAATTAATGAATGGAAAGCTGGCAGATTTGATGTTAATAAATTTATGGAAGAAGAAATTCCTGGTAATTATTTAACATTTTTATATCCACATCCTATTAGAACAGGTAAAAAATTAGACGATTTTAATTTTAACCGAACAGACTTTTTAGATTTTATTCAATATTTAAAAGATGAATGTTATAATGTATATTTGTCATTTTTACATTCAACTAAAAATTCAGGAACATTTAAATATACTGGTTTACAAAATCGTGTACATCCTTCAGTAGATGCTCAACCAGTTTTATCAGATGGAAAAGAAATAATTAATGAAAATTGCGGGCACTCAATTATATATAAATGTTATAGTGATTGTGATGATTGTGTATTATGTGATTTAAAAGAATTTGATGAGGAAGTATATATATGAAAAAACAAATGCAATTTGAATTATGGGATGAATGTAATTCTAAATGTACTTTTTGTCATTTATGTAATAAAAATAATATAACACCAAATGAAACAAAACTTAATATGATTCAAGATACTTTAGATAAAATATCTAATTTATCTATATATGATGAGTATGATACAATAGGTTTTATTGGTGGAGAATTTTTTCAAGGTCAACTTAATACTCCTGAAATTAAATCTAAATTTATGGAATTAATGGATAAATCAAGATGGTTATTAGATAATGATTATATTGAGAATGTATGGATTAATATAACTTTAACAATTGGAAACCAAAATGACTTATATGACGTTTTAAAGCGTTTTGAAGGGCATAAAGGAAATTTATGGTTACTTACTTCATATGATACGTTAGGACGCTTCCATAGCCAAAAAATGCTGGATAATTGGGATTATCATATGAAAAACATTCATAAGTTATATCCAGAAATTAAATTTAATATTACAAGTATATTAACAGGTGACTTTATTGAAAAGTATTTAAATAATGAAATAAATTTTACACAAATGATGGAAGAATATCATTGTTCATTATTTTTTAAAGTTCCTGCATTACAAAAAGAATTCTATAAATCCAATAAAGAAATGAATAATGCCATTGGTCATTTTTTTCCAACAAGAGATTTATTTTTAGAATTTTTAACTACTTTTCGTCAAACAGAACATCCTGATTTATGGAATAAATTATTTAATATTGCATATCGGGCTGATACATTGTATTGTCAAGAGAATGGGGATGATATAGAAATTACTCGTAATAAAGATAATGATTATATGGAAATTATTATTGATAATACAACAAATAAACAACTAATTAGAGATAAAGAAAAACAAATGGATTATATTATGGATTGTGGACATTTAAGTACATATAATTCATATGTTGATGAAGATGGATGTGCAATTTGTGATAAATTAATGATAGAAGAATTAATATAAAAATTTTAAAGGATTAATAATGAGTAAACAATTACAATTTGAATTATGGCAAGAATGTAATTCTAAATGTAAATTTTGTTATTTAGGAAAAGAAAATTGTTATACGCCAAATGAAATAAAATTACAATCATTACAAAATGCATTAGATAAAATATCAGATTTATCAATTTATAAAGAATATGATACATTATCATATTTAGGTGGAGAATTTTTTCAAGGTCAACTTAATACTCCTGAAATTAAATCTAAATTTATGGAATTAATGGATAAATCAAGATGGTTATTAGATAATGATTATATTGAGAATGTATGGATTAATATAACTTTAACAATTGGAAACCAAAATGACTTATATGACGTTTTAAAGCGTTTTGAAGGGCATAAAGGAAATTTATGGTTACTTACTTCATATGATACGTTAGGACGCTTCCATAGCCAAAAAATGCTGGATAATTGGGATTATCATATGAAAAACATTCATAAGTTATATCCAGAAATTAAATTTAATATTACAACCATACTTTCTGAAGATTGTATAGACAAATATTTAAATGATAATTTATCATTTAAAAAAATGATGGAAGAATATCATTGTTCATTCTTTTTTAAACAATGCGGAAATGGACCATATTCAAAAGAAGAAATGAATACTATTCTTCCACATTTTTTTCCACCACGAGATAAATTTATAGATTTCTTACAAAAATTTCGTAATGAAGAAAACGATGAAATGTGGAATAAATTATTTAATATTCATTATAGAGCTGATAGTTTATATAGAAATTTTAATGATAAAAATCATCAAATGGAATTAAATGTACGTCATAAGGATTCATTAAATGAAATTGAAAATAATAATAAAGATGAAATGGAAACAAATGATTGTGGACATTTAAAAGTTTATGCAGCTTATATAGATTGTGATGATTGTGTATTATGTGATAAATTAATGATAGAAGAACTTTTAAAATAAGGATTAATAAATGATTACTATTGAAAATAATGATAAAGATATTACTATTGAAAATGATAAAAATCAACCATATGTTAAAAAAATTATTTTAAATAAAGATTTAACAATTAAAGCTCAAACAAATACATCTTTTAATATTAATACAATTTTTACTTTTTCAGATAATAATGATTTTGCATTTGTTGAAGGTGTTATTGTTGAAGCAAATGATTATTATATTGTTGGTGAAGTATATAGTTTAGACCGTGAAAATAATAAATTATCATTATTAATTGGGAATAATTCTAATAAATCTTATACAATTCCTGCTGGCACACATATTGGTAATATATATATTACATCAAAAAATTTGACAGGAAATGTTATTTATGATAATGGTAATTTAGCAGTTATTGATTATAATAATTTTTATAAAGTTGATAATACAACCTTAACTGAATATCCAGATGGAAAAAAAGCTATTACTATTAACTTGGATAAAAAATAATGAGCTTACAAATACAATATGAATTATGGCGAGAGTGTAATTGTAATTGTACATATTGCACTCTTGGTTTTGATAATCATAAAACCGAGAATGAATTAAAACTTCAATCAATGCAAACCGCTATTGATGAAATGAAAAACTTTGAACCAAATGAACATCAAACAGTAGGTTTTATAGGTGGAGAATTTTTTCAAGGTCAACTTAATACTCCTGAAATTAAATCCAAATTTATGGAATTAATTAAAGTAGCTAATGATTTATTAAATAATCATATTGTTAAAGATTTATGGTTAAATGCTTCATTATTAATTGGCAATCAAAAAGATTTATATGAAGCTATTGATTTAATTGATGATAAAACAAAATTATGGATTTTAACTTCATATGATAGTATTGGAAGATTTCATACTCCTAAAATGCTAGAAACTTGGCAATATCATATGAAAAATATTCATAATTTATATCCAGAAATTAAATTAAACACAACGAGCATATTAACAGGTGACTTTATTGAAAAATATTTAAATGATAATATTGATATTAAAGAATTTAAAGCAACATATCATACAAATTTATTTTTAAAAACAACTGTTAAACCAGGACATTTAAGTCATTTATCTAAACAAGAAATTAATGATAAAATTGGTAATTTCTTTCCTACACAAGAAAGATTTCAAGAATTTTTGTTTACTTTTTATATGCGTGAAGGAGCAGAAGAATATCATAATTTATTCAGTAATGATTTAAGAGCAGATGAAGTTAGAAAAAATTATAATATTGATACAAAACGAAATATTAAATTTATTCGTGATAAACAAACATTAGAAGAAACTATTGATTTAATTGATGAACATATAGATAATTTATCGTGTGGACATTCAACAATATATCAATGTTATGTTAATTCTGATGACTGTTGCATTTGTAATAAACAAGAAATAGGAGAATTATTTTGAACAAAGGTGATTATTATAAAGTAGTTGATAAAGCAACCAAAGAAATAATTTGTGCTGGACCTATTTCATTTATAAAAAATACTGCAAATATGTCAATTTTAATAAGTTTTGATAATAAATATTTCTTCAAATTTGAAGGCACAATGAAGTATAAAGTGATTGAAAATTCTAAGCATTTAGAAATACCTTTAAAATTAGAATTTTTAAATAGATATGCTGTTTGCTTATATAAAGATTATTTTAAATATCCACACTATGATGTATATAGAGAATTTGATATAACTGAATTAGATAAACCTGTTATCAAATTAGTTAAAGCATTAAATAAATTTGAAGGAATTGAAACCACAGGAAGTTGTTGCGGACACGATGAAAATATTTTATGGATTGATATAATGTTTTATACAATACCAGCTTTAAATTTATTATTAGATATTTTAAATACAAATGAATATAATGATAAATTTATGTTGTGTAATTATTATACCCAGAAAAATGATTCAAATGAATCTGTTATGTTACGTTTAAGAACTTTTGCTATTGGAGAAAAAGCATATCAATATGCGGATGATTTAGCTGATAAATTAGAAGAAATATATTTATTATTATATAATTTATAAATGATATTTACCTTTTAAATATTTATTAAATAACAATAAACCATTAAAAAAGAGGAATTTTAAAATCCCTCTTTAATTATTCACCTTGAGCAAAAATTAATCTAAAAGCAATAGTTTGTCCACCAAAAGTGTAACCAATTATAAATTGTTGTCCTTTTCTAACAGGAAAATAAAGAACATCATTTACTCCACTTGTTGACCATTTTATAGCTATTGTATTTTCATCAACAGTTGTTGATGGTAAATTAGTATCATATGCAACAAGATATTGATTTGCAGCTGTTGCTTGTTTAACTAATTGAATATAACCATTAGCAACTGCTGTATAAACTGTGCCAGAAATACCTAACTCTAAATTAATATATTTTTTAGAAGGCATTGCTTGTTGAGCTACCCAACTAGAATTATTTTTATCTACTAATGATATAGGATGTTTAGGATTAAATAATACAATTTTACCATTTTCAATACGAGCAGAACCTACCCAAATATCATTTGAAATTCCTAAACCTGCATAATTATAATTATTAATTTCATCAAAGAAAATTAAATCAATTGTTGGTTTATCAAATGCTTGACTATTAATGGCTATTTTATTAGCATATAAATCTAATATAACATTTGCAGTTATATTTGGACAAGTATATGTTAAAATATTTTCAATTGATATAATATTATTTTTTTTAATTCCTGTTAAAGAATCATTACCATTTGGAGATAAACCTTTTATTCCTGGTAAAGCAAATATTGTTGAACCTACAAAGCCAAATCCATTAAATACTTGGTCAATAGAAACCCAAGAAGAAACTGTACTTGTTCCTAACGCAATTGGTAATGAACATTCTTGCCAACCATCAGTAGTATCTAAATAGCATTTTTTATCAGTTGTATTATAATAAATTTTAAATGAAGCAGTTGAAGTAGGTAATTCAGATACTGTTTCACCTGGTACAAAACCTGTTAATAAAACATCAAAATCTTTTGATAAAGCAATTAAAACTTGTCCATCATAATTAGCATTAACACTTGATATATCTGTTGTTGTAGTTTTTAATACTCCATTACCATTATAAACTTTACTACCTGCTTTTAACGTAATTATTCCATTATTAATTTCTAACTTAATATCTTGTGGAATTTCTGTAATACAGTTAGTAATTTGATTATAACCTACTTGTTCATTACGCCAGCTTAAATTTGTACCATCATTGCTTAATACTTGTTGATTAGTATCAGTATTAACTTCTGGTATTGTTCCACCATCAGGAGTAATATAAAATTCATTTTCAACTAATTGACCAGCTTCTTTTAATTCATTATATTTAGCTGTACTCATTTTATTAAATTTTAATTGAGGTATATCTACACTTGTTTGAGCCATAATAAAATTTCCTTAATAAACTATAAAAATATTTATTAAAATAAAAGAGAGGTTATTTCCTCTCTTATTCTTTTGGATATTTTTCTTTAATTGATTTAATTAGTGTTTGCCAATTACTTGTTCCATCTTCTAAATCGTGATATATCATATCTAACTGTTCGGCTAATGGCGGATATTCTTTTAATCTATTATTAATAGCAACAGCATTATGTGATTCAGATTCTTTAATATATTCTCCATTAACTAAAATATATTTTTCATTTGTTTTCACTATTTTATCAAATTCCATAAGAGGAATAGATTCAATTTCTTTCTTTGTATTTTTAACTACAATAATCTTGTTATTTTGATAACCTAACCACATTATATTTCCCCTTTTGCATAGATAAATTTAAAACTAATTAAATTTGTAAATTCAGTATCAAACAGTATTTGACAAGTTTCACCTTTTAAAACAGGTATAATTGTTCTTAAATATTTGTCTGCACTTCTTGATGCATAACAATAACCATAATTTAAACCACTTCTTATAATAGCTATATCAACCCAGTTTGGCCCTTGCCCATCTATACTGAAATAACCATTTGCTGGAGCAATATAAGTTGCTCCTGATGCTCCTAAAGTTAATGAAACATATTTACTACCTGGCATAACTTGTTGTGTAATAAATGTAGTATCATTTTTATCAAATAATTGATATGCATTATTAAAACTAAATGTAGTAATTTTTCCAGAAGCATCAGTTAAAAATGTTCCAATTGGACATACTACCCAATCATTTAACCATCCATTTGAAATATCATTTAAAACATATTTCCATTTATTTTCATTTGGAGAATACCAAATAGAATATGTAGATAATGTTGGTGCATTATTTTGATAATAAACTTTTGACGTTTCTAAAAACTCCATATTTCTTTCATCTTCTGAAACTCTAGCAAATAATGTATATGATGTATTTGGAGCTAAAGATATTGTCCAACAAGTTAAAGTAGGTAAAATTTTTACAATATTATTTTGACTTCCATCATCATTGTTACCATTTGGAAATATATAAGTATTTCCACCATTTTTAATTATTGTATTTCCAATAAAACTAAATCCGTTAAATACTTGTTCAATAGAAATAATTCCAGTACCATTTGTTATATTTAATAAACTAAATGGTAATGAACAACCATTTTGCCAACTTGCTCCATTATCAATAGTATATTTAATAATATTATTTGCAGTATCGTACCAAAAAGCATATGTTGAAGTAACGGTTGGTGCAGTATCTCCACTAAATTGTTGAGTTGATGTTACCAATGCTTGAATTAAATTTGTTGGTAATAAACAAGCCATATGTTGGTTAGAAGCATAAGTTGATGCATTAAAATTAATATCACTCTCAATTATTTTAATATCAAATTTTTTAGTAGTATCATCAGTTTCAAACCCATTAGGAATATATAATTTACTACCTGCTTTTAAAGTAATTGTATTATCTGAATTTAATTCAAGTTTAATATCTTGAGGTATTTTTGTTAAACAGTTTGTAATTTGACCATAAGTCCAATATGGTTTATAACCATTATTACTTAACATCATTCCTGATGTTTCATCATTCATTAATGGCATTTGAACACCATTTAACATAATTTTTTGACTAAGTTCATTGTTACCTAAATATAATGTCATTATTCACCCCAATCTACTATTGTTGCCGCAATATATGTTTTTAAAATTTTATACATTTCCATCCAATATGTTGTATTTGTTAATTCTGTTCCCGCTGGAATATTATCTTGTAATCCTAAATAACCATATTGAGCTGTACTATCTTCATATGTTACAAAATCACTAGCAATATATGCTTTACTTGAATCCCAATCACCTTTAGGATTAATACCTTTACCACTTGTAATATCTACTGGAGTTGGGTTTTCTAAACCACCGTCATTTGTCCAAGATAATGTATAACCATTTTCCATAGGAGTTAATTCTGGAGTAAATGTTATACCTTCTGTACCAATATTAAGATTGTAAAAATATTTTAAATCTACTAATGTTCCAGCAGTTAATCCAGAAACTAATGTAACTGTTTTTTTATCTGTTCCTAATGAATATGCAGCAGCAGTTAATTCTGTATTTCCAACATTTACTGATAAAACAGATTTATCATAAATCTCGTGAGATGCAACAAAAGTTGTTTGATTTTCAGTTGCTGTAAAGGATTCTACAATTCTTTGTGCATAGTTAGTATAAATGGAAATAGTTTCTGGATTTTCTAATTCTTTATTATTAGTAAAAGAAATTGTAGCTTCGTGAGCATCTTGAGTTGTATGTGGTGTATAAGTTACACCGTCAGAAATAACAACGTTTTCTGGATTTGGTAAACCAACATCATTTGTCCAAGACAATGTAGTATCTAATCCAACTTTAGTTTGTGATGGAGTAAAAGTCGCACCATCTTTAATAACAACATTTTCTGGATTATCTAAATTTCCATTGTTTGTCCAAGATAATGTAGTTTCTGTACCTGTTTTAGATTGTGAAGGAACAAAAGTTACACCATCATAAATATGAGAATCAGCAGGATTTTCTAAACCGCCATCATTTGTCCAAGACAATGTAGTATCTCTATCAACTTTATTAATATGAGGTGTATAAGTTGCACCAACTTGAACTTCTAAATTATTAAACCAAGATAATTGAACTCTTGTACCAACAGGAACAGCATTTTTTAATATAACTGTATCTAATGTTTCATTTAAATCCCATTCAGAATTCATAATAACACTATTTTCAATATTAACAGTTATTAAATCTTTTTTAAGAACTTTTTCTCCTAATGGAAATTCAGTTGTACTTTCTTCAGTTGTCGTAAATGATTTAGAAACAACTTGTGATACATTAGTTGGAATAATCATATTACCATAAACAATTACTTCAATATTTGTTCCTGGTTCTATTGGTTCATTAAAAGTAAGTGTTTTACCATCATCAGCTAATGTATAGTTATTAGATTGCAATAAAAGGTTATTAATGTTAACTGATAATGATTCTTTATTAGCAACAGCATCATCTAATACCACAGATGTAATTTCATTTACTGGGTCATAAAAGAATTTAGAAGTCTTAAAATAACCTGCTAATAATTGCCATTTATTAAAATCAAATGGTTCTTGTGCTACGTGTTCTTGACGACATTGAAATAAACTATTGTTATAAGAAACAATATCTCCTACACGATATGTAACACCTGGTGTCCATATAGTTGATGTATTTTCACCACCAGAACCACCACCAATGTCTTGTGCAACTTCATCAGGTGTTAAATATTGAGCTAATCCATCTTGACTAATTTTAATATAAGTATTTGGATTATCTTTAAATGGTGATTGAAATTCATCAATCATACTTGTTGTAATTTTTATATTTGGTGTTCCAACCATTTTAAAATTCCTTATATCTTTGTATATAAGATATTTATAAAAATTCCAACCTCTAAATTAATGTTTGTTCTTATTTATTAAATAAGAACAAAGGGGTTATTATGAATGATATTAGTAAAATTAAGAGTAATAGAATTGATGATGGGATAAAACCTGGTGATTTATGTTATTCATTAAGAACAGAAAAAGAAGGATGGTTATTATGTGATGGAGCAAGTTATTCAACAACTGATTATCCTGATTTATTTGCTGTAATTGGTTATACTTTTGGTGGAAGTAATTCTCAATTTAATGTGCCTAATTGTTCTGGTAAATTTTTACAAATGGATACATCTAAAACCATAGGACAAAATATTGAAGCTGGTCTTCCAAATATTGATATGAGTGCATCATTTTATTTAATAGAAGCTCACGGTAGATTTATTGGCTTATCTAATAATACAGGTTCAGTATATGGTGAAGATGCAGGTGCAATAGAAAATGCTAATGGTGGTGGTGATGTTGGCAGTAATGCTCCAAGAAAAATTAATATAAATGGTAATTTAAATTCATATAATACAATTTATGGTAATTCAAACACAGTACAACCACCAGCTATAATTGTTAACTATTTTATCAAATATTAAGTTTATTTCTATTTATTAAATAGAAATAAAGGATAAAATATGACAGATACAAGTAAATTACCTATTTCACGTGTTGATGAATTAATTGATAAATTAGATGAAATTAATATTAAATTAACCAATTTAGAAAATTCTCGTAGAATTATTGAAACCTGGTCAGAGGGAACTGAATGGTATCGTGTGTGGTCAGATGGTTGGATAGAGCAAGGTGGGACAACTGGATTAATAACAACAAATAATACTTATACTGCAACAACTATTCAATTTAAAAAATCATTCATTAATACAAATTATACTTTTACATCTTGTGCAAATAAATATTCCACACAAAATGGTTTAAGTACAGCTTATCCACCATTTATTTTTACAAAAAATAATAATTCTATCATTATTGGACAATATTCTTGGACAGATGGTTTAGATTGGTATGCTTGTGGATATTAATATCCTTCAGCTTGCCAATAACCAGCTGTAATAGTCATACCAGTTGTTGTAATATTTGTTGCTCCAACAGTTGTTATTACTGGTATATCTTCAAAAGCAACAGGAAATACTGGATTAACATTATTACCCCATTGTTCTTTCCAGCCATCTGAATAAATTCTATAACCAATAGTTCCAAGAGATTCTGCAATTATAAAATGATTTTCAAAACTTTCAATTAAATCTTCGGTTGGAAAATAAGAACTTAATTGTGATGATGTAGCTTTAAATCTACCAATCCATTTACTTTTATTTGTAGGTTCAACGTTAGTATAAATAAAATCATTAACAACAAAATCATAATAAACATTATATGTTACATTTATACCTAAAGATTGTGTATTAAAATATTCAATTTTCATATATCCTGATGAACCAGCATAAGCAACTGTATTACTACCAGCGGTATTTGAATCACCACCTTTTCCATAATTTTCAAACATAGGTGTTCCACCATTTTTATAACCGCCATTTGCTCCATAACCACCAGAAACACCATTTAAATTAAATACTTCTTCTTCAATTGTAAAATTTGTAACTGTTGTTAATCCACCTGTTTTTGCAGCTTCTGCTCCACTTCTCCACCAAGAGTGTCCACCAAAACCACCAGGTGTAGAGATAATTTCATTATCAGATAATTTAAATATTGTACTTCCACCTGTACCACCAGTTGCATTCATATCTAATCCATAACGAGCTTCACCGCCAGCACCAACAGTTAATGTATAATCTCCTTCAACTAAGAAAAGTTTACATTGATATGCTGAACCAGATGCACCTGCTGATGATGCAGATGAATTACTTGATTGTGTTCCTGCACCACCACCGCCAGCACCAACTAATGTAATAATATAAAATCCAGATGGTAAAAATTTTTGTATTGTTTGAGGTACATCACTTTCAAATAAAATTTCACCAGAAGTTAAATCAATTTCACTTTCATCAGCAAATTTAAGAGTTTTTGTAGTTGGCTTATTAAAAACATATAATTTATTATCTTCTGTATCAAAAAATGAACCTTCATTAATAATTAATCTATTTCCATAATTTTTTAAAGTTAAACCATTAATATATTCTCTTAAATTCATTAATGAACTTAAACTATCTTGTGAAATATAATCAATAGTTTTATTATCAACAAATGTTGCAATATAATCAGGATTATTAAAAGGATTAATTTTTAATTCTAATCTATCATTTGATACTTTTATACTCATTTTTAATAACCTTTCGCAAACCAATAACCAGCAGCAATTGTCATTCCAGTACGAGTTACTGCTGTTGCTCCTCTAACAACAGATAAAGGTATTTCATTAAATGCTACTGGAAAAACAGGATTTACTAAATTCCCCCATTGTTCTTTCCAACCATCTGAATAAATTCTATAACCTGTTGTACCTGATTGTTCTTTAATTATATATCTGTTTTGATATGATGTAGCTAAATCTTCCATTGGATAATAACGAATAATATTATCAGCATTATCAGAAGCAGTTATAAAATCACCGATTTTTTTACATTTTAATTTATTATGAAATATATTACCAAATTCATTTCCATAAGTAATAAAAAATTCTTTATTTTCATTTAACCAAATTTCATATTTCATTGAAGGATAATGAGTTGACCACGCTGTTGTTAAATCAATTATTGTATCATTTTCAAACTCAATAAATTTTTTATCTAAAATTTTTTTTAAATGATAACCTGTTTCAATTGGTATATAATATAATAATGTATCACCTTCATTCATTATTGGTTTATCAGCATAACTAGAAATAATCATATCAAATTCATTCATATAATTTTTAATATGACAAAGATAATGTTTTAATGTTGTTCCAGATGAAGAATCAATTCCACCTGCTCCATTTGTATTATATAATAAAGTTGAATATCTTGTTTCATAATTTCCAATATTTAAATCCATTGGTTGAAATTGATATGTAGATGTAATATCCCATAATGGATATTTTAAATGAAAATCTTGCTTTTTTGTTTGATTATTATGAAGAAAATAGTCACATATTTTGTCTAAATATGTATAACCTTTTTTAATAATTAATTGATTTCCAGAAATTTTTAATGTTAATCCTTTTGAAGAATTTGACAAATTATATTTTTCTGAAATATTAATTGGATTAATAAAAGTTAAATCGGTTGCATTTTCATTAACTTTTAAAATTCCATTTTCATTAGTTGGAATTGAGCGTTCAAATCTATTAATTTTTACTTTATTAGTCATATTAATATCCTTCAACTTTCCAATTTCTTGCTGTAATTGTCATTCCAGTTGTTGTTACATTTGTTGCATCTCTTTCAACAATTTGTGGAATATTTGTAAAAGCTACTGGAAATGTTGGATTAGCATTATTACCCCATTGAATTTTCCATCCATCTGAATAAATTCTATAACCAATTGTTTCTAATGATTCAGCAATAACATTTCCGTGAGAAAATGCTTCTGTTAAAGTTAATGTTGGATAATAATAATTAGTTATATTCATATTATTAACATTAAAAAATCCTATTTTTGCAAATTCTGTATATCCATCTGGTAATGTTGGTATTTCATCAATAGAAGTTAAAATTTTACTTTCACCGTTATCATTACCAATTGCAAAAATATTATAATATTGACTTGGAATTCTATAATCGTGATAATATGCAACAATAATAAAACGACTAATTCCTATTAATCCTGCTGCTCTATTTGATAACAATCCATTATATCTAAAATAAGAATATTCTTTTAAAGTTTCTTTAGCTTGATATTCATTAATTGCATTTGCTGCTGTATTAGGAACTATATCTTTATTATTAACTGAAACTAATGTATCCCAATTTATTCCATCTTGAGATGCTAAAATATCAAATACAATTCCGCAAGAAGTTGCTTCATTTCTATTTTGAATAACAAATTTTTCAACTCTAACTGGAAAAGGTATTTTAATTTGTAACCAATGTGGATAAGCTGTATTATTTAATGATGCCCACGCATCTGATTCTGATGAATTTGTTCCATTAAATGCTTTCCAAGCATCATATGTTGTACTTGTTATATCACTTGCCGATGCTTCACAATTATTACTAATATTACTTGTTAATATTGGTTGATTCCATAAACGTTCAGTTATTTTATCAGCTGTACCACCATCATTAATACTTTTACTTACATCAAATGTCCCACCAGTAAAATTAATCATTTTATTATTTTGGCTTAATACAGAACCATTTGTTATAGTAATGGTTGTTCCATTAATAGCAGTAATTTTAAATGAATTAACTGTATTATCAATATACATTAAATTGGATATTTTTGTTTTATCTATATATGATATGTCATTTGAATTGTTCACAATTAGTTTTCCAACATTATTTTCTAATGCAGGTAATTTTTCAATTAATCTTGAAATCTTTATTTTATCCATAAAAAACCTTATAATTTTGCTAATTCATTTCGTTTATGTTGATATGCTTTTTCATAAATTTCTGCTAAAAATTTTGTTAAATCTGTTAATTCTTTTTTTGTCATTTTTTTACTATTTTCTATTGTTCCACTAACATCCCAAATAGTTAATGTCATATCATCATCTAAATATTTTTGTAATAAAGTATAATATTGTTGAGAATATTCTGGTTCATAATACAATCCATTAGTATATTTAACAGGTGTTGTAATTGCAAATTGAAACCAATCTTCAATTTCTTGAATTTTCTTATTTTTTTCTTCATCTAAATTAATATTTGTATATGGATAACCATCTTCAGTTTCTTGAAGAATATAACCTTTACTCATATCTTCACAAATTTTCTTATGTTGTTCTTCAGTAATTTCAACAGCACCATCAGGAATATATGTATTAATTCCTTCAAAATAAAAACCTTTTTTATAAAATATTCTCATATTAATAACCTTTCGCTATCCAATTAACTGGGTCTGTAATATTTGTATCAATAGTAAAACCTGTTTTATCAAAAGTCAAAATTTTTACACCATTTGCCATTACATATAAAGTTTTATTTATAAATGCTTCTGGAAAAGTAATAACTCCTGAAACTGGTGTAGAAGTTCCCCATTGTTCAATAATTTTTGTTGCAAATTTATTTTCATCTTCTACCCAATTTTCAATTTTATTAGAATATAAAATACCACCAAAACCACCACTTTGAACAACTGTATTTAAATCTTGAGTTGGGTAATTATCATATAAATGCCATTCATTATTACTTATAAATGAACCAATTTTTGCATATTTTGTATAACCAGATGGTAATACAGGTATTTCTTTTGTATCTGTACCAATATCTACAATACTACCATCATCATTACCAATTACAAATACATTAAATTTAGTATCACGTTTCATACTACTTGAAAAAGTTGCTACAATATCAATTTCATTTGCACCAACAGCAATACCATATGAATTTTTAATTGTAATACCAATTGTTTTATCTATTTGTGGAGTTGGAATTTCTACGTGTGAATGACCATAATCTTCATTTAATGCAGTAAATGAAGCTACAACATTACTTGGTTCACGAACCCAAATATCAATATCTTTTGAACGATTTTCTAAACCTGAACCTTGATTATAAAAATCAATAGCTGTAACTCTTAATGGATATATTGCAGTATAATACCAAGTTGCTGATGTTACATCAGTTAACCAACCATTACCTGTTTGTTTTAATCCATCCATTGCTCTATAACCTTCACGGTCAGTTTGAGAAGATGAAGTTATAACAGTACCTAATGGTTGAGTATTACTTGTCATTACTGGTTGTAACCAAGTTTCTTGTTCATCTTCTAATGAACTACCATTATTATTTCCTGATGTAAAAGGTTTATTAGGATTCTTAGTAATAATAGAACTAATTTCTAATAAAACTGTACCTGTTGAATCCATAATTGAACCTGGTTGAATAGTAATTGTATCATTTGCTTCAATTTGATGTTCAGGATATGGTTGAGGTATTATACCATAAGTAATTGATGAAGTAAAACCATTTTGAGTATTTCTTAATTTAATATCACCTGCTAAAGTTTTTGTATCAACTAAATTAAAATCTGATGTATCTTCATTAACTTGTGGAATTTTACCAGCATTATTAGTAAATGTTGTTAAAGATTTAATATTTAAATCTTCTTTTAAAGTATCTTTAGTAATTAACTCATAACCACTTTCATCTTGTTTTACTCTTAAATATTCTAATGAATGTGATGTTGGTCTTGGTAATTCTGTATTTATTAAAGTCATATTACCAAAAATTGTTACTTCAACTCGTGCTCCGCTTTCAATATTATCAGTAAATGTAATAATTGTTCCTGTTGTATCAATATTATAATTATCAGATTGAATTAAAGTATTACCAATATTAATCATTAATGAATTTTTATCATTAACTGAAACTGGTAATGTAATAGTATTTGTTTCATTAACTATATCAAAGAAATAATTTAATTTATTATAACCTGCTAAGAGTTGCCATTTTGAATTATCAAAAGGTTCGGAAGCAATATTATCTTCAAGACAAATATACATTGCATTATCATAAATACAAACATTTCCTTTTGCAAATGATAATCCGACTTGCCATTGTATAATATTAGCTCTTTCATCATATGTATGCAATACCATATTTCCCATAGATAAAACTTCAATTATTACACCAGCTGGAATTGGTTTAATAAAAGTAATTGTTTTATGGTCAGGTTCTAATGTATAATTTTGAGATTGTTGTAAAATGCCCCCAGCATTAATAATTACAACTTCTTTATTAGGAATTTCATCGGTTAAAGTAATTGAAGTTGTTTCTTCAGTTGCATTATAAAAAAATTCTCTTGCTGCTGAAAAACCTGCTAAAATTTTCCATTTACTTTCATCAAATCCAACATCAGATGTATGGTCTTCAATACATTCAAATAATGCATTTTCATAAATAACAACCGTTCCTTGTGAATATTCAGTATTTGGTGTCCAATCAACTAATGTTGCATCATTTGTACCAATAATTGTAAAATTAGGATAATCACCAGTAATAGCAATATTTTTACCAGGATTTAATGAAATAATTTGGTCAGGTTTAGTATTTGTAACAATATTATCACGAGAAATTGCAATACCATCACCAGCTGTATAACTATTATTACTTGCTGAAATTAACACATTGTTTGAATCAGGAGAATATTCAACAGTAATATTTTGATTACCTGGTTTAATATTTTGTTGAACTAAATATTTTGAACTATCAGGAAAATTAACTTTAAGAGAAACAGTATTATCAGTTTCACTAGGTGTTACTGTAATAGAATCATCAGTTGCTTTAATATCTTCTTTTGTTAAAAAATCTTCTACTGGATGGTCAGTTGTTGAAATTGTAACTTTATTAGTATCTGGGTCAGTAGTTACAGTAATATTTGCACCTGCAACAATATCTTCAGATTTCAAATTATCTTTTGTTAAATCTTCAACATCTTCAGCTGTTAAGTGAATTGATTTATTATCAATGTGTTCTTGAACAGTTTTTTCTGTTTCAGTTGTTGTTCCAGTAACATCTTCAACAATAGTTGCTAAAGTTTCTGGATTAATTTTTTGATAATCATCACCATTTTTAACAACTAATTCAGCAATTGTTTTATTATCTAAAATACTAACCATTTAATAATTCCTCTTGTAAATCTATAAAAGTATTTATTCACAGTTTGAAGTATTAAAAAGGTTTGAAGTTATTTATTAAATAACTTCAAAGGATAAAATTTAAGGATTTAATAATGGCATTATATCTCGGAAGTAATGAAGTTTCTCAAAAAGTTTTATTATTAGGTGGAAATAAAAGTGATATAGAAGTTGGTGATTTATGTTATTCATTAAGAACAGAAAAAGAAGGATGGTTATTATGTGATGGAACAAGTTATTCAACAACTGATTATCCTGACTTATTTGCTGTAATTGGTTATACATTTGGTGGTTCAGAAAATAATTTTAACGTTCCAAATTATAAAGGTAAATTTCTTCAAATGATTAATGATAATCAAACAATAGGTCAAAATATTGAAGCTGGTTTGCCTAATATTACAGGTAATTTTAGTGCATATAATAATGCTGGTATAGATACTGCTAATGGGTCATTTTATTTATCTAATGCACAACATATAAACTATGCTGGTAGGTCAGAAAGAGATACATATCTTTGTAATTTTGATGCATCTCGTTCTTCTTCAATATATGGAAAATCAAATACAGTACAACCACCTGCTTCTATTGTTAATTATTTTATCAAATATTAGCGACAAATAACGATGACACACAATTTATTAGTAATTTCAATAACTTATTTCATTTTTCGGTTATTAAACAAATAATAATGACATAAAAACAAAGCTCCCAAATGGGAGCTTAACTTATTTATGTATTATTTCAGTCGCAGTCATTTCTGTTGCAAGGATAACTGTTTCCCCACTAAACATAAAAGCCTTCATCCGTTAGGATTAAGCAGCAATTACATTATAGTTATAGTTAACGTTTTCGTTAGCATTCATTTTATTTTGAACCGATATTGGTGGTATCTCGCCAGGTACATTATAGCCATTTTCAATAATGTTCAAAATTCCGTCCGCCCCTAATACATTGATTTTTCATAATATTTTCCTGGTGGAGCGGCTGGGAGTTAAACCCAGGTCACTATCATTTACTTTGGGATAATTTATCAGCACCATTCAAAATTATTTATAAATTATTTTATTTTAATTGTCAATAAAATAATTTAGGACATAAATACAGTTATAAGCAATTCACAAATTTAATAAAGGATTATAATGATATATTATGTTTATCAAATAACAAATAAAATTAATAATAAAATTTACATTGGAAAAAGAAAATATAAAGGAGAAAATCCTTTATTAGATTCATATATGGGGTCAGGAAAATTAATTAAAGAAGCAATTAAAAAATATGGAAAAAATAATTTTCAAAAAAATATTATTCAAAGTTTTGATAATGAAAATGATGCTTTTAAATTAGAAAAAGAACTTGTAACAAAAGAATTCTGTAACAGAAAAGATACTTATAATATTCACGAAGGTGGTACAGGAAGTTTTTCTCACATTAATAATAAACCAATTGAAAAAAGAGAAAATATTATAGCTGTTAGAAAATTATTAAATTCAGGAGTAAAATTTGGTGGAAAAAAATATTTTACAGAAGAAACTTATCAAAAAATTAGTAATTTTAATAAAGAACGATGGAAAACTTGGAAAGAAAAACCAGAATTAATGCCAGATTTTTATATAAAACCTCGTACAGAAAAATTTAAACAACATTTATCAGAAATTTTTAAAGGTCAAAATAATCCTAATTTTGGTAAACATTGGTATATTCATAAAAAAGCTATTAATATTAATGAAAAGAAAATGTTTTTTGATAATGAAATACCACAAGGTTTTATTACAGTAAAAGAATGGAAAGATTTACATAAAAATAAGAAAAATAAAGCATATGGAAAACATTGGTATAATGATGGTAAACAAAATTATTTTTTATCCCCAGATGATGAAAAAATTAAAATATTAAGTAAAGGGCGTATTGGTACTCTTTTTAAAAAAATTGAAAGTAATTAGAAAAAGATTTATATTAAATTTTAATGGTTCAAAGTTTATTCGTTTTGCAAGCTGGTGGTAATTGGAATGATTCATCTAACTACGGAGTTGGTTCACGTAATAGTAACAATTCCCGTGCTAATTTGAACGACAATAACTCGGTGCGAGGGCTTGATATAATCTCTTTTTTAAGAGCATTAGCTGAATTTTGAACCTTGTCTTAACAGGCTAAACATCAAAATTGTAAAAATAATATTAGTAAAAGAATTTGAAAATATTATTTTTCTAATAGAGTAAAACAAATGAAAAGAATTAATAATTTATGGGAAGAATTTACATCACAAGAAAATTGGTTTATTGCTCGTAAAAGAGCATTACAAGGTAAAGTTAAAAAATATTGTGTAAAAGCAATTATGAGAAAAGGAGATGAATATTTAGAAAAAATTCGTCAAGAAGTTATTAATGGGTCTTTTCAATTTAAAGGATATAAGGAACATACGATTTATGAACCTAAAGAACGTAAAATATTTGTAGCAAGAATTGAAGAAAGAATTTACCATTGGGCATCAATGATGATTACAGAACGAATTTTTGAGCCAACATTTATTTTTGATAGTTATTGTTGTAGAAAAAATAAAGGTCAACATAAATGTTCAGATAAATGCAAAGAAATTATTAAACATAATAATTATTGTTTAAAATTAGATATTTCTAAATTTTATCCAAATATTAATCATAAAATATTAAAAGAGTGTTTAGCAAGAAAAATTAAAGATATAAAATTTCTTAATGCTTTATACGCAATTATTGATAGTCATAATAAGGATACTGGAAAAGGCATTCCTATTGGTAATTATTCTTCTCAAATTTTTGGAAATATTTATATGACTAAATTAGATATGTTTGTTAAGCACACTTTAAAATGCAAACATTATTTAAGATATTGTGATGATTTTTGTTTATTTTCAAATGATAAAAAGTATTTAAATTGGTGCAAAGAAAAAATCATTGAATTTGTCACTAATGAATTAGATATGAAATTAAGCAAATGTGATTTATTTAAAACTAAACAAGGTGTTGATTTTGTTGGATATAGACATTTTCCTCAATATACTTTAGTTAGAAAAAGAACTGCTAAAAAAGTTAAAAAGAGAATGTTAAAAATTCAATATAAATTAAAAAATTATGAATTAACACAAAAAGAATTATTTAAAATGAATGGGCAAGTTGCCAGTTCATATGGGTGGTGTAAACACGCTGATTCTTATAGATTTATGAAAAAATATAAAATTGAAGAATGTTTAAAGGAGATTATAATGAGATATGCAGAATTTAAAAACAAATTACATACAAATAAAATGTTATCAATGAAAATTAATGATTTTATTAATAAAGAGATAACAATAATAGGTTGGGAATATTATAAAAAGAATGATAATGATAATGATGAAGATGATAAAAATAAAGAAGCAGTTAAAACTGTTAAAATACATTTAATATATAATGGTGAAGAAAAAATTATTATAACTAAAGCATCAGTTATTATTAGAGATTTAGAAGAAATTTCACAATTAGAAAAAGAAGAAAATACAAAGATATTTCCCTTTGATGCAACATTAAAGAAAGATACTAAACGAAATTATTTTTATTTTGAATAAAGACGGGCATCGCAAGGCTGCCCTGTCGTTTGCTATATGACCGCACAAGGCGGTCTAAAAAGAAAAGGATTTGAGTTTTACTCAAATCCTTTAGCATTAGCAGCAAGCCCCCGCACCGAGCTAGCGCCGCTCAAACGAGCACGGGAACCGTTACCAGCACGCGAACCAACCCCGCAGTAAGAGGAATCACTCCAATAACCACCAGCCAGCAAAACGAAGCCTTCACCGTAAAAAGAACCTTTACCCATATCAGTATTAATAACAGTCCAACCACTTCCACCAGATGCACCAGTTGAATTTAAATATTGCCATAAAGCACCGCAACAATCTTCTATACCATAAACAGAAATCATTCTTCTACCAGCAGTATCTACGTGTCCACCAGTTGTTACTGGGTCAGCAGCACCAGAAATAGCAGTTCCTTGATTAGAACCAAATGCATATGCAGTAAATTCATTATCATTAGCTAAATGTTTACCAACTGAAAATAAATCTTCTACGTGATTTTGATAATAACGAGTATTAGTAATTGTTGCACCAAAAACTGATTTGGTATTTAATCCAGTTCCTGATTGTAAATAAATATCACACCATTTATCAATTACATCAATATATGCCATTCCATCAACATCAGCAAATCGTGGACGAAATGAGATACAAGATATTGAATTTGGTAATATATCGCCAGCATTATATCCAGATAATAAATGTCCAGAAATTGTTCCAACATTAGCACATACAGTATGGAATGAAGATAACCATTGAGTATTAGATGTTGTATATCCTGTTGGAGCATCTGAATTTAATGAACAAATTAATTCTTTATCAGAAGTAATATAAATGTAATAAGTTTTTCCAGCTTGTAAAGATGTTCCAGTATCTAAAATAGAAACGGGATTAATTTCTTTGGCTTCATAATTTTCATAATTAACTAATTCATTATTAAAAACTAAAGGTATATTACAAGGTTCAAGAATAATTGTTGTTTTATCAAAACAATTAGTTTTACCTTCTCTAAATAATTGAGTATAAGATTTACCTTTAATTGTATTATCTAATTCTTTAATATGAACAAAACGAAATGTAGGAGCAAATCCGCCTAATAATGTTTGTAATCCATATATACGATTAATTTGAACTTTTGAAATATCTATCATTGTAATACCTTTTATTTATATTTAATATTTATTAAATAAAAAACCCACCAATATTTTTAATTAGTGGGTAATATTTGGAGATAATAACAATATATTTTAATTTTCAATTAATTCAACAGTTTGTTTTCCTAATTCTATAATCATTGAATTAACAATTTTTTCTTCATTTTCACAATCATATGTTGGATGAGAACCATTAGCATCATAATATTTAATATTACATACAAATTCTTCTAAATCTTCAGAAGGTAATGCACTTTCATAAATTTCATCAGTTCTTTTATCCCTAATATAAATGGTTAATATATATTCATCTAAATGAGCTTCAACAATTTCAAAATCTTTTGTAAGTTTTTTTGGAAATACTTGTTCAACACCATTTACGGATTTAATTTCCGTTGGTTTATCATTAATTAAAAACCAACTAACACAAGAAATCAAAAATGCAATTAATACCACTAAACCAAATTCTTGAAATTTTTTAATAACTTTCATTTTTTAATCCTTTTCTAAAATTCCTTTGTATGTTCTATAAGAATATTTGTCATTGGGGTTAAATTTACAACGATAAAATCCATTAAGTTTCTTTAACCATTTAGCATATTCTCTCTTTTCTTTTTCTTTTTGTTCTTTTAATTTTTCTTCTAATGTTTTTTCTTCCATTTCATTCTCCTAATATTAAGCATTAATTAATTTCCCTACTGACCGAATACCATAATCTAAATCAAATTTTAAATTTTCAACAGAATCATATTGATAAGTTATTTGATAATTAACAGTATTATACTTATGATATAATCCATTCATTTTAAAAATAACAGGAATTATTTTACGACCACCAACAACCATATCAAATGGAATCTTTTCAACATTTTTATGAGTTTTATTATCTGTAATAATAGCCAAGCCTTTAATTCTTTGACGTTTCATTTGTTTTCTCCAATGTTAACAATTTACAATTTTCTTTAGGTTCAATATATGTTTGTTTACCATTTAATCTTGTTGGTACAGAAATAACGTATACCTTATCTGATTCCATTATGATTTTTCCAGCAAATCCTTTTTCTTCATTAAAAATAGCATATTTTCCAACATTAGTCATTTCATTAAGCCCAATCAATATTATTATAATAAATACCCCATTTATCATCAGCTTCATCCATAAAGCCACAAACAGAATCTTGATTATTTTTAATTGTAAAAACTTCTGAATGCTGTTCAACATAATTAATAACTTGATTAAATAAGTTTATTAATTTATTGTCATATTCTTTATCATTATAAATTTCAACCATACTTTCAATGTGTGATTTAAAACCATTTTCAGCTAAAAAGAAAGCACTACTTCCGCACGTTTCAATTCCATAACCTTCCCAAAATTTATCACCATCATTGTACCAACGATAATTTATTTTGGCAAAAGCACGAATAATTTCACCACCTAATGTATCACATTTACCTATATCAGGAACATATTGATTAAACAATTTATAATATTTCTTTTCAGTTTCTGTTTTCTTTACCATATTTTTATCTTTTAAAAAAATAAAAACCTATCAAATTATTTTGATAGGTTTAATATATCAAATAAAATTTATTTGTCAAGAAATAAAATTAAATTTTTTCATTAATTTTTCAATATTAGACATTTTATTTAGAAAATAATTTTCGTTATAAAAACTACTCCATTCCCAAGTAATATATTTTGTAACAACTCTTTTATGTGGTTTTATTTTACAAAATAATTCACGACTGCCATCATTCCAAATAACACGACAATCATCATAAAATGTTCCCGAATTTGCATCAACAAAAAATGTATTGCCATCAAATTTTGTAATTTCATATTGATAAATTTCTTCAGTTTCATAATGTAATTTAAATGTATTTAAAGAAACTTCTAACATTAGTTGAGTAAATAACCATTTAAAATTTTTAAATTTTTCTGATGGAGTTTCTCCTTTTAAAAACTTACGTTTAATAAGTTCTTTTGAATATAAACTATATTTAGATAAAAATTCTTCATATTTTTTAAAATTTTCATTGGACAAACAATTTAAATAAGGTTGAGCATCTTTTTTATACCAAGTAGAGAGAATATCTAATCCTGTTATACACATATCCATATCAGTATTGATAGATATTTCTGCTTTCCACTTTATATTTTTTAATTTTCTTTTATAATTTAATGCTCGCAATTTAGACATTAATATATTATCGGAATTATAAATTCTTTTAAAAATATTCATTATTCATTTCTCCCATATAATTTGTTTAAGAGATTTTAATCTCTTTCTATTATAAATTTTTTTAGATTTAATAACTTTTTGTTTATATAAAGGATTATTCCATAATTCAAAAGCCATCATATCTCGTTTTTTAAGAGGATTTTTAATTTTAATTAATAGCTTTGACATATTCTTCTCTTTCATAATATAAATAACTTTTTGTTAAATCAATATTTAATATTAATGGTGTTTCTTCTTCAAAATAAAAAACTAATTGATTATTTTTATAATCTATTTTATCAATATGTTTCTTAAAAATATTTGAAATTTCACCTTTTAATATTTTAATAGGTTCATTTGATATAATCTTAAATATAAATTGTGTCATTGGTAAATCACAACATATATGAAATTTTATTTTATTTTCATCAAGAGTAATAGTATTAATTTTATTTTCTTTTAATAATATTAAATCTTCCAAACTAACATCATATAAATGTTTAACTTTATTATATTGAAAATGAAAAGAATTAATAGCATCCATCCAATTATCAAATTTAATAATAAAATTATCAGAATTAATATATGAATATTCGTTTTCTGTTAATAACGAATATGTTTCAAAATCAACTTTTCCATTATTATATAATTTATGAATTCCTAATGTACCATAGCCAACTTGATTTGATTGATATGTATCTATACAAGTAATAACAAATTTATCATCTAATTCAGAATAAATTTGCCCAACTTCAATTTTCATTTTCATCTTCCTCTTGATAATCTATTTCAATTTTTGTAATAATTTCATTAAATATTTTTTCAAATTTTCTAACTGCTTTTTCAAATTCAATTTCAAAATCATCAATACTTAATGTATGTGAAAAATCTTTTTTAAATTCATAATTATTATCACCAAATTTAGCATCTGCTGTTAAAATAGTATACATTTTATTAAAATAATCACTATAAAAGTGAGAAATATGATATTTAATAAAAGTTTTTCCAATTTTCTTTTTAAAATTGTATTTTTTATCTTTTAATCCTTTTTCATCTATATCATTTAATGTTATTGTCATAAATTAATACCTCTATATTTTTTATAGAGGTATTATAAAAAATTTATTTTAACTTGTCAATGATTTTTTGGCACTCCCAAGAGGATTCGAACCCCTAATTTAACGTCCGTAGCGTTATGGTTTTTCCAGTTAGCCTATAGGAGCAATTTTATTCATAATCATCAATAAAATCTAAATCACCTTCTCTTGATTCTATTGCACGAATGCATTGATTACATAATAAACCTAAATCTTTTTCACGATGTAATTCAGACATTGGATATTCTTCACCACACCAACTACATTCTGCATATTCTTCAAAATCTTCATTATCAAAATTATCTTCATTAATATTTTCTGTATGTTCTTCTTGTTGAGGATTATCACCCCAAAGTTTATTTTGAACTAACATTACAATATTTCCTAATCTTTGTTTAGCAGTTGGTTCATCAATTTTACCATCTTCTAATGCACGATAAATTTCTTCAGCTTTTTTTACTAATTCATCATTATGAGGTAAATTACTATTAATAAATTGTAATTGCATCCAAGGATTAACTTCAGAACGATGTTCATATTCTACCAACATTTTTTTAATTACTGGGTCAGCAACTTCATTAACATTAGTATAATTTTCAACATTTTCTGTTAATACAGAATAAACACCATCTTCTAAACCAGAAGCTATTTCATTATTTTTTTCTTTTGCTTCTGAAATAATATTTTCAATAACATTGATTGATTTATTTTCATTTAATAATTTACGACCATAAATATATCCAAATGCATATTCTCTTGTTTTATCTTTTAATTGATTAATATCCATTTTTTAAAATCTCCATAATATATATTATTATTTATATTAATATTAACAAGAACGATTTTTAATATGTTTAATTAATTTATCAAAAGAATCAAATACCCAATAGTCATAACCATATGATAAAATATAGTCTTTATGAAAATATCCATTTTCTTCTAATTTATTTTTAAGTTCTTTTAATAATTTTAATTGTTCTTTTGTTTGGATATACCGATAATCAATCATTAATGAAGATGAACCATTAACAATTCTAATCCAACCCAAATCTAATGTTTGTTGTGTAGCATCTTCATCAGAATTAAATGTTTTTTCTAAAACTTTTTCAATAAATTGTTTATGACCGAAATCATTCATTATTGTAAAAACTTCATTTGTTGGTGAAATCCAAAATCCATATGGTTTCATTAATTTTGTTCCTTAAATTTACAAAATAGTGGATTAGTATCTCCACCGCCTACATAACAAACAACTTCTTCATTTTCACATCTAAGTATTGGAATATAAGTAAAATTACCTTCTCTCACTATTTCACAAGTCATTGTTAAACCAATTATTAAACAAAACAATTTTTTCATTTTATTCTCCAATAAATTATTTAAATAAAATATATCATAAAAAAATTATTTGTCAATAGAAAAATTAAAATGGATATTTCCCTATTATTTTTTTGATTTCAATAATGCAAGATATAAAATTAATATCTGGAAAAGCTACAAAATTATGCTGATATAAATATTTGGCAATTATAATTAAAATATCATCATATAATTTTTCTTCCGTTGTAATCATTGATAAATGATTATACATAAATTGATATAATGATTCATATTCTTCATTAGCAATATTTTGAGCTAATAATTTTTTAAGTGTAAAGCAATCATTATTAATATTATTAATTACTTCACTAAATTTATCATATGCATATGCTGCATCATTTTTTAAAGGTTGTAAAATATTATTAATTGTATTTTGGTCAATTGCATTAATACAAGCTCTTAAATCAGGCTGATAAATTTCAACATATTTAACGACATCATTCATATCATTAACAATAATACGTTCATCTTGTAAAATTTTTGCAATACGTCCAACAAATTCTTCAAATTTTAATGTATTAAAATGATAACGTTGACATCTTGATGTAATAGCAACATCAATTTGAGCAATATTATTTGTTGTAAAAATAAATCTACACCAATTAGAATATTCTTCTAATACATATTTTAATGATGATTGAGCTTGTTTAGAAGCTCTTTCAAATTCTTCTAAAATAATAAGTTTTACAGTATCTTTTTCTAATGGTGGAACAGATGCATAATCAATAACTTTACGCATATCATCAATAGAAGTCTTATCAGACATATTATAACGAATATAATCAGTTAATTGTAATTCATTAATTAAAACATTAATCGATGAAGATTTTCCTGTTCCAGGAGGACCATAAAAAATTAAATGTGAATCAATAGTTTTATTAGCAATCCACGTTTTAAATTTATTTTCATATTCATCATTAATATATACTAAATCAGAAACAGTTTTTGGTCTATATTTTTCAGTTAATATTTGGTTCATTTTCTTCCTCATTAATAATTTCTAAAGGTTTAATATCAAAAGCACATTCTGGGTATACAGCAACCCCTTTTATATCATAATCATAAATTTCATTTTTTTCATTAATATTTCCAACACCGAATGAACAACAATATAAAGAAATGTTATTAGATAACATATTATTAACTATGTTAGAAGCAACAGAAAATTTTTCACTACAAATTTCTCCCTCAATCCATAAATTATTATTTTCCATATAAACTTTTGATACTTTACCACAAATAATTTCAGGTGGTATAAAACCATCTGAAGAAGGAAAATCTAATGTAATAGGAATTACATTGTTTTTTAAATTATTATATACCTTTTCCACTTCTTTTAATGGATATATTCTATTATTCCTATTTAATTCATCTGCTTTTAAACAACAACTTTTAATTTTTACATTTTTATTCATTTGATATTTCCTCATTATTTTTATAAATGCTAAAACTATCTGAAATTAATTTTGCATCACCTCTGACATAAGATTCACTATAATCAATATCAAAATCAACTTCTTTTAAAAATTTTAAAAACTTTTTTTCATTAACATCTTTAAATTCGCAAATATCTTCAATTGTTGATTTTTCTAGCAATACAAATGCAACATTACCTTCTTTATCAAATTGCATTTGATAAATTGGAATTGAAAAACGTCTGTTATCATAAATAAAATCACAAAACATACTAAATTCTGGCATTTTTTCAGTCATTATTTTACCTCATTAATATTAAACCAAATATTCCTAAACAACATATACCAATAAATGATAAAATTGTCAAGAAAATTATTTTTAACGGATTGAATTTCTTTTTCGTTGTATTCCATTCTTCCCAATGTTTTTGAACAAAACATTTTAATTCAATATCATTTGGTAAATGGTCTTTTCCAAATAAAGCATATAATTCTGGATATTTTCTTTTATCAAAAATTTTATTTGGAACCCATTTAATATAACTTTCGGGAACTGCTCCATCAACAGTCATCGTAAAACCAATTGGAGTTGTATCTTTAATAGGAATATTTTTATTAAAATCCCATAAATCTTTTCTTTTGGTAGCTTTAATAACCGTAATTCTTTCCATAATATTAATCCTTTATGTATTATTGAATATACCAAATACTTTTTCTTTTTCCCAACACGCAACTGAACCTTCTTCACTACCATCGGGAAGTTTAAAACAATCAGTATCTCTTAAAACATCTCCTAATGATGTATAAACAAATTTCCAACCTGATTCTTTTAATTTATTAATTTTTTCTTCTGATTCTTTTAAATAATCTATCCATTCTTGATTAAAAGGAAGTCCATATTTTTCAGAATCTTCTTTTTGAACTTGAATTTCTTCTTCAATAGTTCTAAAATTCTCAGGAACACATAAATCTGGTTGTTCTGTATATACTTCCCATTCTTCAAAATCAGGATATTCTTCCATTCTTTTTTGAATTTCTTTTAATAATGTTTTAACTTTCATTTGAATATCTCTTTGCTTTAATTGTTAAACCATCTGCCATTATATTTGTAATTTTAAAAGGTATACCTGAATCAGAATTAAATATATATCCTATTTGAATTTTAGATGGTAATAAATTTTTTCTAAATTCCATTGATTTTTTATTAGGAACTGCATATAAAGATTCCCAATAATATTCTAATTCTTGTGCATCTTCTTTTGAAATTATTACGTGATAATTTCTTTTCTTTTCAAAGTATGTTTTATTAAAAATTTTTAATAACCATTTAAACATTTTTCAATTCCTCATTTAAAATTTGTTGAGCATACTCACCTCTATCAGCAATTCTTTCAATAATTCGTGCTGAAGGGTCATTTGTATTCATCATAGCATACTTTAATGTTTCAGTATCTTTATAAATATGCTTTCCTGTTGCATAAAAATTTAATCCTTTTATAAGAGTTTCAATTATATCATTACAATGACATACTTGATAAATTAAATCATCCAAATAACACCATTCATCACAATGTTCTAAATAATTCCAAGCTATATCTGTATCAACACCTCTATCATTAAGATAGAAACAATCATATTTTGGTTCTTGATTGTCTATATCATCACCAAAAGGTGTATTAAATTTAAATACAATGTAAGTATAAGTTATAGGTTCTTCTTTATTTGTATGCCAAATATTATTCATTATTTTCTCCTGAATATTGAACTTTTATATTAAATATTTGTCCTGTTAATTTTGTTAAAGGTGCAACTGTAATTAAAGTATGATGACACCATACAGGAAAACAATAACCTAATATTTTTTGACAATATTTTTTATACCTTCTCCAAGATATTTTATTAAAATGAGTTTGAAAATATAAAAAATCGGGATGTTCTTGGCAAAAAATATCATAATCAATTTCTCTGCTTAAATGTCTAAAAGCATATTCTTCACTAAAAATATTATACACAATGTGGTCTTCAAACATTGTTTTTTTATATTCCCGTTGAGAAAAAATATCTTTTAAAATATCATAAAGTCGTATCATCAATAATTCCAAATTCTTTTAATTGTGTTGGCATTGTTTTAGAAACAGCCATTAAACCTTCTTTTAATGATTTAGGAGAAATATACCATAAAGTTTCATCTTTTTCATTAATTGTCATAGCCATTGAAGTTGACCAATGTCCGTGTCTTAATAAAACCCAATCTCCAACATCAATATAATTAATATTATCAGATTTATAAAAAACCTTTGCCCATCGTGGTCTAGCAAAATGTCCTTCATAATCCATTTTTTCAGCTGGTACAATAAAACCAGATTTTAAAGTTCTTTCACCATATTCTATATTTTTAACAAATAATGAATTTGGTAAACATTCAATATAATGTGGTATAGTTACTCCAAAATCAATCATTTTAATCCTTAATTTTCTTCTTTAGTTTCATTTTCATCTGTTGCTTCAATTTTCTTTTTTGATGGTTTTGCAACTTTAATAGTTTGGTTTTTAATTAATGATTCAACAGTCATATCTTTTAACTCATCTTCAATTTTTGCGTTTTCTTCAATATTATCTTTCATATTAACAGTTGCTTGCTGAATCGTATTAGCATTATAATATTTTTCGAGCATTTCTTCTCTGGTTTCAACAATTTTTCCACCACGACCGAGCCTATCACCACGACCATTCATATGAGCATTCCCTAATGCAACAGTTTTTTCATTTTTTTTAGCTAAAGAAATCATATCAACTTCTTTACCTCTATAACTTTTAACCATTATTTTTCTCCTTTTTCAAACATTTTACAATGACAATGACCTGTTTTTTCCATATCTTCTTTAATGAATACACAAGGACACCTAATATCTTCTAATTCACTTGGTTTATTTTTTTGATATATGGTATATTTACAAGGACAATAACCTTCACATTTGTTTACAGCATCATACATTTTGTCAAAAATTTTACCTAATTTGTATCCATTTTCTTTTGCATAATTTTCATACCATTCTTTTGTATGTAATTGAGCTTCATTTTGAATATTATAAATAAATTCAATTATTTTTATCTTTTTTTCTTCTGATATTCCATCACCTAAAAACTCGTTCATTTTCGGTAATAAAATATTAACATAATCTTCTTTTTTTAACATTTAATTTTCTCCATTATTTTTTAATGATTTTACATCAAAAACAAACCCTTTACAATATAATTCATCATCTTCTATAATATCAAACCATTCACAAGGAATATTTGTTTCATATTTAAATTGAACATCAGAAGGATGTTTAATTTTAATAAATGTATTTTCATTTAATTTTAAAGCATTTTTAATTGTTTTATAAAAAACAGGATAATCATAATTAATTGTATCTAATAAATCATCAATTTTCTTAATACTTACAAATTCAGATTCTTCTGGATACCAAATAAAATGTGCATCTGAAAAACAATCATATTCAAGTCGTAATGCTCCATTTAATTCAAATAAATCATCGCTACAACCATAGGCAATAACTATTCCATTTTCTTTCATTTCTTGAAGTAAATCTTTATCAAAATTATCACCATAATTATGATTATTTAATAATTCAGCATATTCTTTTAATGTTCTTTTCATCTTTCAAGTTCCTTATAAATCATCAGTATCTATTATTAAGTTTGGATTAAATTTTACATCATTTTCTTTAAATGGTTCACCATATGCACAATAACCCATTGCATTAATAATATATCGTTTATTATTACCAAACACAAAATCTTTTCGGCAATGAACGTGTCCAGAAATTACTAATTTAATATTATCAAATTCATTAACCCAATCTTCTAAATCAGAAACATAACTAGCATTTGCTTTATGATGTTTGTACGTGTCATCAATACATTGTGGAGATAAACAATGATGTGTTAATAAAATAATTTTGCATTTAGGATTAATTGCTAAAATTTCATCATAACATCTTTTAACTTCCTCTTTTGCTTTATTATGTAATTCTAAATATAAATTTGGAGTAATGTTTCTTGATGGAGTTTCCCACCCCCATTTAAAATCATTTAATGATTCTTTAGCAACTAACATATTTTCTCTAAATATCATTTCAGGAGTTAATTCGGTTGCAGGTACATATTCCTTACCTTTATCCCCTAAATACATATTAATCCAAATATTATATGCTTTCTGCCGATTATTATATTCTTCAAGTGTTAAATCAGTATATTCATAATTAGTAAAGAATGTTGAACCAATAACTGCAACATCTTCTTTATTTGATAGAAATGTCCAATCATTTTCCAGATATGTATAATACATATGAGTTTTAGGATATGCTTGTCTTAATTCATCCTGTAATTCATATATAGTTTTTCTTCCTTTTTGATAAACTAAATGATTCCCTTCAATAAATATAACTCTTTCATTCGGAAAAAAACCTTCTAAAAATGCTTGAGTATAATCTAAACCTGTTGCCATATCACCTGCAATCAATGTTACACAATCATCTTCGTGTTTAAGTTTTCTTTTATAATAGTGGTAAAAAGATGAATGATTAATAGGTAAATTACCATTAATTCCATCTGTAAAATGTATATCACTCATTATTCTAATTTTCATAATAAACTCCATATTAATAATACTAATAATATTAAGCATATAAACCATATAATATATTCTATATCTAATTCATCACTAAATGAATCAAACTTTCCTAATTCTATGTCATATTCATTTTCTTCATTATACATAAAATTTATCAAAAAATAAAATTATTTTATATTAAAATATTCATCAAAATGAATTTCTAACACTTTAGCTTTTAAATCTTCGATTGTGCCATTATTTTCAAAAATATGCGTTGGATTATCAATGCCAACCCATCTCCATTCAGATTCGTGGACATTTTTAATTTCTGAAATTTCATCTTCTATAATCCAATGTGCTGTGTTAGTATTACCATCAAAAGAACATAACCAATGTTCACCGCTATACATATAATCTGATTTGGTACTAATAATTGAGCAAGTATTATATTTTTTTAATTTAATAGAAGATGGAATTTCTTTAAAATTCTTATAAGTTCCAATAAAGTTCGCATTTTCTGAAAAATTATTCCAAATTTTTCTATGTTCTTCAACTTTTCTAAACCATTTTGGTAATTTCCCACGCTCAACTCGCCAAATTTCACCACCAATTCTTTTAATCATTTCAATTTCATTTGGAAAACGAACATCAGTAATAACAATATTTTTATCACTTTCCAAAATCTTTCTTTCAAGACAATCAACCCAAATATTTTGATGTAATTGATTTCTTAAAAGATTAGTTCCTAAAAATTGTAAAGCATATCTTGGTGTAAAATCCTTACCCATTTTTTCTGACCAAAATTTATCTGGTTGTTCTCTAATAGCTCTATCTTCAGGTGTTTCACCAGCAAGCATTTTCCTATCAAAACCAAATAATAGTGATGCTACATCTTTTAAATGACTCGCAAATGACATTTTTTCCCAATTAGGTAAATTGTTAACTAAAATATCACCAACTGTATCTTTGCCAGCTCCTGCTAAACCACAAATACCAATAATTTTTTTATTCATATTTTTTCCTTACACTCATATATTCTTATAATTTTTAACATACAAAAATGCCTTTGTCAAGTTAATTTAACAAAGGCATTAAATATATTATCTAATAAGTAATGATTCATATGGTGTGAGATTTTCCCAACTTGAAAAAACATATATATCACTTTCATCTTTAAATGCAAATTCCATATTAATTATAACAAGTCTGTCCAAGCTATTTATATTAATATTTTTAATTCTTGCAGTTAAATTATTAGGAAGATATTGACAAAATTTATTAACAATATGTTGAGAGTGAGTTGCAATATCTTCATCTAAATTGAAATTCCATTCAGTTGTTGTTTCATCAGAATTTTTAAAAAATTCTTTCATTGCTTTTTTAATTTTTTTATTTCCCCATTTATTCATTTCAAGTCTAGCTTTATTTAATTCAAATTTATTTTCTTTATCATAAAAATCATTATTATTAAAATCCTCAATGGATAAAATTGAATTTTCTAAAAATTGTTTATCATCATCATTATGATTATATTTAGAATGATACATTAATGGTGTACCTGTTAAAGTTATTTTTTTTAAATATTCAGAATTTAAATCAATTGTACGAAATTGTTTATTTAATTCTGTTTGCTTTGTAGGATTAATTTCTCCACCATATTTTTTAAAAGCATCAGCAAATGTTATGGGTTTTTCTTTCTTTTTAATTTTTTTTAAAATTTTTTTTGTAAAATCTTTAACTTTTGAAAAGAAAATATCTAATTTTTTATTATTTTTTGAAATTTTATTAATTGGATTTTTAAAATTAGAATTTTGATAATATTTTTCTAACGCATCCATAACATCATTATTAATATAATTTGTTATAATATCATTTGAAATACCTGAATTTACAATTTGTTCATATTCTATATTCTCTTTAATAGACTGCGGTGATACTCCTGAATTATATAAAATTTTTGCAATAAGTTGAAGAAATTCATTCTTATATTTCTTCCATATTTTATCATCATTTTTATACATATTTTTATATACTTTAAATAAACTAAACATTTTTTATCTCTCCTTAAAAAGTTAATAAGCAAAGTTAAACTTTTTACTCGTAAAAGTTAAATTTTAAATCTAACTTTGCTCAATTAGTTTATTTAGTATAATAAATAGGAAAAAATTAATCAAAATAAAAAATAGTATTTTTTACTTCTATTTTTGCAAGTATATTGGGGAAATTAAATCAAAGATAAAATGGTGGGCATACCGAGAGTCGAACTCGGATGAGGATACCCCCGACAGATTTTAAGTCTGTTGCGTCTACCAATTCCGCCATACGCCCTTAATAATTTTATTTATATTATATTTAAATATTATTATCAATATATTATAAATCACTTCTGCTCTGCAAAAACATTTTTGCTTGTATATTTAAATTATCATCCTTATTTAACTGCTACCTCAATTAACGGACATATTATTTGCAAGAGTAATTAATCCTTGGATAATAAATGGTAGTTTTATTTCTGTAACTAATTACTGTGATTACCTCTACGTTCATATATATAACATTATATTTTTTAATTGTCAATACTTTTTTTATTATTTTTTTTACTTACTAATTTATTTAAAAATTTCATTAATTGTTGTTTATCACAATCCATTAAATCGTTAAAATTTTTATAACTCATATGATTAAGTAAATCGTGATAACATCCTTCACAAACCTCTATTCCAAATAAATCAAATAAAGGTTCATCATCTTCATTCGGACATAAAAAACATCTTCCTTTTTTATTTAAATTATCTTTTTCATAAACAGTCTTTGTAAATAAATTTAAAAATTTATTAAACATTGATTTTTTCTCCTCTTTTACTTGATTCCATTCTTGAATATTACGATTATAATATTCAGTATCTGATTTATTTAATTGATTTGTATATATTTTAAAATTACAATCATTACAAATAGTATATGTATAAGCTAATGCTTTTTCAGGTTGCTGATAACATAAAGCTACAATTAAATCAATACCTGACCCAAAACCTAAATTTGTTGACCCACATTTAGGACAAGGTTTATATGGATAGATGTTACTATAATTATTCATTAAAAATCTCCATAAATTATATATGGAGATTACACTATATTTAATTATTTGTCAACAATTTTTTCTTCCGTTTTTTTATTCCATAAACCTTTTGCTTTTCTTTCTGCAAACGTTTCTTTAACAAAATGTTTAGAAATTTCATTTTCATAAATTTCTTTTTCTTGTTCATAATTATTAATTCTTTCATTTGCCATATCAATATATTCTTGTGAATTATCAATACCAATATAATTATGATTAAGAAATTTACAAGCTATCGCTGTTGTTCCTGAACCTATATATGGGTCAATAATTAATTTATTTGTTTCATTATCCAGTATAGAATATATGCATCTTAATGGAATTTGTAATGGAAAAGGTGCAGGATGATTTGACTTTTTTTCTGGTGATATTTCCCATACTGATGTTAGTAATGAATGTTTTGATTTCATTTCTGAACCAATTAAATTATTATTAATTGGTTTATATAGCCAATAAATTCGTTCTTCTATTTGCCAAAATCTATAACCTCTAATATTAGATGCTATTTTTCTATTCCAAATAATTTCTTGTCGTATTGTCCAATCAGTTTTTCTTAACCAATCCATTGGATGAATCATATACCCTTTATCCCATCTTAATTTATGATTATAAAAAAATGAACCGCCAGGTTTTATTATTCTATATAATTCATTTAATACTTTAATTTGTAATTCTTGATAATTATTTTCAGGCATTGAATCATTATAAGAATTGTATTGAACATCTTTAACTAACCAACCTTTATTTTTTTTCCCAAACTTATTATAAGGCGGAGAAGTTATACCCATATCTACACTATTAGAATCAAATTGTTTTAATGTTTCTAATGTATCACCAAAATATATTTTATTTACATTCACTTAAAAGCCTTTCATATAAATCTTTAACAATATAAGATTTATAATATTCTAATTTAGTTTTTGATGCAATATAAATTAATTCTGCATCATCAATATAAGATTTATAATTAAATTGTAAACTTCGTAAATAATGATTTGGCTTTCTTGGTAAATGTGAATCACCAAAATAATTATATAACTTATTATAAAAATGTGTTTTTAATTTTGGAGAATCATACTTTATTTTAAAAATATAAATTAATTTTCCATCTATAAAACCACCTATTAATAATGTTGGATTTTCTTTTAAATGCTTATGGTATCTATCCCAAGTATAATCACTATAAGAACCAGACCCATTTAATTTTTCAGGTTTTTGCTTGGAAGTATCACAATTACTTAATTTAACTTCACAAAATCCTTCTTCATTTTGTCCATCATATCCTAATTTAGATAATAATGGTTGATAATTACATTCATATAAAATAGTTCTTTCACGAGCAGTAGATGAATTTTTATCATTAATAAATTGCTTTATTAATTGTATAATAATTTCTTTATTATTTTCTTTATTTAATGTTTGATTAAATTCTTGAATTTTATCAGTTGAATAAAAATATATTAATTTATCTATGATATTCATTTAATATCAATAACTCCCACATAAAAATTTTGGAAGTCTGGACGAGATTCGAACTCGCATCATCTTTTCAGATATACGGTTTTGCAGACCGCTGTATAGCCATTCTACCACCAGACTTATAAAATGGTACGGTAAGTGAGAATCGAACTCACATATTCAGCTTGGAAGGCTGACGTAATAGCCATTATACCATTACCGCATTAATGGAGCGACTTGTGAGAATCGAACTCGCATCTAAACCTTGGCAAGGTCTTGTATTAACCATTATACGAAAGTCGCAAATATTGGCAGGAGCAGTAGGATTCGAACCCACGAGAAGCGCACGCTTGACGGATTTGGAGTCCGTTGCCGTCGACCACTTGGCTATACTCCTATATATCTTTTATTTATATATTTTATAATATTTTCTATTTCATTATCAATATATTTTTTATGACTTGTTAAATCTTTTACAATATACAAATCAATTTTTTTCTCATTACAAAGATTAACTTTCTTTTTATCTTTTTGTTGAACCTGTTCTAATAAATTTTTTCGAATATTTTTATAATGATATATACCATTCCATTCAATTGCAAAATTTATTTCTGGTATAAAAATATCAAGTTCTAACCCATCTAATATTTTTCTATCATTTTGTATAATAGTCCAAGTTGGATATTCTTTCACCAATCTTTCATATAGTAATATTTCTGCTTTTGAACGAGAACCATTTATAAATTGATTATTATAATTATTTCTACAAGTTCCTGAACAAAACTTTCTTTTCTTACAATCACTTGGATTCAAATATAAAATTTTACCACATTGAGGACATATCCATTGTTCTTTTATATGAATATTTTTTCCTGTTTTATGATAACCAGTAAAACCATTTGGCAAACAATGATTTTCATAAAATTTTTTCAATGTTTTAGAAACTTTTTCATTAATTTCTTGTCTTTTATTTTTTGTTGAATAACTTCTAGCACATTCTTTACAACAAAAATCTCCATTTGACCATTTACTATATTTTTCTAAAAATTCTTTACCACAATTTTTACATATATACATTTAAAACCTTTATATATGTATTTATTGATTTGAACCCATATAATAATTTTTAAGTTATTTATTATAATAATATTTTTATTTAATAATATCAATATATTTTTTATTAATTTCTTTAACAAGCCAAACGTTATTATCAGAAATATAAAATTCAATACCATCAGCTAACATTTGTTTAGCATCAATAGATAAAATAATTGTTTTACCTTTTCTTCTATCACCAACTTTTTTAGCTGTTTCAATATCATTTGATAAATGAACATATTGCCTTTTCATAGGTAATAATCCTTTTTTCATAATTGAAGGAATATTACTTTCTTGTGTTCCGTGATATAAAATAATTGGTGGGATAGATTTCTTAAAATGTAAATCTACATCTTTTGTTGTATGACCTTGATTAGCTCTAATTTTTGTACCATCTTCTGATATAGAAAATCGTTTCTTATCATTTGTATCAACAATTTCTTTAATTTTATCATACGATAAATCCATTTCAGAATTATCAATAATATATTGTATATCTCCCCAACCTTCTTTATCCAATTTTAAATTAATTGTTTCTGGTTTATGACGTAGAATATAACTCAAATACTTACTAATTTCTATATTATTCATAATATATACCTATAAAAAATAATGAGTGATTCCTAAATATTTAGGATTAAATCTGTCACTCACAGATTATAATATTATTTTACACCAACAACTTCACGATAATCTACAATGTCAGCGTCTTTAACATTTGGTACTTCATTATCTGTATAAATAGTTGCTTCTAGTAATGGACCAAAATTATTAGTATGAGCATTATAATATGCAGAATATGCAATACCTTTTTTCTTCAATACAAGCATTGTTTTAGGACGTGTCCAACCAGCATTGCTTTTACCAATTTCACTCAATAATTTTTCTTTTACTTCTTCAGTCATTTTATTCCTCTCTTATTTTGATATTTTAATATTTTCTTTTAAAAAACCTGTTACAAATCCTAAAAATGCTCCCACTTGAAACATAGTAACATTTGTAATACCTAATTGGGCTAAAATTCCAAGAATTGTATCTTCAAATGCAAGTCCAACAATCCAACCTGCAACTCCACCAAAAAATGTTGAAGCAATACAAGAAACTACAATTAATATTGGAGTTAAAATAGCAAATAGAACAATCATCATTTTATTCATTTTCTTTTATCCTTTTCTGTTACAACAAATGAAGTTGCTGTTTCAGTAATAACTTCATCTGTTTCCTGAACAATAAATCCTTTAAATTTAATATTATAAATGGTTTCATTTTTTTTAAATAGTTTTCCTTTTTTAGTTTCCTTAACTATAGAAACTACTTCATCTTTATATTTGTAGTTTTCAATTATGTCAAGCATTTTTTTAAGTTTTGGATTTGAATTTAATTCAGTTTCATCAATTTTAATTTCAACTACATTTTCAAAAATAGAACGAGCAAAATAATAACCATTAATTAATTCACATTTTTTTCCTTTAAAATAGAAGATAGGTGATTCATTATCTGTTGGAATATGAACAATATCTGCTTTATAAACTTCATATCTCCACCCAATTTTAGAATAAAATTTGTGAATATTTTCATCCCAAATCACTTCATATGAAGGAGTTTTTGCTTCACAATCTTTAATTATCCAAACCATTAATTATTCTCCCAAATCATTGAAAGTTAATACACGATTAATATATCTTTCTAATGGAACATATGAACCATCTTTCATTTGAATTAAACATTCAGAAAAAATTGGACGTTTTGTATTTTTTTCATATGTGTAACCAGTATAAGCACAAGATACTTTATCAACCATAAAATTTCCAAAACCAATAAAGCAAAGTAATGCAAGAACAGCAATTACACTAATTTTAAAATCACGTTTAGTAAATGTGTCATCATCTTCCCAACCTTCTTCAATTTTTTTTCTCAAAAACCAATCAAACATTTTCTTTACCTTTCTTTTTCAAAGTTGCACATTTCATAAATTCTTCATAAGTTGAATTTAATTTACCATTATAAAATTTTCGTACCACATAATCAGATGTAAATGGTGATTTAAAAATACTTTTAAATACATCTTTAATCTGATTCAATGTTTCAGGAAAACCTACCATTATAACAGATGGAATAAACATCAAAGTCACCCATAATAGTAATAATGGTGTATACCAATGCTCAATTTCTAAATGTTCATCTTTTACATAATAACGGTATTTTATCATACCATATCTAAATTTCCTTAAAGGAAATAATTTTTTATGGTCTTTCATTGATAAAGAATATTCATCATATCCTTTTTCTAATAACGGAATATACTTATATTCTTTACCCATTTTTAATTTCCTTCTTTTTTGTCAAGTGTAAAATATCTCTTTAAATCAAATCCTTTTAGAGATGGCATATAATAACCATCTTTACCAGTATTTTTTACTCGGTATGTATTACCAGAAACGTCTTGCATCCATATACTTTTTTCAGTTACTTTAGTGACTGTTCTGGTGCTTATTACTCTATCAGACCAATCGTGATGACTTGAAAATGTATCTCCAACTTTAACTTCAACCATTTTAATTTCCTTTCATTAAAAATATCATCATTTGATATTGGTACTATAACATACAAAAATAACTTGTCAAGAACTTTTTTTAATTTATTTTATATTTAATTTTTCTTTTATTTCTTCCCACGACCAAGGTTCATAATTATGTGTATCAACCCCAATATCCATACAATTGATATTTTGATGTGGCATTAATTTCGTAAAATCAGCTAAATTAAATTTTCCGTGAGTATGACCATACAAATGAATTGACCCGTGCCAAGCACAATCCCATTCTGCTATTGGATAATGAGATAATATAATTCTATTGTCATCAATAATAATTCGTTTATATGGAACAATTTCTGCCCATACATTTGATAATTGATGTGGTATAAGTTTATCGTGATTACCAATTATTAAATATTTAATACCATTCATTTTAGAAAATGTTTGTTGGATTTTATCAGAATTCCAACCCCAACAAACGTCTCCTAAAACATATATAATATCATTTACACCAACTTTTTTATTCCAACGCTTAATAATTTCTTCATTCATTTGCTGAACAGATGCAAATGGTCTATTTGAATGTCGTATACTATTTGTATGGTCTAAATGTAAATCACTTGTAAAAAATATCATTTTATTCATCACCATACATAATTGGTTCAGCATCATAAAAATAAGTTTCAACCTTATTTTCAACTTTTTTCATAATTGGTAATTGTAATTCTTGAACTTCACTACGCATTACCATATTATTTTCAGGTCTTTTATCAGTAGGTATTTTAGATAATGTTTCTTCATCAAGAACTTTCATTACATTAACTCTTTTGAAATAAAACCCTCTTTTAAGAAATGGTTTAATATCATTAAAATTAATACCTTTTTCTTGAAATAGCATTTCATTCATTTCTGCTGTTGATTTACCTTGTAATTCTTTATGACTAAAATTTGCTTGTGCAACCATACTAACAGCATTTCGTGCAGCATCATTTTCTCGCCATACAAAAGCATTAGCTAATTCTATCATATTTGGTAATTGAAAGACACGACAATCAAAATTTGGTTTAAGATTTTCAACTTTTTCTTTTAATTTCGGATATTTCATACAATTTAAAACAAAAGATACAGTTGCCATTGATGCAAGAACAGATGTTAATTTAAATAATCTTCCATCAAACGGTGCTTTACTCATATCTTCCCAAGCTAATGAAATTTCATCTGACTGAACATATCCAAGTTTTGCATTTGTCTGTTTTACTAAATCTTGACAAACCTCTCTCATAACTGCAACAAATTCCATATCAAATGGTTTATCTAATCCACGACAAAAAGTATGAAAAGCACGACCATCTAATCTAACATATACAGGTAATCTTGGCATTAACATTGTTGATGTTGTTAATGCTTCATAAGTTTTCATACGGTCTCCCAAATTATCATTTATCATTTTAATATCCTTTAAATTTACTACAAAAACAAATCCGTTTTTTTCTTCTTTTTTCTCTTTTAAACATTGCAAAATCAATTCTTTTACAAATTGTATTTTCAAATATGTAATTTTCTAATTCAGTTAAAAAACTGTTATATAAATCATAATTCCAAATTTTACCTTTATATGGTTTTATCATATTTTTAATATGTGCCATTTGTTCTACAGAAAAGTAATTTAGTCTAATATATAAACAAGTATTTTTCCATATTCTTAAAGATAAACAAGGTATATTATATGGAAACATTGTATTTGTTAATTTATTAATATACCTATCACAAACAAAATTAACTTTTTTCTTATTTCTCAATTAAACTTCTCCGTTTATTTCTTTACATTCATATAATTTTAAAGTTAATTCTTTGTTTTCAAACATTTTCTTTGCTGTTTGAAATTCCTCTACTGAATCACAAGATAAAACTTTAGTATTTATATTACCAACATCATCTCTCATAATCATTTCAATAACATATTTCATCAGTTTATCTCCTCTCTAAGAGTTTTATTATATTTTGAAGCATTTTTTAAAACTTTATTAAATGTTTCAACTTCAACTTCACCTGTTTCAGGATTTAAATATTCCGAATAAGTTAAATCACATTTATCGTGATAACTTACATCAAGAATTAAAAGTTGTTTTTTTCCTTCTGTTATTAAACCACTTTCACCAGCAGAAACACTATCAATTTTTATAAAGTATCTCATAAAAACTCCTTAATTTGTTTTATAACGACAAGAACCAACTTCATAACCTTTTTCTTTTAAAAGATTATTAAAATTCCATTGATTTGTACCACCAGTATAATCTTTACGATGTTCAGCAGTCCGATACATAATAAACATTGAATGATTTAATGGACAACTTCTAACATCAGCAGTAGAAATATAATACAATTGTCCATTCCAATTAAAAAAACCAGAACAATAGTAATAATTGGCGTGCAATTCAATATCTGTTCCACCAAGAATCTCAATTGCTTTTTTTAAAGATACTTTTTTCATTGTTATAATCTTTCATTATTTGTTATTGATAAAGTTAATATAACATAGAAGAATTATTTGTCAATAGAAAAAAATAAAAAATCCAAGAATTTTTCTTGGATTTTTATAAAATATATTAATTTTTTATTTTGTTGGCTTAACTTTTGCATATGAAATAATTCTAAATGGATTTTTAAGATACCAATCACGATTAAATTTATGTTTAATAGCGTGATAAAATTTTCCTTTTGATGGTGATTTAATCCATTCAAGATAATCGTGTCTTGTTAAACCTCTAACGATATATGTTTTTGGATTTTTTTTAACTTTGAAGGTAATTATTTCTTCACCAGGAAAATAACGATTTCTACGTCCATAATAAGATACATCTTGTAACCAAGATGAATTAACTAATTTTTCTTGTAATAATGTACTTATTTTCATAAAAATCCTTAATTATTCAATAATAATATTATTTTTTCCACGTAAATAATCAATAGTTATCAAAATTGTTCCTGCTGTTGAAACTTGAATAACAGGTAAAGAACCTGCGTCATTTCCAACAGGAATAAATTTTGTAATTAACTGCATATTTTCATCTAACAATTCCAAATATAATGTATAATCTGAAAAATTATATTCTAATGTATAATCAGAATCATCATCAATAATTTCAAAAGTTGTTGGGTCAACTTTCTGTAAATCTTTTTCAAAATTAAATACATATTCAAAACCTGTTTCAGGAATTACCATCCAATATGAAGGATTAAATAATTCGTGAGCATCATTTGAAGTATGTGCTTGTTTACATTGATAATATCTATCTTGATAAGCAACTTTATCATCAACTTGATATTGAGTTGCTGTTACCCAATTTTGATAATAACTTGAATTAATATCACGTTTAGTAACGTCTAATATATTTCTATTAAATAATAGGCGAGCTGAATCTTCATTATTACTTGCTACAATAGAAATATATTTAATATCTTTTAAATCAACCGTTAAACCAGTATCTGAATCTTTACCTTGTTTATAAACATCTTCCCACATAGAAATTTTACCAGTACGTCCTGCATCTTCATCAAATGATGTTGATGAAGTATGTGCTTGACTACACATATAATAATATGTTGATGTTACTCCATCATATTCTTCATCGTGTTTTATAATATCACCAACTGCATAATATAAATTTGGTTCCCAAGTTAAAGTATTTTCATTAATTTTATTAACTATTGAATAAAATGGTCGTCTAATATTAAATGATAATTGTTTTAAATTTACGAAATCTCCATAAATTCCTTTATCAAAAAAGATAATAGGGATTCTTGTTTTCATAATTGTTTGAATAGCTTGATAATCAATACCAACACGATTTTCTGTTGATGCTAATTTATTAACATATTCAACGTTTGGAATAGCATCATTATCTGAAGCAATTCTTTCGGCATATGATAAATTAGTGTGTGTAGAATCATCAATAACTAAATAATTATCACGAGTTGTTTGAAATGTGATTTTTTGACCACTTTCATAGCTACGAATAACATTACCATTTAAGTCCAGAGCTTTATTTAATAAAACAGATGGAGTATAATAATTTACTAATTGCCAATATTCAGCATTATTTGTGGTAATATCAGTTGATGAAGTGTGTTCTTTTAAACAAATATAAATATTATAACCAATTTCAAAAGGTATTTGAACATAATCATTAACATTATATGTTACACCAACTTCCCAAGTTGAATAAGATGCATTATTTCCACCAAGTTCTAAATGTCCATAAAAACCAGAACCTAATTCAACATCTCCTGTTAAATTTGTACCACTTATTGTAACTTTATTATTATTAGAAGCATCTCCTTGTTCAATTGTAATACCATTAGTTAATGGACGAACAACTTCTTTTCCATCAATAATTTCAGTATTATATAATCCTTTAACTAAATCATCCCCATTTGGAGTAGCTAAATAATCTAAAAATACCCATTTTGGTTGATAAAAATCAAATTGATAGATTCTTTTGGAACTCATTTCAGGGTCTAATGTGTCAATATTATTTAATGTTGAATTATTTGTAAAACGAGTAGCAATTGTATTACTTTCTGTAACGTTTTTATCAAATAAAGAATTAATAAATGTTAAATATTCAGTTCTTTCGCTTAAAGTAATAATAGATTTTCCTAATGAACAATTACTAAATCTATTTCCAATAAATGAACCATTTGAAGTTTTATTATTTTCATTATAAGAAGTTATATTAATTGCTTGATTTGTAATATCTTTAAATAAGCAATTATTAAATAAAAACCAACTTAAATTATTTGAAATATTTACACCATTTCTAGCATTTTCAAAAATGCAATTAAAGAAATGTACATAAGAAGAATCTTGTAAACCTTGTGATTTAAAAATATTAACTAATGTTGAACCATTACCATTTTGTATATCAGAATAACCAATGAATTTAACATTTCTAAACCAAACATCATATGTTGAACCTAACAATAAAACAGTTTCTAATGTACTTTCAGACACATCAAAAGTCATATCTTCAACAATAATATTGTGTGCAATTTCTCCATTAACACCATATTTGTTTGTTGATGATAAATCACTTAAAACATAATTACTATCTAATGTTGTTAATAAAACATTCAAACCATTTTCATAACTATTTGTTTTAATAATAGTTCTATCAATTCCTTCACCTTTTAAATGAATACCAGTTGGTAATGCTAATGGTTTAGAATTAATAATATATTCACCAGCAGGAACTAACATTGTTTTGAAGCAATCAGGTTTATTATCTGCACAATAAACAGTTAATATAGCATTATAAAAAGCATCTGAATCATCAGTTGTTCCATCGCCCAATACACCAAAATTTTTAACTGAACAATAATCATCTAAAACTTCTTGAATTGTTCTATCAGAAGGTGGTGTAGCATTTTCTGTATAACTTGGTTCAGTTGTAATACCAATAATATCAAGAATTCCACCTTGTTCTTGACCTTCACCATTTTCTAAAACAAGTGTTTCTCCATTGCTAATAATTTGAATTTTTCCACCTTCAACAACTTGTGCTTTAACACCTAAATTTAAAGAATTTATTTTATCACAAAATCCTTGAGCATCTGTTTCTTTATCAAATGTAATTGTTTGACCATTTATAACAATTGTTGTTCCAGCTGGAATAGATGGATACAATTTGGAACCTGTTACAATTATAGGTAATTTACTACCATTACCATTTGAATAAACATATTTAATCATATCCAAATTATCACTAAATTCAGTTAAAACCTGAATATTACCATATGGAAATGTATTAGATTGAATTCTTTCTTTTAATTTTGGATTATTTGGATTACCAATAAACAAACTATTAGTATCAGTTGCTAAACCAAATTCACCTTCGTGTAAATCTGTTAATTCACTTTGATTACCACGTCTATGTTGTATTAATGCAATTTGTTTTGTATTTTTTGCCATCTTAAATAAACCTTTAACATCATATATGATTATTTATTTAATAAATGTTTGAATAAACCTATTGATTGCATTAGAAAAATTAAATCATTATTCTCTTTTTATTTAAGTTAAATCAATCCCTAATTCTTTGGCTTTATTTAGTAATTGAACTCTATTATAACATTTCATTCTTTTTAAAATATTTGTTATATGAACTTTAACAGTAGATTCTGAAATATTCAATTCATATGCTATCTGTTTATTAGATAAACCTTTATTGATTAATTTAATAACATCAATCTGCTTATTTGTTACAATTTTCTTAAATGAATTAATTACTAAATTATTTGGAAAGTATGTTTCATTTAATAAAATCAAATTAATAATGTTAAAAATTTTATCATTGGAATACTTTTTAGAAATATATCCAGCAACATTATATCTCATATAATTAACTATATCAGTTGAAATATATTCTGATGTTAAAATAATTAATTTACCATTTAAATTTTGTTTTTGAAAAAATGATAAAATAGTTAAAATATCAATTTTTGGAGTTTTTGTAATAAAAATCAAATCATATTGGTTAGATAGAATATTATTTTTGATATTATTATAATCACAGCAAGCATTAATTTCACAATTTTCATCAATATGTGTTAATAATTCTTTTAATCCTGTAATATACAGTTCTTCATCATCTATTATAAGTATTTTCATTTTTAACCTCTTTTCTGTTATGAAATTAACACAATAATTTAGAAGTTAATAATAATGCTTTTGGAAGTATAACATATAAGACTTAATAATTAGTTTCCAATATATAAAAAATTTTATAAAAAAATTATGTAGTAAAATCAATAAGTTAATTAATTAAAGTTATATAAATGATAAAATATTAGACAATAAATATTTTTGTAAAAAGAGAGCATCACAATATTTTGAAAGGTTAAAAATGAATACATCTTATGAAAAATTATCATTTTATAATACATTTTTTGGTGGCTCAATTGATGGCGATAATATTATTTCTACCGATTTTTATGGGAATAAACAAGTCGTTGGTGTAACAATGAAAAAATATCAAGATACATTAGATTTATTAAACACATATTATAATAAATTAATTGAACTTGGTATTATTGAAAAAGAAAAAACTCCTGAAGATATTGCAAAAGAACAACAACAAATGATGCAAGCTATGTTTGCACAAATGCAAGTTATGCAAGAAAAGTTAGATAGTTTACAATCAAAAAATAATGAAGAAATAATTATGAAAGGTGAAAATGATGAACGTGAATCAAATAGCGAATATGTTAACACAGAAATTCAATCTGAATCCAAATCAGCAGACAAACTTAACCCAGTCAATAGAAAAAGCAAGAACACTTCTAAATTCAGTAAACAATCCGACTGATGCATTATCAAAAGCTAATATTGACCAAGGATTTTTAGAAAAAATTAAAGGATACTTAAATAATCCAATGTATAGTTTTTTATTACCTATGATTGGAATTGATAAAAAAGTTGCTTTACAAAAAATAGATTCATTAGAACAAATGTTAAATAATCAAACTAATAATCCTATGACATTGCCTAATGAATCTCAACAATCATCACTCCCAATGAGTCAGAATGATGATTTAGAAAGATTTAGAAAAGGTCTAAATTCTTTCAAATAGGACTCAATTATTATTATGTATATTATTCAAATATTATTAAAGGAGAATTATTATGAATGAAATTATGTCAAATGATACAACATTTAGTTGGGGTTGGGTAATCTTCTTAATCTTAATTTTATGGTTCTTTGTTGGTGGTAATGGCTTTGGCTTTGGTTATGGAAACAGAGCAGGAAGTTTTTTAGCTGGTGATGTATTAGGTCAAATCCAAGGTCGTGATGCTTCATTAAGCTGTGGTGCTTCAAACTGTGAAGTTGAAAGACGTAGCTTAATTACTGCTGCTGATACAAACTTTAGAATTATTGACCAAGCTCAACAAACTCGTAGTGTTGTAGAAGCTACAAGTGCAACAACAAATGCTAAAATTGATTTCTATGCTTACCAAGATTTAAGAGATAAATTAGCTGAATCACAAAGAGAAAATATGATGTTACAAAACAAATTATATTCTGATGCTAAATTCGGTGCAATTGAAGCTCAATTAGCTTCTATCTCTTGCAAAATGGCTAAACAACCAGAAGTCTATGCAACAAGTGCTGTTTGTCCAAATGCTGCTGTTGTAAATGGTTTAGGTTTTAATGGCTTTACATATCCTGCTCCATATTCTTATGGTTGCAATGGTAATGTTTTAGCTTAATTTAAATAAACTTATCGGGTGATGAGTAACATCATCACCCTTGAATTAAAGGAGAATTATTATGAATTGTTTTTGTGATATTTTACATATTAAAAGCACCTCTGTTGCATATAATGCTGCTACAGCAGATGCTCCATCAAACTTATTAATTACATTACCAAATGTTACTTTAACAAACGGTCAAGTATTTACTTTGGATATTTGTCAATCAATACCTGAAATTCCAGCAAGTGATAATCCACAAGTAATGTTAGTAATTAATTCATCACCATATCCTGTTTATTTACAAATGGGTAATTATGTGAGAGCAAATAGTTTAAAATGCCGTAGAAGATTAACAATGGTTTATGGAACAGACCCACTTCATATGACTGTTTTATCACCTTGTTTAAAATATTAATTTAAAGGAATTAAGTTGTTGTATGCCTTTATTCATTTATTGAGTAAAGGCATCTAAAAGGATTAAAAATGAGTTGTAAATTTAATGTTAAAAATTGTATTACTTGTCCAAAATATAATGGTTGTTTATTACAAATTGTTTACACAAATACAATAAATTTATTAGATATGATAAATGAATTATCAAGTAATCAACAAAAAATTGTACAATCATTAATTCATATTCAAAATTCTGTTTATCCGAAATCATTAGAAGATAGTATTGAATTATTTTCAAATGTTGATGAAATTTCATCAAAGTTAGATATATTAACAAAAATGTTAGAAAATAATGAAGAAGATAAAAATGAAATGAATATTGATTTAAGTCAAATACAAACAGCATTAGCAAATATAAAATTAAGAATTGATAATCTTTTAATTGAAAGGGATAAAAATGCTTAGATTTATTGGAGATATGTTTATTGGATGGATTTTATTTACAGATACTGGTAAAAAAACTATTAATTCATTAGTTAATAAAGCATATAAACACGTTCAATCTAATGTTTTAAAATCTACTCAATTAAAAGAACTTATATCATTAAAAGATATTTTTATAAAGGGAAATGATGATGTTGAATCTACCGCTAACAACGGAACAAAAAATTGATGAAATACATAATGAAGTTGTTAAAAATGACAATATGCTTGATGCATTAAATTTTATTTCTATTGCATTAGGATTTTATAACTCATATTTAAATATTCAACAAATTGATAATAATTCAATTATGGCAGAATTAAATAAGCAAGATAAAATATATTTTGAAAAAATAATTAAATTACTTGAAGAAATTAAAGGAGTTAAAAATGATGATGAGTAATGGAATGATGCGTACTAATGTTCCTGAAATGTCAGAAGAAAAAACTGAAATTAAAGTTAAAGATGAAGATACAACACAAACTCAAATTTGTGAAAACAATGTTGAAATCAAAAAAGAAAATTCATCTAATGAATGGATGGATATTATTAAACTTTATATTCCTATGATTACTTCTATGTATAATAGTAGTAATGAATCTTTTGAAATTAAATGCATAAACGAAAAGTTGCACGAATTAGATAAGAGAATTGCAGTTTGTGAAGCATTAATACATTCAGGAAAATAAAAGAAAGAGGGTTATAACCCTCTTTCTTTTAAAATTTATAATGTTGTGGATAAATGATATAAGGTGCAAGTTCATCTGCATATTTTTTTAATTTAGCATCTAAATCTTTATCTTCAATAATTTTATCAAATTTTTCAATAGAAATATAATCAATACTTAATGCACCATCTATTTTTCCATCATTATAAATAGGAGCTAATAATATCCCTTTAACACCACGTGTATTAAAACGTTCAATTGTATTAGCACCAAATTTACTAATATCAGCAGCAATATTACCACTTTTAGCCATAATATTTGTAATATTTTTTTCGTGGTCATCATTTATCATTTGAACATTTTCAATTTCACTTGTTACACCAATAATTGTTGATTCATATACTGCGGAATGATAATGTTCTCCGTCTTTACTAAAATATTTAGAAACCATTACACGTGAACCATTAAATTCTCTTAATAAATTATCTAATTTTTCTTTTACAATCATTGTATGCGTTGGATGTGGTGGTTTTAATATTTTATGATAAGATTTACACATTGGTTGTCCATCAAACATTTCATCTTTTAAATCTCCATTGATAACACCAATTGTTTCACAAAGATTATTAAAAATAATATTTAAATAACCATCAATTGTATTAAAAGCAAAATACATTTTAGTTGCAGGACTTGAGTCACACCCACGAGTAAACAAATTTTTTACCGAATTTGCAACTAATTTTTCAGTAATATCTGACAACATATAAAATTTATTTAAAAATTTTACAGGTATTCCTCTTTCTAAAAATTTTCGTTTTTGATTAATATTATTTTTTGTTAAACATTCCATTAAATAAGAACACGCAACATCACAGTCTAAATTATCAATATCAATTTCATCTATAAATGTTTTAAAAGATTCACGAGCATTTTCATATATAATATGAATTACTTCTTTTGCCATTTTTTCTTTATTTTCCATATAATCTTCGTCTTCTGGATGAAGATTATTTTTTAATTTAATTGCATCAATTCCTGTATTTAACCAATAGTCTAAATTTCTAAAAATTGGGTGTTTTAATAAATCTTTTTTGGTATAACTTAAAGATGTTTTTTTAAAAGTTATTTTATTAATAATAGCCTTAAATAAACCACATATTTGTTCTTTAAAATAAACTAAACTAAAAATGGTCAAAAATGCCCAAAAAGATGGACCTAAATCTTTAATATCATTCCAAATTAAAAGCCAACCAGAATCATTGGCTAATGTTGGTAAATCTGTCATCAAACTATCCTATAATTTCATATACTAAAAGTATTTATACAATATATTTTTTTCTAATTTTTTAAAAATATAAATAATTTAAAGAAACATAAATTTTAAGGATATAATATGGAAAATCAAATTACAAAAAATTTTACTTTAGCTGAATTAACATATTCTGATACAGCAAATATTAAAAAAATACCAAATATTCCAACAGAAATTGAATATAATAATATGAAAAATTTATGTGAAAATGTTTTACAACCATTAAGAGATGCATTAAAAAAACCAATAAGAGTTAATTCTTGTTACCGTGGAAAACAATTAAATGAAGCAGTTGGCGGTTCTAAAACATCTCAACATTGTAAAGGTCAAGCTGCTGATATTGAAATTATTGGTATGAGCAATTATGATTTAGCTTGTTATATACGTGATAATTTTGATTTTGACCAATTAATATTAGAATTTACAGATAATATTAAAAATGATATTAATGCTGGTTGGGTTCACGTATCTTATATTTCACCAAATGCTAATCGTAAACAATGTTTAACAATTAATAAATCAGGAACAAAACTTGGTTTTTAATATCCACAGGCATACCATCTTATATATCTTGTATTTAAAATTGTTGGTATAAATTTATCAATTAATTGATTATTAATTCTTACGTTTGGATAAGAAGTATATGATTGATAAGGTGTAATAATTAATGTATATAAATTATTTGTAAAAGAAATATTTAATGATATTTCAGGTAATTTATCTCCACTAGCTGTTCCCGAATCATACATTCCACCTTGTTCAATCCAACCATCTGACCAAACTCTATACCAATTATTTCCTTCTGACCAAGTTTCAGTAATATATCTTCTATTTTCTAAATTAATTAATCTTGTATTAATTTCATCTAATTTAGTTATCAATTCATCTATTCTTGATATTGGTAATTTACTTGTATCTGTCATATCTTATCCTTTATTTTTATTTAATAAATAGAAATAAACAATAAAAAAACCACCTTAAATAAGGTGGTTTTTATAAATATTTGAAGTAATTTACATACTTTGTACTGGTTTCATTGCTGACATTAACTTTAAATTAGTTTCAGTATCATCAATAATTAATCCTTCAACTGTTAATAATGAACCTGCAATTGAAGACCCATTTTCCAAAGCACAACGAACAACTTTGGTTGCATCTAAAATACCTGCATCAACTAAATTACAGAATTTATCGCATTTAGCATCATATCCCCAAGAATAATCATCATTATCTAATACTTTTTCAACAATGACTTCACCAGATTTTCCAGCATTTTCTGCAATTTTTTTCATTGGAGCACTTAAAGATTTTAATACAATTTCATAACCAACATTTTCATCATCTGTTGTAACAATATTATTTAATTCCTTAATAAGGTCTTTTTGTGCTCTTACTAATGATACTCCACCACCAGGTAAAATACCTTCTTCTAATGCTGCTCTCGTTGCACAAACGGCATCATCAACACGGTCTTTCTTTTCTTTAACTTCTGTTTCAGTTGCTCCACCAACTTTAATAACAGCAACACCGCCAATTAATTTAGCAAGTCTTTCACGAAGTTTTTCTTTATCATATGATGAATCGGTATTTTCAACTTCTTCAGAAATTTGTTTTGCTCTTTCATCAATAGCTTCTTTACTTCCGTGTCCACCAATAATAATTGTTTCAGTTGGTGTAATTCTAATTTTATCGCAAGAACCCAAATCATCAATAGTTACTTTTTCTAATTGAGCACCAAATTGAGTTGAAATAAAATTACCACCTGTTAAAATTGCAATATCTTCCATTTGAAATCTACGAATATCACCAAATGAAGGAGCTTTAACAGCACAAACTTTTAATCCTGCTTTAATTCTATTAATAACCAATGCTGATAATGGGTCATCTGCCATTTCATCAGCAATCATAATTAATGGACGACCAACTTCCATAACATTTTCTAACAAAGGAATAATAGATTGAAGATTATTAATTTTACCATCATATAAGAAAATATATGGATTATCATATTCAACTAATTGTCTTTCTGGATTAGTCATAAAATATGGTGAAAGATAACCTTGGTCAAATTGTAAACCATCAACAATTTCTAATTCTGTCTTTAATCCCTTTGCTTCTTCAACAGTAACTACACCTTTTTCACCAACAACTTCAATTGCTTTAGCAATAAAATCACCAATTTCTGTATCACCATTTGCAGAAATAGTTGCCAATTGACGAATTTCTTCATTTGTTGTTACTTTTTTTGAATGTGATTTTAATGATTCAACTACAACCTTAACTGCATTTGAAATACCTTTTTGAATTTCAGTAGATTTACGACCTTTAGAAATTGACTTTAAACCTTCTTCAGCAATTGTAGATGCAATTATACAAGTTGCTGTTGTACCATCACCTGCATCTCTACCAGTTTTTTCAGATGCTTGAATAATCATTTTTGCACCTTCACCTTCAGAGTCCATTAGTGTAACAGACTTTGCAACAGTTACACCATCTTTTGTAACTTTTGGTGAACCCCAAGATTGTTGAATAGCAATTGTTCTACCAGCAGGACCAGCAGTAGCAGAAACAACATCTGCAACTGTTTTCATACCAGAATATAACGTACTACGAGCTTCATCACCTTTAATTACTTTTTTAATTGTCATAATTATTTTTTCTCCTTAACTTAAATTTATTTTTAATAATAACAAAAATTTTATAATTTTACAAAAATAATTTTAATGTATAATACCTAAAATATCTGTTTCTCTTAAAATTGTTTTTTCTTCATCGTTTAATTTAATAATTTGACCTGCAAATTTTCCAAATAAAACTCTATCTCCAACTTTAACTGTCATTGGTTGAATTTTTCCTGTTTCTTCATTATATAAACCATTTCCACACGCAATTACAACACCTGTTGATGGTTTTTCTTTTGCATTATCAGGAATAATAATTCCGCCGTTAGAAACACTTTTTTCTTCATCTTTTTCAATAACAACGAAATTAAATAAAGGTTGAATTTCTAATTTTTTTTCCATTTTTTTCTCCATAAAAAATAAGCTAACTTGTTTGTTAGCTTATTATATAGGAGAATAAAAATAATTGTCAAAAATAAAAATTAATTTTTTATTTCAAAACCCATTGTTGATAAATCAAAATCATCAGATGGAGATTTCATAAATGTTTGATTTGATAAATTTAACTCATCATCTATTAACATATTTTTATAATTATTATATACTCGTTCAAAGTATGTAATTAATTGTTCTCTGCACGGAAATTTTTTATGTTTTCTAAAGAATATAGATAATTTTGGTAAAATAAATTCTTCATCAAATTTCATAAAACAATTATTCTTAATATAAACATTATTACCTGTTGTTGTCAAATAAAATAAAGGAATAATAAATTTATAATCAACAATAAACTTATGAAATCTTGAACCATAAATACTTCCTTTTCCATAACGACCAAGACCAAATTGAATTTTAATATTAGTTGTCTGAAAAACTTCACAAATAATTTCATTAATTAAATCAAGTTTTTCCTGTGATATAAGTTTAGATAAATTTTTATATTTCTGGTTCGTTTTATAAGCAGTTTTAAATTTTATTTTATTAAAATATTTTGACCCATCATATTTATTATGCCATATATTCTTAATTTTTAACATATTTAGTAACTTTCATAAAAAAATTAGCACCATTGCTGATGCTAATTTATGATTAATTTTTTAATTTGTCAAGTATTTTTAACATAATCTTGTATAAGTAATTGTTGAATCAAGCGAATCAACCATTGAAGAATCAATATTTAGATTAATTAAATCTGAATAGAAACCATCTTCATCTTCAATTTCAAAATTTTCAATTGTGTCCAAATCCATTTCTGTTTCATCATCATCAAAAGTATCCATTAAAAATTCTTTAAGGGTAACATTTTCAGAAGATTCAACTCCTTCGCTGTTATCTGTAATATTATAAATTTGGTTAAGTTGTTCGTTAGAAATAGTAAGAGTTTTAGTCATTATTTAATCCTTTCAAAAATAAGTTAATATCCAATTACGAATATTAACTTATCATAAAAAAATTAAATGTCAAGGATTTTTTTATAAATTTTCAATTAAATTTCCTTTTTCTTGCAAATTTTTCATTTGAGTTTTAATAATTTCTTTTGTTTTGTCATCAATTTCATCATAATATACAAAACCCCACGCACTTGCTTGAGTTACCATATGAATTAATGGCAAGGAATTAAGAGCATCATCATTAATTTTTAAAATTTTTTTAATTGCATTTTTTGTTTTTTCAAAAGCCATTAAAGTTTCCTTTCATAAAAAAATTAGCACCATTGCTGATGCTAATATAAAATAAAATAAAATATTTGTCAATAAAAATACATTAATTCCATTGCAAATGCCAATAAAATGTTGTTCCTGTATTTTCATTTGTAACTCTTGCTATTGAAAATTTTTTAGTTGATTCAAAATAATCAATTACTTGTTGCATTTCATCTTGCAATACATCATTTTCAATTAATTGCTTCCAAACTTGATAATACTTTTTAGACATAGTTGGAGCTTCCATTACATAATTAATTTCTGGTACTTCAGTATATATACCACCATTAATTAATTTTGTTTCTAAAATTTTATCATTAGTAATTCTAACAGTTGCACTTGCATCACCCTCATTAAATACAACACTTGTTGGATACATATATCCATCTCCATAATTATCCATAACAATATATTTAATTGTCCACTCTAAATCACTATCAACTGGAATTCTACCTAATAAATAATCATTTAAATTCCAAACTTTATTAACAAGAGTCCAATGTCCAGCAATTTTAACATAAGTTGTATAAGGTTCTAATTTACCTGAATAAGCAACAACATCGTGGTCTTCTCCCCAATCATCATAAAGTTTAATTTGGTCAAATCTATATTCATTATTTGTTTCAACCCATTTATCATTTATTTTAACTCTATAACGACCTTCATCCCAAATGAATATATCTAAATTATTTCCAAATACATCAGGTGGTAAATTATTCCAATCATATTCAACTACTATTTCTTGCCAAATTCTATGACAACATTTATAGACTTTATGTGGAATACGATTTATAATATTTCCTTCATCGTCATAAATTAATTCATTATAATAACCAATATCATAATCTAAACCATCTTCAGCTGTTGGTGTTCTATCTCCAAAATTCCAAATATTATGAGATAAATTCCATCCACAATTTGTTTTAACATAATTTTTTCCAAACACATTATAACAAACTGTTCCTTCAACTCCAAAATTAAATGGTAATTTAAATGTTTTATAATCATAAATTGTAGAAACTTCAACCCAACCATTTTCTGTTTTAACATAAATTTTATCTTGTTCCTTTGTATAAGTATCACTTATCATACCAAATGCTTCGGGCGGTAAAGAATTAATATCATAAATTGTGTTAATTGGGAACCAATCTGTTTGACCTGGATAAGAAGGATTACCATTTAAATCTTTAACTTGTTGTTCATTATTTCTTGTTATTTGTAAATCTGAAATTAATCCATAATCAGAATCTATATCTAACCAAACTGAATCTCCTGGTTTAATTGTTTCATCTGTCCAATATTTCATATTTTTATAAACTAATTTTGCAGTATCAAAAATTGTAGTATATTCCCCACGATTAACAATTTCTAAATTAATAATATCTCCATTATTATTAATTTCAGATACTCTAAATTCTAAAGGTATTGGATTAGTATCATTTTGAACTTGTAAAATTTCACCAACACGAAAATAATTTATTGGATGAACTCTACCTAATGAATCTCCGCCATTAGCAAATAGCATAAAATCAGTTGTTGTAGAATCTCCACCATAAATATTAGGTTCTTCAAAAGTTTCAGTTGAAGATAATCCACCATATACATATTTTAATAATGGGGTTTCAATAATATCTTCAAGTTCATAATCTTTATGAATAGTAATTTTAGACAATTCCATAACACAATGAGATTTTGCTTCTTTAATTGGTTCAGCCATTTCACGAGCATCGGTCATAACAGTATTATATACATCACATTCAAATTGATTTTCATCAACAGCTTGCATAATATATTCTTCAATATCATTAATTTCTTTTAATATACGAGATTTATTTCGGGCATATTGTTTTGCACTTGTGGCATCATAAAAATCCATTGTAATATTCCTTATATCATAAACTATATACTATTATTTATTGATATGAAAAAACCGAGAAGTTATAACTTCTCGGTTTTTATTATTTTTTAAATGCCTTTAATGGTATATCAATTGTAATTGGCTTGCCTTCAAGCTGACAAGAAATAAATGATTCATTTAAAGTTAAGCAAGGTTTAATTTCTGTTACAATATAATTAATTTTTGATAATCTTGCTCCTTTATGTATATAATAATTATCATCGTTTTCTGTTAATATAATATCACAAGCAGGAATAATATCTCCAACTTTAACATTTTCTGAAATTTTAATTACTTCAGAATATTCTTTTGATTCAGAAGTTAAATTTTCACCAGCTTGGTCAACAGCTGTATCGTGTATATCATTTTGAGTATTATCTTCTTCGTCTTGTTTTTTACCATCAATAATAATTTTATCATCAATTATTTCAGTTACTGCACTATTATCTGATAGAACATCTTCTAAACCTTGTTCATCTAATTCAATACGATATTTTTTATTTAATAAGAATAAAAATTTAATAGTTGAAATTGCTTTTATTCCTTGAGAACGTAACAAATAAATTAAACTATTAATATTTTGAATAATTCTATCTTCAAATGCAGCCACGATTATTTTTCCTCTCTATTAATTTCTTCAATTTCAATATCACCTAAATCAATATCATCTTCTGCATTTGGGTCAAAGTCTTCAAAATCTTCTCCACCAAAATCATCTTCAAAGTCGCCCATATCATCAGATGAATCATCAAGATTTTCACCATTAAATAATTTAACAACTTCATTATCAATTTCACCTTTAATATCGGTAATTGAATTAATAATTGTATCTAATTTTTGACTGATTGAATCATTAAAAGCATCTGCTTTTTCAATATCACCATCATATTTAATTTTTTTAACTAAATTTGCTAAATCTTTGGTTTTAATATTTGAAATTTTTTCAATCATATTTTGTAATTCATCAGAAATTGATTCAACAGCTAAAGCTAATTCAGTTGATTTAATTTCAGATTCACATAAATGTTTAATAAAATTTGATTTCATTTGTTTCTCCATATCAATTTTAATATTATAATTATATTTATATAAAAATTTCTAAACAATATTAACCAAAAATAAAAACTTATTGACTTTTATTATTAGATATTTTATTATGAAAATAAAATTTAAGGTAAAATAATATGCATACTATTTTAGAAACAATATATAATTTACTACCATCAGATAAAAAACAACGAAATAATGGTTGGATATATTTTAATTGTCCGTCTTGTTATCATACAGAAAATCCTGATACAAAACATCGGGGTAATATTCTATTTACTGATGATGGTTTTGTATATCAATGTTTTAACTGTAAATTTAAATGCGGTTTTTCCTTAGGTCAATATCTTTCTAAAGATACAACTCAATGGTTAAAAGATTTAGGAACTTCAACAAAAGATTTAAATGATTTAAGATTATTAATTCGTGAATATAATGAAGCTAATAATGATAATTTAACTTCTAATGAACATAAAATTATTATAAAAAAGAGAGAAATTAAGCAAATACCTGTTGGATATAAATCAATTCTTAAATCTTTAAATGAAGGAGAAAATTCTTACACATTTAATGAAGTTATAAAATATATTAATAACCGTAATCCATATCTACTTGAATGGACAGATTTATTATGGTGTCCAAAACAATTTAATTTTTTAATACCTTGCTATGAATATGATGAAATTGTTGGTTATTCGCTAAGAAAATTACGAGATGATGTAGATAGTAAATATATTCATTATATTCCGCAAGGATATATTTTTAATTATGATAATTTATTAAAAGAAAGAAAATATGAAATTGTTTGCGAAGGTCAAACTGATGCATTAGCAATAAATGGGACATCTATATTAAGCAATGTATTTACACCTGATAGATTAAAAAGAATTTTACCATTTACAAAAGATAAAGAAATTATACTATTACCCGATAGAGATAAATCTGGGAAAAAAATGATTACACAATTATTAGAAGAAAATTTACCATTTAGTGTTGCTTTTCCTAATTGGGAAAGAGGTATAAAAGATGCTGAACAAGCTGCAAAAAAATATGGAAGATTATATACATTATATAGTATATTATCAACAAAAGAACAAAATAAAGAAATAATTAAATTAAAATCAATGAAATGGTTTAATATATGAAAAGTATGTTATTAAATAGTAATATAGCTTATGAAAAAATTAAAAAAAATTTATCTAAAAATATTACTGATGAAAAATTAAAAAAATTATTTAATGATTTTTTAGATAAACTACGGAACGAATTTAAAAATCAAAATTTAAATTCATATGATATATCATTTTTTAATAAAATTATATTACCACTAACAAAAAGAGTTTATTATTTAGGAGATATTAATGATGAAAGTTAAAGATAGAAAATTAACAGAAAAAGAATGTATTAATTCTGGTGGACATTTTTGGAAATATTGGGATTCTACACAAGGAATTAATGAAGATACCTTTGAAAAAAATGGATATATTTTTGATGTTTATTATCCAAATGGAGCACCAAATTATAGAGGTTGTCCTTTATGTGGAAGAATTGAATCAATGATTCCTGCCCAATGGATAGAATGCATAAAAGGTAAAGAAGATGAGGAAAATAAAGAAGATGAGGAAAATAAGGGGAAATAATGAATTTATTTACTATAAGTGATAATACTCAATATTGTGCTCGGAATTTAGATGATGTTTTATTACGTAAAACAATCGTGGAATCAGCTCAAATGCTTTCAACAGCAATCATTTTAAATGATAAAATTAAAGAAAAACCTGAAGGAATCTATAAAAAATATAATGCTAATGAAGAACATAATAAGTGGGTAAGAGAATCTAAATATAACTATAAATGGACATATATGTATCTTATTGATTGTTTAAAAGAATATCAATATAGATTTAGTAAAACTCACGATACTCATAAATTAGCATATATTTTTCCTCAATATGAAAATGATTTTCCATTAATTGATATGACACCTTTTACAAGAAAATTTAATCAATCTTATGAAAATTATCAAGAATTAATGAATATGAAAGATACGTGTAATGCTTATAAAACATATTTAATTACAAAATGGAAAAAAGAAACAATTGATGGAAAAGAACCATTATGGACTAATAGAGAAAAACCTGATTTTTATAAAGGATAAAAATGAATAATTTATATTTGTTTTTAAAATATAAATGGTATGATTTAATTGAATCTGGTCAAAAAACATCCGAATATAGAGAAATAAAACCATATTGGATTAATAGATTAGAAAATAAACATTATGATACCGTTACATTTCAAAGAGGATTTACAAAAAATCCACCAAAAATGATGTTTAAAATACTTGAAATTAAAAAAACAACTTTGCCTAATGATTTAAAAAAAGCAGAAGTTTATGAAATTAAATTAGGAGAAAGGATAAAATAATGTTAGATACACGAACAATAAAATGCCCTAAATGTGGATGGGATTCTTTATTTCCTTTAAATCAACCTATGTTAATTGTTTTAACGCACGATATTATATGCCCTCATTGCGGAACTATTGTAATTCAAGCGTTTTCTACAACAATTTTATCAGATGGTTATTTTTTAGATGAACATAATGATTATTATAAACATAATCCTATAACCCGAAAATTTTAAGGAATAATGAATGAGTAATTTTACAAATGATTTACATAAACATAAATTAATTTTACAAGCACTTTTATATAATTTAGCTAATCAATTAAAAGAAAGAGCTGATAATCACGATAATTCAAAATTAGACCCAAAAGAAAAAGAAGTTTTTGAAAGTATTGATAATATTAAAAGAGAAGATTTTGATTCATATGAAGAATATTATAATTGTACAAAACCTCTTATTCAAAAGGCATTAGACCATCATTATGCTAATAATAGACATCATCCTGAACATTTTGAACACGGGATTGAAGATATGAATTTATTAGATATTTTAGAAATGATTGTAGATTGGGATACATCAGCATCTTGCAGAGGAACTAAATTAGACCCTGAATATTCTTTTAAACGCTTTAAAATTGAGCCACAACTTCAAAAAATTATTTTAAATACTTTAAAAATTCTTTATGATGAAGATGAAAAATAATGAAAAAGTATTATAAATTATATATAATACTACCAATTTAATGAAGGATTTAAAATGATTATACCAAATAATTTTGATGAACAAGACCAAAAAACACTAATTCAATTTTTGTTTAGTGAACCTTCTTTATTTGTTCGTGCAAAACCAATTTTAAAACCTGAATATTTTGATAAAAAATTTCAAGAAACAATTCAATATTTGTTAGATTTTTCTACTGAATATGGAATTTTACCAACAATTGAACAATTAAATAATAATTCTCGTTTAGAATATCAAAAAATTAATAACCTATCTGATGAAAATATTCAACAATCTATTTTGGATATGGCAGAATGGTTTTGTAAAAAAAGAGGATTAGAATTAGCAATTGAAGAATGCTATGAAAGGATTGCTAAAGGAGATACTTCTGGTATTGACCAAAGAATTCGTGAAGCTCAAATGATTTCATTAAGTCGTGATTTAGGTATTAATTATTGGGAAAATACTGCTGAATGGTTACATAAAATTGATAAAGAAATGGGAGTTATTCCAACAGGATGGACAGAATTTGATAGATTATTTAACGGTGGTTTTTCTTGGGGTCAATTAAATTATGTAGTTTCACCTTCGGGTGGTGGTAAATCTCTTTGTATGGCAAATTTAGCTTTAAATTGGTCATTAATGGGCTATAATGTTTTATATTTTACATTAGAATTAGATAGGGAACTTGTTGGTAAAAGAATAATGGCAATGGAAAGAAATATTGCATATTCTGAAATTACTCCAAAAGCTGATGCTTTATGTGAACAAGTTCAAATTAGAAAAATCAAAGAACATCCAGGAATTATTCAAATTATTGATTTACCACGTGGAGCAACACCCACAGATGTTCGTTCTCAAATTCAAAATTTTGAATTAGAAACTAAAATTATTCCTGAAATTTTAATTTTTGATTACGCTGGTATTATGAATCCAAGTGATAGAAAAATTGATGTTAATAATATTCATTTAAGAGATAAACACGTAGCTGAAGAATTAAGAGAAATTGCAAGAGAAAGAACACATAAAAACAAAAGAACTATGTGCATATCAGCAAATCAAATTACAAAAGACGGAGCTTCAGAAATGGAATTTACACAAAGTGATATTGCTGGTGGTTCAACATTAGTTCATACTTGTGATAATTTATTTTCTGTTAGAACAAATGATAGTATGCGACAACGTGGAGAATATGAATTCAAAATTATTAAAAGTCGTAATGCTGGATGTACAGATGTTAAATTCAAAATGGGTTATAATGCTAAAACTTTAAGAATTTCTGATTTTCAAATGATAGGTAAAAATACTCCTGAAATTCAAAATAATTCATCGGTTTTATCGGCTTTACAAACATTAGAACAATATAAAGAAAAGGGGGAATAAATCCCCCTTTTTCTTATTAAATTTCAATACCTGCTATTCTTAATGTTTCAGTTATTTCATCATCAAAATCTTCTGATTCAGAAACTTTATAACCATTAGCAAACATTGCTTTACGTTGAGCATCAGCCCCTTTTTTAGTTTTAAATTTACCGTGAGTTCCTTCTTTTCCTTTATTAGTCCATCCAGAACCAGATTTAACAGTATCTTCGTCTAATTCATCATCTTTTTCAAATAATTCTTCTTTATTTGTTTCTCTTTTATTTTTATAATCAGCAAAATCTTTTTTTAATTTATTATGTTTTTCTTTAATTCTTTTCATTTGTTCATCTTCACAAGAATCACATTCTTCATCAGAATTTTCTGCTTCATCAAAAGGTTGTGTAGCACCATCATAATATGGGTCTTCACCATTAATTAAATCTTGTAATTCTTCATCGGATAAACCTTGTTCTTTTTGAATTTGTTTTAATTCTGGCATTGTATATTCAATTCCATTAATTTCATAAACTTGTTCATAAGAACTATCAGGTTGTGTAGCACCATCATAATATGGGTCTTCCATACTGTGTGCATTTCCAGCTAAAGCACCAGCCATAGCAGCACCAGCAATTGCACCCTTAGCAAATTTACCAGCTTTTTTTAAACCACTTTTAAAATCTTCATTTAATTCATTACCAAAAATTTGTTTATATTGACGATAATACTCATCAAAATTATCTAAATCTTCATTAGTAACTCTACCCATTCTATCGCCATTGGCAAATTTAACTTTAGCAATAATTTTAGCTTTTCTTAATTGTTCATCTGTTCCTTGTCCAGCAAATGCTCCTATTTTTTTAGAAGATTTATCATTATCATCATTTCTAATAAAACCTGCTCTTGGAAGATAATCTTTAATTCCTTCATCTAATTCTTCATCAGATTTATCTTTTTCTTTATTTTTATTTTTTTCTTTATCTTTTTGTTTTTTAATAAATTCATTTGATGACTTAAAGAAATCATCAATATCTTTATCCATATCATCAAAAACTGATTCTTTAACTTCATCAGATTTATCTTTATCTTTTTCTTTTTCTTTTTCTTTATTGTTATCTTCTTTATTATCTTCTTTTGAATCTGATTTATCTTCATATTTAAATTCTGAAAAATTTGGGCTTGTTTTTTCAGATTTTGAAGAATTAGAATTATCAGTTTTAACAGGAGAATTTTCAATTTTTGGAGTTTCAGCTTTATCAGCTGTTTCACTTGATTTTGAAAATTCAAAAGATGCATTATTTTTAAATACACCTTGTGAACATTTAGGTAAAATTTGTTCACCTTTTTCTCCATCACCATCAATATCTCCAAATGCAGAAGCATCTAATTGTTCCCAACCTTTTGATTGAGATACTTTTGGTAATTTAACTGGTTTATCATTATAAGGCATATCTGCTTCCATAACAGCTTTAATTTTATGATTATTATTTGTCATAAAATCAACAAATTCATTTAAGTCATTGAATTTTTTAATTCCTTTACGACCAGAATTTGTTTCAAAAATCATTTTAAATTTACTCATAAGTATTATCCTTTAACATATATGTTATTTGATATTAATATTTATAATAAATTCTATTGTTTATATATTTTTTTAGATTTATAATAAATATATTCAGATACAAAAAATTGTATCATTATTTTAAGGAGAAATACTATGGATTACGGTTTTGGAAAAACTTATACATTACCTAATAAATTTACTGCTTTAAACGGTTGTGCTCAATATTATACAGTAGTTTTCACAAATGTTATTATTGATAAAACACAATCTTCATTAGATACAGATGCTAAAAAAGCAGAAGCAGAAGCAAACTTATTAAGAGTTTTAGAAGTATTAAGAACTTATGGTGGTCAACCAATTATCACAACTGTTGATAATAAAACTCTTAAATTCACATTAGAACAAGCAAATGTTTATGGTGATGCTTCTAAAAAACAACCATCTGCAAAAGATTTATTAGCAGATGCAAAAGTTCAAATTGAAGCATTATTTGCTAACTTAAAAGCAGTTGATGGTTCTACATCACTTGCTTGCACAGCTACTGTTGAAGCAGTATTTTAATTTAGATTTATAAGTTAAAATAATTTAAAAAGAGAGAGTTATTAAACTCTCTCTTTTATTTTATCTCACAATGTATTAAATAAATAATTCTATATAGAATAAATTTTATTAGAGGATTAATTATGAATCAATTATATAAACTTTTTAATGTTAAATCTGATAGAGAATATCAAAAAATTATGGAGCAATTAGATTTAACACCATATTATATGTTTAAAATTGAAGATATTGCTAATAATGGTCAAGATTTAATGGAACAACGTCAATCAATTTTAAGTTTATTAGCATTAACAACAGGAGAAAATTATAATTTTTGTAAAAAACAATTTAATAGAACACCAAGAATTAAAAAACTTAAAGAAAATATTAATACTCCAAATCAACAATCATTAACATTAAATGATATTATGGAATTAAACGATTTAATTGATTCGGTTGCAAAAAAATGCCAACATAATAAAATGGCATATCAACAATTATATCAAATGATTGTTAAATCTACTAATAAAAATATTGCAAATGCATTTTTTAATATGGCTTTTAACGCTCAAAATACTGATGATAATTTAAAATTTAATACAGATTTAGTTATTAATGGTCAAAATGTTGCACAAACAATTTATCCATTAAAAACATCAATTATTTCTGCTCTTAATTCTATACAAGAACCAAAAAAAGAGCAACCTGTTACTGAATCAGTATTAAATGAAGAACAATTTATTGATACAATAAAAAATATTCATTTATTATTTCATAAGAGCAATAATGAAAATGAATTAGAAAATATTATAAAATTATTAGATAAAAAAATTGTTAATTCAAAATCAACAAAAGAAAAAAATACTTTTAATTCAATTAAAACAAATGTTATTGCTAAATTAAATAAATTAAAAGAAAATATTAATGAATGTTTAGCAAGTAATGTTGTTGCAAGTGCAGTTGAAGAAGATACATTTGATGGGTTATTAGATTCATTAACCACTCCAACAGTTATTAATATTACTGTTAATAAAGAAACTGGTGATTGTGAAAACATTGAAACACAACCAGTTTTAAATAATACACCAAATATGGATTTAATTAATGGAATTCAGTCAGTTCAACCATTAACTTTATCTCCAACTGCAATTGATGCTCCAATTTTACAAAAACCTGATTCAGCATCTGTTGTATCAGCTATTTCTGCTCTATCTTCGCACGTTAATGATGTTAAATCAGATTCACGAGAAAATAATATTGAATGTCTGCAAACTATTAATACTCTCTTAAACCAAATATCAACTTACTTTAATAGTTTGTTATCAGAAAATAAAAAACCTAATATTACTTACGTAACTTCTGAATCAAAATACAGTCCTATATTATCTAATAATATTAAAAGAATGTTTGAAACAGGCAGAGCAACTGTTAATAATGATGGTGTATTAATAATTGATGAAGCTATATTTGATGCTTATGAAAAAAAACCATATTTCACATATACTTTTAAAACACCAACTGATGATTATTTTGAATTTACGGGTTATAAAATTGATGATGAATCTGTTGATGTTGATTTAATGGATGCAGATTACAAATATATTGAAACCTCTGAATTTACAGAAAATGGTGCTAAAGATAATTATATTAAAGAATATTTTATTAAAAATAATTTAGGTAAATATTGGTCAACAATTGAAAAATCTATTATTAACAAAATTAAAACTGCTAAAGAAGATAATCAAATAACTGAAACTATTAATTCTGAAAAATTATTTAAAAATGATGATGCAATAGCTTCTTTACAAAATGAAATTATTAATTTAAAACAAAAATTAAATAATCGTACATCAAATAAAGAAGAAATTATGATGAGATTATCAATAGCTCAATCAAAATTAAAAAAATTACAAAATAAAAACGAACAATTAATGAATGAGGAAACAGTTTTTGACCATTCTTGGTATGAAAATGATGATGGTGATTTTCCAAAAAGAACAAAAGAAGGAGTAATTATTGAAGATGAACAAGTTGATGAAACTTGTTCAGCAGGTGCAACTGGTGCAGGAAATGTAGCAACAATTTCTCGTCCTGTTGGTAAAAAGAAAAAAAGAAAATTATCAATTGACGAATCTTTATTATTAACATTTGTAAAAGAAGGTCGTGATTGTACATCTTCGTTTAATGGTCATCATTATATGTTAAAAAATGGTTATCTTTATAAAGATGACCAATTAGTTAAAACAAAAAATTTAAATGAAATGGTTGAATTTATACAAGGTAATATTGATTTACCAATTCTTGAAGGATTTTTACCAATGCATTTAGATATGATGTTAGAAGATATTAATAATCCAAATGAACTTTCAGATATGGATTTAACTCCTGAACAACGACAATTAAAACAAAAACAAGAACAAAATTTAGATTCTCAACTTAATGCAGGAGCTAATCCAAAAGTATCTGTTGAAGATTCAAAAGATACTAATAAAATTGAAACAAATCAAGAATTAGTTGGTGTAGATGATACAGATATTAATAATAAACAATATGTTGTTAAAAATCCAGCTACAAATAAAATAAAAATTGTAAAATCAAATCAAATAAAAACTAATGATGAACAAGGAATTTAAGGATATAAAATGAAATTAGAACATATTATCACAGAAAACTTTCAAACTGTTTCAATAAATGGTATTCTTTATTCATTAAATACAGATGAAAAAGCAATTTATGATAAAATTAAAAATAATGAAAATAAAAAATTATTTAAAAAAGATTTAGATGAATTTAATCAACGTATTGCTTCTGGATTAGTTACAAAAGGGATTTTACAAAGAAGAAAAAATCCTCAACACGAAATTTATTTTACAACTCGTGGAAGAAGAAAAAATGCTGTTTATAATAGACCATTAGATGAAGTTGCTCCACCTGATACTGCAAGTGAAAAATGGATTAATAAAAATAAAGATAAATTTAAAGAAAAATATGGTAAAGATTATAAAAAATATTTATATGGCAAGGCTTGGAATATGTATAATGGTTCAACCATTAAAGAAACTTATGAATTACAAGCTATTTTAGACCGTTATACACTTATGGAAGCAACAACAGCTTATCACGGCTCACCTTATGATTTTGATGAATTTAATGTTAAATTTATTGGTAAAGGTGAAGGACATCAAGTTCACGGTTGGGGATTATATTTCGCAGAAGATATGAATACATCTAATTCATATTATAGAGATATGGGAAAAATTGATGCTATTAAATCTTTTACTTTAAATGGTAAAAGTTATGCAAAAGGTACTGTAATGTATAAAATATTATCTCTTATCTCACAAACAGGTAAAAAGAAATATGCTGTTGATAAATTAAATGAAATATTAAATAATAAAGAATGGATTGATGCTCATCCAGATTATAAAACTAAAATTAAAGATTTAATTAAATTTATTCGTGGCATTAAGCAAAATGATTTAAAAGCCAATATTTCTATGAAAACTGGACAATTATTTACAGTTGAATTACCAGATAAGCAATACTATTTAGATGAAGATTTGCCTTTTGATAAACAATCACCAAATGTTCAAAAAGCAATTACAAATATATATAAATCTAATTCTAAATTTGATTTTTCATATTTAAAAAAATCCTCTTATACTGGTGACCAAATTTACAAATATATGTCTAATGTATTGGGGGGGGATAAAAACGCTTCTTTGGCATTATATAACGAAAAAGTTCCAGGCATTCGTTATGATGGTTATCGTGATAATTTTTGCTTCGTAATATTTAATGGCAAAGATGTTAAAATTGTTAATAAAGAAATTAATATATCTGATAATCTTTTATTACCAGAAAAAGAAATGATTGATGATGACCCATTTTTAATTGCAAATATTGATAATCCTTCAGAAGAATTACAGTTATATGCATTAAATAGAAATTTTTCTGTATTTAAATATATTAAAAATCCAACAGAAAAAGTAATTGAAAAAGCATTAGAATTAGATAGTAATAATTTAGTATATGTTCAAAATCCAACTTCTGAACAAATTTCTATTGCTATTAAAGATAATTATGATTTAGCAGTAGATATAGCTCCTAAATTAACTAAAGACCAAATATTTAATATTATTAAGGATGATGATACTTATTTTCCTCTTTTTTATAATAAAGTTCCAGAAATATTTGATTTACAATTTTTTAAAAAATGCTTAAACCAAATTAACTCTTTTTCATATGATTTAAGTGAACAAATATTCCCATTAGAATATTTTGAATTAATAATTGATAAACTTTTTGATAAAGATATTAATAATAACTTTTCATATATGGTAAAATTTGTTGAAAAAAATATTGACAATAATAATATTGATATTAATAATTTATCAGATAAATTACGTTATATTTATATATACACAAATTATAAAAACATTACAACCTTTAAAGAAATTAAAGACCAAGATGTTCAAGCAATTATTGATTATATAAATAACAATGGTAGTATTTATGATTATATTGTTTTAAATGAAAATCAAGCTAAATCACTTTCAATATCTATTGTTAATAAATTATTAAAATTAGTTAAAGTATTAAAAACAGATGCATCTAAGTTAAAAGCTGATTTATTTGTTCCATATTTAAATATGAAACAAATTGTTGCTTTTACTGAAGCCTATTTTTATTATTTTCCTTCTTTTGTTTATCAATTATCTCATAATGATGAAACTAAATATATTGAATATTTAAATGAATTTTTTACTTACATTTATAATAAAGATAAAAAAATAGTTAAGCAATTTTGTATATCAAATTCACAATGTAGAGAAATTATTAAAAATAATATATTACCAATTAAAGATAAATTAGATGCTGATGCATTACAAAATTTTATGTCTATTATTATTTCTTTAATAACTACTGTTGCTTCAAAAACAAGAAAAGAATTAATATCTCAACTTGGGGAATTATCTTATCCACTTCAAAAACAATTAGTTAATCAAAATATTATATATTCATTAGATATTCCAAATTTAGATAAAAGAATTCAAATGAAGTTGATTGAAAAAAATCCATTTAATATTAAATATATAAACAATCCGCTTCCTGAAATTGTTAAATTAGCTTATGAAAAAAATCCAGAAACTAAAAATTATATTAGATAGGAAATAACAATGATTAGAATGTCAAAATTAATTAATAAAAAATTTTTAAAAGAAGATTGGGGTGATTTAATTGCAATAAGTCCAAGTATTCGTAGTTCATTAAAAAATAGATTTGGTAGTCGGTATAGTAATAAAACATTTGGAAAAAATTCAACTGTTAAAGTATTACATTTATCAGGAAAAGAATTATATGAATTATTAACAGCAGGCGAAGATAATGGACGTAACAATGATATATTAAGTGTTGTAATTCGTTATGGTCAACAAGATATGATTTTATTAATCAATGATTCATCCAGTTGGAAAGTAGAAATTGATGTTAGAATGGCAGATGATTTAGATGACATATGTGATGAACTTTCTTGGCAAGACCGTATTAGTTTACCTAACACCGTTAAAAGTGAATCTGGTTGTGTTAAATTATGTAATAATTTAATAAACTTTTTATATGGTATATCTCATTTAGATAATTTTTCATATATTCCATACGATAAAAAAGCAATTGCACAAAAAATTAATTTTCAAGTAATATATAGTGATAAAGATAAAATTGCTATACGACAAAATCGTGAAAAATTAAAAAATAATAATTATTATGCAACTGTTAATAATATTCGTACACCATCTAATACAACTCTTTTACAAAAAGATTTAAAATTAAGATTAAAAAATTATATTCAAAGTAAACTTCCACAATATGATGATGTATCTAAATTACCAAAAGATATGAAATTATTTAAAGAAAATTCACAATTTAAATTATTTGGATGTGTTTATAAATATGATGATAGTGAAACAAAATTGAAAAATCTTCTTAATACTCAAAAAGGATATGTGGCATTTGAAAATGAATTTAGATACCAAAGTAATATTTTTAGTGACTATCCAAGATATATTATTTTTGAAATTATTTTAAATAACCAATATCAACTTTCTGTTGGAGATATTTTCTTTAATAAAGATACTGGTCGTTATTCAGTAGATTTAGATGACCTTCATCCTATTAATGAATTGCCTGAATATATTAAACAAATTAAAAGTAAATATTCAGATGAATATTCAAATTAATAAATTATTCTAATTAAAAAATATAAAAAATCCATCATAAATAATTTTATGATGGATTTTTCTGAAATTAAACATAAAATTTTAACTGATGACAAGATTGCATCAGCTTTTGAATATATGCTTTCTAAAATGGTTTTTGAAAATCCAATAAAACCTTTAAAATTCATATATAAAAAATGTAAAATTGTAACTGAAAGAAATAATTTATATTCAATTTATGATACAAAAACAGGAATTAAATTATATAGTAAAATTCACTTTCAAGAAGTAGCTAAATATATCGTTGATAATTTAAAAAGTTATGGTAAAGTATCATATATAATATTTTTAGAAAATGAATTATTTAGATATAAAGAAAAAATTGATTTTTTTAAAAATTATTATTTACAAAAAAAGACAGATATTTTAGAAATTAAATTATCTGCAATGTATGATTCATATTATAAAATAAAAAATAGTTTATTAAATACTCTTAAAGAGAATACTTAATATCAACTATCTCATATTCAGTATCATTATATTCAAAATAATCATTAAATGTTAATCCAAGCATTTCTTTAACAAATGGAGCTTGAATAGATATTAATCCATTATTTATATCTGTTTCATACGTACTAACAATTGTATATGTTTTATTTACATTTGTTTCTGTATTAACAAAAGTAACTGTTGCCCCAAAACCAACTTTGTAATCTCCATAACTATTGTAACTAATCATTGATTTATCCCATAAAACACAATCACTTAAAATTAATTGTAAATCATTAATTTTTCTTTCAATGCGGTCTTGGCATTCAATAGCTTGCAAATATTCAGGTGGAAATTCATCAGATACCCCTATTGGTCGTGTTTCTTCCAATAATTGATATGCTTGTGGACGTTCAACACGAATTAATTCATTTAATTCATTATTTAATTTATCAAATCCTTTTTTTGTTATAATTGTTTTCATAAAAATAAACCTTTAAAAACAATGATTGGAAATTAATTTGAATCCCCAATCATTGTAAACTCAAATTATGGTAGTATTTATTATAAATTGTAAATAAGTTCTAAACCTGTTTCAACTTCATCTAATGCAGTTTTAGATTTTTCAATATCTTCTTTATTTTTCATTTTAGATTTAGCCATTTTTTTAATTAATGCTGGCTTAATCATTAAATCTTTATCATCAATTCCTTCATTTAATGCTTCACAGCGAGATTTAATATCGTCATTCATACTATCTGTTAAATCTTTAATTTCTTCCATAGCAACAATAACACTTTCAATGACATTTTTTAATTTATTTCTGTCATCTACATTAAAATTTCTTTCTTCAAAAATATTCATATTATTCCTTTATTCTAAATTTGTAGTAATCCAGTTCTCTAAATCATCTTCATCCATCGCAATTGAACTATCAGTCAATTCAATTTTTTTATGCGGAGTTAAAAGCATAATAACAGGAACTGCATTATATCCTAATTTCGTGATAATATTTATATCAGAACATTCATAATAAATCAAATTAAATTTATTATTTTTCTCAAAATTATCTAAATTTTCTTGTGTCATTTTACAAGGAATGCAATTTGGTTGTCCAAATTTAATAATTGATGGTTCTTGACCAGTAATTGCATTTAATTCATCCATTGTTTTAATTTCTTTCATTTAAAATTCTCCATATTTAATTTTATTATAACTGTTGCAAATAAGAGTAACCATATTAAATATATCATCTTTACCATTATGAACTTTTTTAATCATTGGAAATCCAGCCATCCACGATAATGTACTTATATCTTTAAATTTATACATTGTTGGTCCTTTAAAATTTAATGTATTATAAGCATTTAATATAATAGGAACATCAAATGCAGTATTACACCAAACATTTGTTTCCCATATATTATCTTTATTAAGTTCATTTAAAACATTAAAAAATATTTGTGGATTTTCAACAAAAGTTTGTTGAATTTTTACATCTAATTTACTTATCCAATCTAAAACTTCCATATCAAAATCAAATAATGTTTCATCAACCGTATTTGAATCAATAACTAAATGCTTTTCAAGAAATATTTCAGATGTTTCAATATCAAATTGTGCATATGATATACGGGCTATTGCAGCATTTCTTTTTAAAGAATAAGTTTCCAATGTTAAGACAGTTTCCATAAATATTTTAATCCTTTAATTGTGATTTTATTCTATTTAAAATATCAAAGTCAATATTTTCTAAATAATTATCAGAATTTTCTTTTTTAACAATCCATCCTAATGTTTTTTTCCCATTACCTTTATCTATTCTTCTTCGTAAAAATAAATAATTTTCTCTTTTTGATGTTTGTTTTAAATACTTAATTGTTTTTTCTAAATCATTCATTTTATTCCTTTTTTAATGTAAATGTAAATAACTATTAATTGAATATGCTTCAATTTTTAATTCAAGAATATCAGCATCATCACCAAAAAATTTATAAGTATTTGTACTTTCATCATATTTTATTCCTTGAAGCCAAGTACCATTACTACAAATATCTAATTCTTCATTATAAAGCTGAATTAAGTGTTTATTTGCTAATTCAAATGTTGAAAATACACCAATAATTTTTGTGTAATTTAAATCCCCAGTATAAGATTTTATTAAAACAAAAGCTAAATCACCTTCAAATGTAATCATTTAATAATCCTTTGAGAAAGTTAATATATTTATATATAATATATGTGAATATTAACAAAGAATAAAAAAAACTTCAATATTAATATAAAAAAATAAGTAATAAATATATCTATAAAGAATTAAGGAAATTCAATGGGGACAAATAATTATCATTTATATCAAAAAGAAAGAAGTCAAAATTATAATTATATTGACCGTGTTGTTAAAAGTTATTTAGAACAAGGTGGTGGTTTATTTCATATATATCCAATGAAAGCTATTGTTGATAATAATGGTAAAGAACACGAAATTGGTTCATCGGGATTTTATGTAACAGATGCTGTATTTAATGAAAATTCTAAACGTAAATATTCAAGAGAAACATTTGATTTATGGGGTGTTACAATGATGAATACTCCAACATTTTCATTTAATTTTGATGGATTATCTTTATTAGATGGTGACCAAAAAGAAATTTCATTCCATTATAACTCAATGGTAGCTCAATTAGGAAGAAAAATTTTAGTTGGTGATGTTATTGAATGGTCTTGGTTACGAGATTTAGATATTCTTGGTTATGATGAAGCAGCTAATAAATTTTATCAAGTTACATCTTCCGAAAGAGATGAAAAAGGATGGGCAGCCAATTATAAATATCATTTATGGAAAGTTAAATGTAAACCTATTACTAATTCTCCTGAATTTGAAGATTTATTTAATCACGATAAAGAAAATGATTTTTATGAAGATGTTAATTCACCTAATGGTGGTGGTGGATTAGACCCAAATAATACAGCTGAAGAAAATGAATTAAATATTAATGACCAAGTATTAGAAGAAGCTGAATTAAATGGTCCTTCATTTAGACTACACGATGAACATCATATTTATTTAGATGAAAATAATTGTTTATATGATACTCACGGACGATTTATTCCACAAGGAATAGATGGTATTCCAAATATTGATAATTGTGTTGATGTTCCTTTTGGAAAATTCTTTCCAGATTCATCAACCGTTAAAGATGGTGATTATTTTTTACGTGTTGATATAAATCCACCTCGCTTATTTAAAAGATTTACAAATGAAACAACAAAAGAAGGTGGTTGGAGAATGGTTGAATATGATAATAGAGAAAAATGGACAGGTGTTCCTGTTATTCTTCGTAGTGTTATTAATAATGATACTACTGTTAAATTTGAAGATGGAGAAATACAACCTGCTCGTCAAAATATTAAAGATTTGGTTAAAGCAAGAGTTAAAAAAGAACACAATAAACCAAGACCTTGGAAAGATATTACCATTATTGAGCCAGATAAAACTCCAACTGGTATTTAATTAAAAGGTCAGGCATTGCCTGACCTTTTAAAATTCTTCTAATTCTGTTTCCCAATATTCTTTAGAAAACCAATCATTTTCATCATATTCTTTAAATTTACGATTTTTACGATTGTTTTCTTCTAATTGTCTAATTGTTGGTACTTTTGGTTCGTGAATTAATTTCATATGCGATTCTTCAAGCGTTTTTCCACCTTTTTTACCATTACATTCACGACAAGCAGTAACAATATTATCCCACGTTGTTTTTCCACCTTTACATCTTGGCATTACGTGGTCAAATGTTAAATCATCGGCTTTAAATTTATTTCCACAATATTGACAAATATAATTATCTCTTAAATATACATTTCTTCGAGAAAATTTTGGTGTATGTGTTACATTAATATACTTTTTCAAAACAACAATTTTTGGCAATTTCATTTCTTTGTTTTGAATAATAATTGTATCATCATATTCTTTAACAACCGATAATCTTCCTTTAAGGAGAGATTTAATAACCTTTTTCATACTATTTAAAGATAAAGGATATTTACTTAATGGTTGATAATCACCATTAAGAATTAAAACTGGTCTATTCATAATATTTTTATTTGTCATTGTTAATCATCTTTTCAAAATCTGTTATTGTTATTTTTTTCCATTTTACCTGTCTAATTAATTCTTGTAATGTTGCAGGATTAATTGAACATTTTTTAAATAAATTGTCAAGTCCTAATTTATCATATATCATTTTATTTGCTGTTATATTATCTAAATTAGATAATTCAACCTTATAATCCATTCTTCCATCTCGTAAGAAAGCATCATCTAAATGCTCAATATGATTAGTTGTAAAAAAGCAAATTGCTCCTTCAGATGTATAAAGACCATCTAAAACATTTAAAATATCTGATAATGTTAATTTATCTTTATTATTTCCAGCTACACCAAAATCATCAGAAGATTCATTTCTTTCAAGAACTAAATTAGACATTGCATCAATATCTTCAAAAACATAAAATGTCTGCTTTGTATCTTTAATAGAATATAATAAACTATTAACATCAGTAATTGATTTTAAATTAATAACATTTATTTTAAAATTCAATTCACTTGCTAATGCTAATATTAAAGAACTTTTTCCTGTACCAGGTGAGCCATAAAGTAAATAATTTCTTTTATAAAGAATATTATCATTAATATATTCATTTTGTGAAGATAGAAAATATTTAATATCCTTTAATAAATCAGCAGCAATATTATTATTAGTATAAATTGTTGAAAGAGGTCTTTTATTTCTTTTAATAGAATTATAATCATATTTAATTGTAATTTTATTCTCATAAATTTCAGATACATTTTTCATTTGAGAAGTCATTTTTTTAATAAACTTCTTTTTATTAGCAAAAAATACTCTCATAGTTGTATAAATTGTCAACGATGATGATGCTGGTTCTTCTTTATATTCTTTATTAACTATGACAATGTGATTAAAAATCCAATACCAAGTTTTTCCATATCCTTCTTTAATTTTATTTGTATTAGTAATTTCATATGAACGTTGGATTAAATGTTTTTGATTTTGTAAAAATGTATCTAAATCTGTACATTCATTCATTCCAAAATCTAATGCTTTTGAAACATTCGTTATATTAAAAGAAATTAAATTAATTAAATGTTGCCAAATAAATTCAAGGATTATACGACTGTGCATTACTAAAATAGCAATTATACCGCCACTATACATTGTTGTTATTAAAGGATTATTTTTAATTAATTCTTGAATAAAACTTAACATTAAATATCTCCACAAAAATTATTTTTATTACATAATAATCTAAAAATATTATTTGTCAAGTATTATATAAAAAAAGAGGTTGATTTTTATAACCAACCTCTTTTAAAACACTCTTTTCAGCTAATTAGATGAAACGTAAGTTAGCAACTTTAATTTTAGCTAAGAAGTCACCAGCGTTACCTAAAGAGTTAGCTGGGTTAGTTAAAGCAAAGAAACCATAACGTGTGCTTAATGCCATAACGTGTTCGAATGTATTAGGGTCTAAGATAGTACCTGATGACATTACTGGAATGTATGGGCAGTAATAAGCAGCAGCATCAATTTCATCTGAACCTTTATAACCAATTAAGATGTCGTCATCTTTTGCATATGTGTTAACATATACTTTTAATGTGTTATTTAAAGTACCAACGTATTTGTTATTTGTTGGAGCTTCAAATGTACCTTCTGTAGTTCTTACGAATTGAGAAGCAGTAGCTGATTGTAATACTGATAATACTGTATGTGAAACTACTGACCAGTTAGCTGATGCTTTTCTGATTTTACGAGCAATTTCATTTGAGTATCTGTTAATCATAACAGCTAAAGCAGCGTGTTCGTCAACAACTGATGTAGCAACACCTGAAATTTTGTTTTGGTCATATGTTGCAACTGGTAAACCAGCAATAGCTTGTAATTTACCTAAAATTTCTTGGTCAATATCTAATACGATTTCTTGAGCTAAAGCAGAAGTTAATTCTTGTTCAATATTAGCACCGTATTGAGATTGAGCATCTTGCATAGCTTCTAATGTAAATCTTGCTTTTAATTTACGTGAGCCAGCTTTAACATCTTCTTTTACGAATTCAATATTAATATCGTTACCACCTGTACCTTCTAATACAGCTGTATCAGCAGCACCTGGGTTAACCATATCTTCATTACCAGAATACCAAGCACCAACTAAGAATGGTGATAATGCTTCTTGACCAGCGATGATACCAGAACCATCAACAGGAGAATTTGTAGCATATCTAATTCTCATAGTTGTAATTGTACCAGAAGGACCTGATAATGGTTGAACACCTACTAATTCGTGAGCCATAACTGTTGGCATAATACGTTTAATTAAAGGCATCATAACTTTGTTAATAATTGCTACGTTAGCAGCAACTGTTGAACCTTGTGTTGCGTGTTCTGCTAAGAATTGTCTACGAACATTTTCTAAAACAGATTCTGTGATACGTCTACGAGATGCACCTTTAATATCAGAAACCATACCTTTTTTCAATCTATTCCAAGCGGTTGGGCTTTCTAATAATAACACGCCTTTATCAATATTTGTTGTCATTATTTTTTTCTCCTAAAAAATTACTTTAAAATTTACAGTTAGCAATAACTTTATTAATTTCTTCTTCTAAGTCACTACTTAGACTTCCTTCATTTAAGTCTATTGCATTTTTATTTTTATTTTCACCTGTTAAAAATGTAACTTTCTTACCCTCTTTTAACACCTTGTCATTTTTATTTATTTGTTTTTGTGAAGAATTGCCTAAAATCATAGGAATGTATCTTTTAATTGATTCATTCAATTTTTCTGTAGGTACTTCTTTAACCAAATTTTTAATCATATCTTGTTTATCAATGCCTAAATGTGCAATTGATTCATTAATGATTTTATCTCTTGACAATTTATTATTTAATTCAGTCAATTGATTAATTTGATTTTTTGATTCATTTAATTGCTTTTCTAACACTTTATTTGAATGCATTAATTTATTTTGTGATGCTTTTACTGATTCAAACATTGATTTAACAATTTTATCTTCATTAAAGAATTTAACAGCATATTCTCTTGCAAATGATTCAAAAATTTTCATACCAAATGCTTTTTTACGATTTTCAGCAATATCTTGACGGAATTGTTTTAATTCACGTGTAATAGTTTCTTGCATAAATTGTTGCATTTTGTTTGATGCATTTGCAAAAAATTCTTTTTTAGCATCAGAAATTTTTTCTTTTTGTTCTTGAACCAAACGAACACGTAATGAATCTAATGATTTCATTTCTTCTTTATGTGCTTTTGTTTGCATAGCAACTTGTTCAGAAATAAATTTACCAAATTGATTTAATGCTTCACCTAATTGTTTACGGTCATTATAATGTTCAGTCATTTCTTTTTTAACTGATTCATTTAACCATTTAGATGCAGTATCAATAAATTTTGATTTTTCTTCATCTAATTTATGTTGCATTGATTCTTGAATATTTTTTAATTTGCGATTAAAGTTTTCTTTAATCATTGCAGCTTTATCAGCAACTTCTTTTGCAACATTTGCTTTTGCTTTTTGTAATGCAAGTTTTTCTTCAATTAATTTTTTTCTATGAATATCAATTTTTTTCATTTCTTCATTAATAGTTTGACGAGTTAATGTATCCATAGATTCAATAATTTTTTCTTTATCTTGTTTAGCTTGTTTAGATAATTCTTCATAAACTTCTTTACGAGCTTCATTTTTAAGTTCTTTATATTTTTCTGTCATTAAAGCATTAAATGCATTTTTAGCATCAGCAGTTGTGATATTTAAACTTTCCATAAGTTTTTCATTTAATTCTTTATCTGTTAATCTTGCCATTGTAATGGTCTCCTTTAAACCTTTTATTTACAACTCCAATTTCTAAACCAAGATACAATATCTTCATTTAGTTTTGATTCATATTTATTGGAATTACTTTTTATTAAATCTTGTGCATTGTTTAATAATTTTTGACCTGCTCCTGTATACATTAATTTTTCATAAATTGGAGTTGGTCTTGCATCTTGAGCCGAAGGAGTTGCCACAATATCAACTGTAACAATTTCAAAATCTGAAACTGTGTTATCATAATCACTTACATTTCCTGAACCACGTGATGAAACACCAAGTGGAACACCATCTTGTAATAATCCTTCAACTATTTTACCTGATGGAGTGCTTGATAAAATTCTCATTTTACCAATACCATCATTTCCTCTCATATGAATTTCTTCAATCGTATGAGAAACATTATGAACATTGATAACTAATGTATCTGGGTGGTCTAATTCTCCCAAAACACCACCGTAACTTTGGATTTGTTCAGACAAATCATTTACTGCTCGTTCAATTTCGTGTCTTGGGTAAATACGACCATTAAGATTTTGAATTTCTCCTTGAATAAAGATACCTTTCAAATACCAATGTTTTTTTCTATTACCATTTGCATCAACATAATCAGTTGGGTCAGCCATCATTTGTGACTGACCTGAACTGATATATTCTTGAAGAACTGGTTTATTTAAAATATTACCCATTCTTATCAATCCTTATTAGTTACCCATCATTGATTTACCAGCAGCAGGTTTATTTGCTGGTTTTTCAACTTTATGCCATTGTTTAGTGCCTTTGTTTTCAATAGAATCAACTTTTGGTTTTTTATCTGCTGATTGACCTTTTGAATCTGTTGAACTTACACCTAAACGTGGTTTTTTATTTAATTTCATATCAGGTAATTTACCAAAGTTCATTGTGCCTTTTTTATTAACACCTTCTTCTTCAGAAGTCATTTTTTTACGAGGGTCTGGAATATTTGACCAACCTTCTTCAATGGCATCATCTGAACCATTTTCAGCTTCTAAACGATTTAAAATATCTAATAAATCGTCATAAGTTTCTTCTTTAATTTCAACTGTATCATCTTCTGCTTCTGAATCTGATTCCATATCACCAGCTTCTAATTCATCTTCAATGCCAGCATTAATATCAGCTTCACCTTCTGCTTCTAAATCAGAAGCTAAATCATCACCTTCAGCTTCATCAACTTCAACATCAGTTTCAACATCTAAATCTGAATCATCATCTTCAACATCAATTTCTTCAATATCTGAATCACCTTGTAATTTTGATACAATTTCATCAAATAAATCATTGATTTCATCTGAATCAGCACCAGCTACTTCATAATCACTTCTTAAATCTTCAATAATTACCATTGCATCATCAATAGAAGCACCTTCTTCGCCATCACTTAATTTCATTTCATCAACGATATTACGTAATTCATCTAATCTACCACGAACTTCATCAGGCATTTCACCAGGGAATTTATCTTCTAATTCATCAATAGCTACTAAAACTTGGTCATATTGTTCATTTTTATCATCAATTACATCACCAGAAATTTCACTATTTAAATCATCTCCCATATCAGAAACTTCCATACTTTCATCTTCTGCTTCTAATAAAGAATAACAATTTTTAGCTTTTAAATCCCATTGACGTTTAAAAAGACGTGTAGCCTTAGCTATATCATTATCATTAACCAAAGCATCAAATGCTTCTGCTAATAATTTTCTTTCTAATTCATTAGTCATTTAATTAACTCCTTAATTGTTAAAAAATTTTTTGTTCTATTTGTATTTATAAAAACTTATTAAGTTTTAATGGAAATTAGTATTTTTTCTTGACAAATTAAAAAATTAATATACAATGAGAAAAAAATTTATTAATAAGGGAATAAAAAATGGAAACTATTAAAGATATTTCATTAGATGATGCTTTTTCTTGCTTTCAAATTGAGTATCAAAAAACTTATAATACTATTCATTATACATCAAACATTGCCGATAAAGATGTATATGGATTTTTTGCTGATGGTGTTGAAAAAGGTTATTGGTATAATGAACCATTAGATAGAACAAAAAATGGGACAGCAATTTTTTATTAATTTTTATAAAAAATATTGTTGACAATTAAATTTTATATGTTATATTTCTTTATGTAAGGAGATAATGACAATGAAAAAACATATAGTTATTAAGAAAAAGGACAATGACAAATTATATCAAGAAATTTTTAAAAGAGTTAAATCTCAATATGATTGGGCTATGAAAAATTCAGCTGAATGTCATTTTGCTCACGCACCATATTTTCAGCAATATTTTATTATGGGAAAAGAAAAACCAAAATTTGATTCTAATAAAGTCAAAGATAAGATTTTCATTCAAGTCTTAAAAGATTTACATATATTAGATGAAAATGGTGAAGTTTCTAACAGATACCAATACAATGCATTTGAAACAAAATTTGGCAAAAAAGAAGGAGCTAATTAGCTCCTTCTTACATTGGTAATCCTGCTCCCATATCTCCACCCATTTCTTCTGGATTTTCTAATGCTGGTCCATATAAAATAGGAACAAAAACAGAATCTTGTGCTAATTCTTCTCTTTTTTGATTACGAATTTTTTTTAATCTGTTAATATCAGATAATTTTAATACTTTTTTTCTTTTTTTATACATTTGAGGAACATTTTTATCATCAATTCTGTTATATGGTGAATCATTATTTGAATTGTTATCTGTTTCTAATAAAATTGCTAATTCTTTTAACATTTCTTTCATTTTAATTTCCTTTATACAACTGGATTTCCAGAAGCACCTGTTGTTGGGGCTACACCCATACCACCTGCTTCTCCTGCTGGCATACCACCACTCATTTCTCCACCAAACATACCACCTGCTTCTCCTGCTGGCATACTACCTAATGATTCCATACCTGCGTTCATATCAGCAGCCATATCATTTAAATAATCCATTGAAATATCTTCAATACCAACAGTTCTTAATCCAGGAATTTGATTTTTATCTTCTGTTGGCAATTCAACATCTTCATTTTTAAATCTTTCTTGATTTTCAATAATTAATAAACGTTGATTTTCATTAAATTCTTCTTCTGAAAGTTTTAAATAAAATTTTAATGCAAATTGTTTTGAAATATATTGATTTCCTGAAGCTGTAATAAAAGCATTTAATCTATTAAGTTTTATTTCATCTTCTGATATTTCAGTAATATTTGATGGTTCATTAAAACTTAAATTAAAGCTATCTTCATTAACATTAACACCACGATGTTGTAAAAATTTTTTAAATTCTATATCTAATTCTGGACTTAAAATTTCTTGAATACGACAACATAATTTAAAAAATCTTAATTCTTGAACATATGTATTTGTTTTATTTGTTGGAAGTGTTCTTTCTCCATCAGTAGGTCCATAAGGAACCCAACATTGTGGAACATTCATTCCACGAATTAATAAATTTTCCCAATAAACCATATCATTGATTTCACCAAGAGCTTGTCCACCAGGTAATTTTTCAATTTTTGGCTGAATACCATCTGAATCAACAGGCAACCAATAATCTTCATTCATTGGAATAGAATTATAAGCTACATCAATAGTATTAAATACACCATCTGTATCTTTTGCTGGCATACGTCTTTGAGATAATTCATTTTTTGCTTTTTCAAGCATTTGCTTACGTTTATAACGTGGAATTCCACCAACAGGTATATAAAATACTAATTTTTCTGTTGCATTTTTAATTCTATATAATAAAATACAATCTTGTAAAAGCATTTTTTGAATATAGATTTTATAAATTTTTTCTAATATTGATAAACCAAATGGAAAAAGTAAAACGTTATCTACATTCATTGATAAATGAATGACATTATCAGCAGAAACTGGTAAAGTTGTATTATCATCTGTTGGATTTGGTGATGTAGACGCATTTGCTGTATTGCTTGCATTAACAACACCTGGAAAATTAGAATTAATTGTATTTAATAAATTACGAGTAGTAACATCTGATTGGGCTGTTGTTGCAACTTTTAAAGGCACATTTAATTCAACATTTTTAATAACATAATGTGTTGGATTTTTCAAATCATCAACTACAACACCCAATACATCATATATATTAACTTTTTGTAATTCAAATGTATCTGGGTCACGAACAAAAAATACATCCCCGTATTTTAAAACATCTCTAATGGTTGGATACATTCTCTTTTTCCATTCATTTGTTTTAATCCAATCATCCAATTCTTTTTCAATTGTTAATGTTTGAGAGTCAGGTAATTTTTCATTAGCTACATAATTAATTTTAAATGGCTTATCTTTATCTGCTTGAATAATATAATCAACAATAGTATCTAATGACCACGAAATAATAGGGTCTTGTTCCATACCATCATAAATTGTATATCTTTCGCAACGATTATTTGGTCCTTGATAAACAACAGGAAGATAATTTTTATATCTATCATAAATAGAAGTCGTACCATCTCCTGAATTACTTCTTACACCAAGTTTTGCTTTTGGTAATGTTACCGCTTTTAAAAATTTTTTATAAGACATTTAAATTCCTTATTATTTAATAAAAATATTTATTTTATAAAATTTTTATTTTTAAATTACACCAGTATTCTTTTCTCTTGCAACAAATCCAAGATTTTCTAATTGTTGTGTTTGTCTTTGTTGTCCTCTTTCAATTCTTTCTAATGCATCTAACATTAATGAATTTAATTCTTTTATATCTTTTTGAATATTATTAGAATTATTAAAACGTTGAGCTTCAACATTTTGATTTGTTTGGTTACTTGTTGATGAATTATTTGAATTAAATGAAGGTTGTGAAGGTGGTACAACATTTTGAGATTGTAAAAACTGTTGTCTTTGTTTAAATAATTCTTCATTTTTTCTCATTAAGGCAGCTCGTTCTTCAGCTGACATTGTTTTTTGACCAGTTAATGCTAATTGAATTTTAGCAATTGATTCACCAATCCAATTACCAGCTATATCTGCTCCTTCACCAGCCATTCCTAATAATGGACCATTAGCCCATAAATAAGCCTTTAAAGCATCAGAAGTTGCATCCAAATAATTACCTTGACGAATATTTTGATAAGCCGAATAACCTTCTAATCCAACTCCCGCAACTGTTGCAGCTCCACCAACCATTTTTCCTATTCCAGCAAGTCTGCCCATTTTACCAATTTTGCCTATTTTTCCACGACCACCTTTTTTCCCTCTTTTTTTAGAATTTCCAAATAAATCCCCAATACCATCTAACGCACTATTAACTGTAACTGTACCTGCATTAACTATCATTGAACCGACAGATTTAAATAAACTTGTTAATAAACTGCCACCTAAAGTAGCACCAATTGTTAAGAATAAATCTACCCAATAATTACGTGAAAAATCATCTTTCATACGACTTATTGATAACAATACATCATTAACTTTATCTAATCCATTAGCTAAAACATCTAATTCTTTTCCAAAATTTTGTAAACTTTGTGTTTTAATATTTTCAATAGCAAGTGTTGCTCTATCTAATTCATCAGAAAAATGACGAGCAGATGATAATATTTGACTATCAGTTGAATTTTCATTGTATGTTGAAAGTTTTTGACCTCTTGTTCCAACTGTTATTTGACCAAATAAAGCACTATTTTCAGGTCTATAAACTAAATTTGAATTTAATGCATCATTAACTAATGCTTGATTCATACGATTTCGTTCACTCTGATTTCTTTCAATTGAAGCATTAATAAATGCTATCATATCATTCATCTGCATATTTGGATTCCGAGCAACCATATTTCTTAATTGAGCATAATCTCTACCTTGTTGAGTTGCCATTGCTCCTAAATACTTTTCACTTGTAACATCATTTAGTATTAATGCACGAGCCATTTCTGGTCCAACTTGCTGTATAAGTAATTTTTCAAGCATTTCCATTGCAGGATTTGCATTACGTAATGCCTGAACTGCAAATTCATCTTCTTTTAATTTATTTTCTTGCAAAATTAATTCAATACTTTTACCAGTTGCCATACTTAATTGTTTAAGATTTTTAGTATATAATTCAGTTTCTTTTCTTAAACGGTCTCTATCTAATTGTTCTAAGTTAGCATATTTTGTTCGGGTTTCAATATATTCTGATAAAATTGCTTCTTCTTCTTGACGGGTTGTATTAAATTTACCAGAAATATCACCTAATGTTTGATTAAAAAAATTAACTCCGTCACCAAAAGAAGCGTTTAATCGTTGAATTGTTTGTGAATTTTTTGTATATAATTTAACTAATTGTTCTTGTGGTCTTGCTAATTCTTCTGATGCTTTACGTAAACTATCAAATCCTTGAGTAACTGAAACACCAGCACTTTCTAAATCTCTTAAAAAGCCCATTCTTTCCATATTTTTTTGGAAACTTGTTGCAAAACTTTCAACAATACCTTGAACAATTTTTGCTCCAATAGCTTTATTTCCAGCATCTTCTTTAGTTTTATCTTTTTTCTTATTATCTTTATCTTCTTTAATGGCATTGTTAATATTATTAACAGCAGAAACAATTTTTTCAAAAGAAGTTTTTCTTTCATTTTTTTCAATATCAGATAATTTAATATATTTGTTCAAATTAACTGTTAATTCTTGAACATTCTTTTGTAAATCCTTACCATATTTTTTTGGAAAATAACGACTTAATAATTCATCTAGTGGTTGAATTGAACCTAAATCATTAAAGCCAACAGCAACTTCTTTTCCTCTATGTAATACAGGAATACGAGAAGAAGTTTCCATTTCAATATAATCTTCTGCCATTTATTAACCTTTATAGTTTTTTATCTAAATTATTATAAGCATTTTTTAAACCAGAAGTGTCAATACCTTTAAAAAATTGTTTTAATGCACCGAATGTTGGTTCAATAACTAATATAAACATTACTTCACGTGTTGAATTATCAGTAAAAGTTAAAATAGTTCTTTGCTGACCCATTGTTGTTGCACGTTCTGTTCTTGTAACAGTAAAAATACCATCTAAAACATCATCATAACGAATAACTTTAATATATTCATTTATATCTCCGTGAACTAATAATCTTTTTGAAATTTGTTTAAATAATTCATTATCAGCTTCTCTAATTTCATCAATTTTTTTAAGTTCAATCTCTCTATCTTCTCCAAAAGAAGCACTTGTTTGCAATTCAGACAAATAATATTTTTTAACTGTGCTTAAATTTGGAACATCTGTAAATATATAATTAACATAATTAACTTTACCAACATTTCTCATAATATCTTTAATACGTTTAATAATATCATTTGCTGCTTTCCCTTTTAAAGCAAATTCTTGTTGTAAATCATAATCTTCATCTTCTTTACGAGTAGTTCCAACTAATTGATTAAGTAATTTAACCTGATTTGGCTTTTTTTCTTCAATAATTTCATATACATTATTAAACCATTTTTTTGTTACATTATCAAATAAATCTTGGGTTAAATTATTTTTATTTTTAACATATTCTTCTAAATTATCACCATACTTATTTTTTAATTCATTTAATTTAGCTTTTGATTCTGCTAAAGATGCTCCGCAATAATATAACTCATTATATGCTTTAATTAAATTTTCAATATTATCTCTACCAACAATATCTTGAAATTGTTCATTTGTTAAAGGAATTTTATTATTTGATAATGCCTGTTTAACAAATACCAATCTTTTATCATTTTCAATATCACTATCTTTATCAAATTCTTTATTATCAACATTTTCAATATTTTCATCAGACGTATTTAAATTATCTTCATCTTTAAACAAATTTTGTTGAGAATTTTTAATTTGTTGTTCTTCTTCAGCAGCTTTTCTTTTATCATTTAAACGATTCATTGATGCATCAGCCAAACGAGATGCTTGTTTATATAATGTTTTATAAACTTCTCGTTGGTTATTTGATTTAAATAAATTTGGTGTAACCATTTTATTGATTTCATATTGAATTGCTTGTGGTTCTTCCATATCAATTAATTCATTTAATGTATTAACATCGTAACCTGCTCGTTCTTTTAATTTACCCCAAGCATAATCATATAAATCTCTTTTATATTCTTTGATTTCATCATCAGACAATGTAATATCTTCCAATAAAAATTTATTACCATTTTTTTGTAATGCTTCATACAATTCATCGGTAACAACAAATTTTTCTTCATTTTTTAAGATATATTTAACCATTATATTTCCTCAATTTTATATGTATATGAATATTTATTACATCTAATTAAAATAAAAAAGCACCTTTAAGTGATGCTTTTTGCTTTTGCTTCATTAATTTTTTTATCATAATCAGTTTTTAATTTTATATATCTTTCTCTTAATTTATAGGGCATTCCATATAATTCTTGTAATGTTATTTGACCATTAGAATATATTTGTATATTTAATAAAGAATTTTCAATTTCATCTCGTTGTTTATCTAAACGCTCAATAAATTCCATAACTTGTTCATCATTGGAATTTAAGAGCTTAAACCGAAAAAATCAGATTGATTAAATCCATAAAAAACATCTTTCCATTTATAATTACAATAAGGACATATATACTCTAATTCTTTTGGTAATCCAATATCATTCAATTCTTTAATTTTTGTATGTATTTCACTAACAAATGATGCACTTGAATTAGATACAAATTCATAAATTAAATTTTTATCATCAACAAAACTACCATCTGGTAATTCAACTTTTTTTATACCATTTGTAACAATTTTATTTCCAATTTCACTAATATTCATATAAATTCCAGAAACAGTTGAAACAAATTCTTTTCTATCATTTTCAGTCTGATTATCATTATCAAATTTATAATCTTTAAATTGTTTTAAAATAGATTTTTCTTTAAAATTTAATAAATTAAATAAATTCTTATCTTTTGTTGTATTTGGACTAATATAAATTTGTAATCCATTTTCTGCTTTTATTATATATTCTTTCTCTAATAAAGATATTTGTTCTAAAATTTCACGGCAAGAATATGTAAACATTTGAGGATGGAGACAAATTCTATTTTCTTTTTCTAATTTTGTTATTTCTTCAGGTTTATCTTTTAATTGTTCTTTAATTTCTAAACAATGTGGACAAGTTATTTCTAATTTTAATTCATCTCCATATGTTGCTGCCTTAATAGCTAACAATAACACATTTAAATCAGGATATAATAATAATTCTGGATTTGAAATAGCTGGAACACAAGATTTAATAACATCTATATTTGCTTGACCTGACAATAAAGCATCAGGATTAATAAGAGTTAATTCATCTTTTGGTAACATTGGATATACTTCAACTTCTTTTAATGGATTTAATTTAACAATATCAGAAGTATACCAATTACCGTCTGATGGTAATTTAACTGAAAGTTCTGCTTTACGTGCATAATCAAGTAATGGATTATTCATATTATCTCCTTTTAAACATTTTATTTTATTTATATCAAAAAAAATTTAAAAAAACAATAAAAAAGGAGTTTAAACTCCTTTTTTATTGTTCAAAATATTCTAATATTTTTTGAATAACAATTGCACTTTCAGTATTCAAATAATCATATTTTGTTTGATTACCAATGAAAATTGAATCATCTCTTAAATCATATTCACCATTCCAGAAATTTAATGTTACATTAAATCCTTCAGCAACTGTAATTTTACTTCCACTTGGAACAGTTGATTTAGTAAATGGTAATTCATTACTTAAATATTCAAGAGTATCATTGCTTCCTGTTTTTAATCCTAACACAATAGCAGGAGTTGAAACACCAGAAACTAATGAAAATGTAATAGGATATTGATTAAATCCTTCTCCTGAAATATCAGGAATATAAATTTTAACGTTATTAGCAAAACTATTTTTCATATAAGATGCATCTAAAACGCCATCTTTTGTAATATTAATACCCATATAATCATAACTATTCCATAAATCATCAGTAACTATAAAATCAGATGTTCTTGGTTTTTCATCTCTATACCAATTAGGAACATTATTTTTTAATTCGGCATCTTCCATATAAGTATATAAAGATTCAGATACATTAATTGTACCATCCTGCAAACCAACTGTATGGAAAATTGGTGAATTTCCTTGCATACCTTCATATTGTTTTAATATCCATTTACCATCAGAATATATTTTAACAATATCTCCTGATTCAAAATGATATTCTTCAAAATGTTCTTGTAAATCTATTTCTGATTCAAATGTTGCTCTTGGAGTTATCATTGGAATTGAATCGTCAGCATATAAATCTTTATATGTCCAATATTTTGAAACGTCATATGTTTGATATTTTATTAACGTATAATCATTTAAATTATCCATTCTCCATAATGTCCAAATATTATCATAAACTTCATCAGTTTTTACTAAAATATTTTTTCCAATTAATGCAGTATCTTCACTTGAAATCATCTCTAAATGAGTATCAAATGAAAAATCATATTCTGGATATGGTTCTTTACTTAAAAAGATATTATTAAATTCTGTTGAACCAACATCAATATCAGATAAGACATCACGAGTATTAAAAATATGATTTAAAATATCAACTAAATTTTGTCTTGCTCTAACAATATTTTCAAACATTGTTTGTCTTGGTCTAATATATATACCAATTTTATTTCTTGGTAATAATTCTGGGTCAGGAACAGTTTGTCCTAAACTATCATATCCAACTAAACTTGCTTTCATTTTATCCCATAATGAATCAGGAATTTCAGCATCAGTATTTTCTTTAACTAATACCCATTCTTCGTGTTCAGTTACATCATTATCACCTAAGAAATTTAATTGAATAACAAAATCTCTACCTGCATTTAATGTATCAAAATTACCAACAATCATTGAACTATATTGAGTTTCTCCATCATATGCATATATTGGAGAATACCAAATAACTCCTTCATCTTGTGGTGAATTAATTATTTGTGAAATATATAATGCACTTGTATGTCTAAATGAAACATTTGGTATACTTGATGGATTCTTTACCCAATAATAGTAATAAATTTCATTCTTTTCAGTAGCTTTATTATAAATTTCTTTTTTAACATAAGAAGTTACTGTTTGTGGAAGATTAATTGATTTAGTCCATTCCATAATAGCTATTTCTGAACCAGGCATTTGTTTACCCCAATTATTTCTTCTATAAGTAATATCTCCTTGTGAATAATCTAAATATTTAACTTTTGAAATATCCCACCATAATTGACCAACTTTATTATCTCCCCAAGTTGAATAATTATTATAATCAGCAGGGTCTTGGGCAATTATATAATTTACTTCTTTTAATAAATTATTTGGAATAATACCTTGAATTGGGTCAAATGGTTGAATAATTGCCATTGTTTTATTATTATCATCGTTTACCATATAACAAGATTTAATTTCTTTAATATTAATTTTTCTATTTTGTAAACGATATAATGAATAAGTTTTATCAATAGTTGGTTTATAATCTATATCTGTTTCTATTTCATTATAAACTTCACCTTGTTGTTCATCAATAAATTTAAAAACTGACCACGCCATTTTATCAATAATATTTTGTGAATCATTGATTAAATAAGAAGGGTCATATATTTTCTTTAAATTATCAACATTATTAATAACATCTCTTAAAACATAAATTAAATCACCAATCTCTAAATGAGTTTTATCAAAAGAATATACATCAGAAATTTTATTAACAACCATTGAAATATAATCATCATCAGATATTTTCTTTCTAATATCCCAACCTTGATTTGTTTCAGCAAAAGATACCCAAACTTTTTCTCCAACTTTCATATTTTCAAAAGTTGTCTTAAAAGTTGCTTCATTATCTACTATATAATTTGTTTCTCCAATTTGTGCAAATCCTGCTGTTGGATAAAATTTAAAATCATTTGTGAAATTAAATTTATTTTCAGATTTATTCTCTTTTTGCTTTAACCAATCTTGATTATTCCAAGTAATATCAACAATTGAACTATTAGCTTTAACATTATCAGCAGTTGTAAATGAAATAATTTGAGGGTCTTGAGTAATTAAATCTGGTTGAATTTTTAATTCAATTACTGAACTATTTGATGTATATCCAAATTCTCCAATTTTAAATGCCCAGTTTTCAAATAATTCTATTTCATTATTTTCAGCATCCATAATATAAGTTGAACGATTTAATTTACCAAATGAACGTTTTGTTCCTTTTTCTTTTAGTAATCCTTTATAGAAATCAAATATATTTCTATCATCAATTAAAAGTCTTTCCATAGATGGTAATTTTTGAAAACCTATTGTTCTTTTAGCATAATCACCAAATACACCTTGTGAACGTACATCATCTGTATTATAAAAATATTTAAAATCATTAGCTAATTTATCGTAGTTTGGATATGCTCCATCTTTATCAATTAAATAACCTGGTGCAAAATAAGTTCCATTCCATCCATCAACTTTAATTCCTAAAAGTTTTAATCTTTGAGCTTTAATACAAAGTAGTGGGTCATAAATAACATCACCATAAATTGTTTGATTATCAAATAAAATGATATGTTCATTTTCAATTTCTTTAATTTTTAAACAAGTAACGGCTTTATCTAATGACATTATATAAGTATCGCCATCTTTACGATATACATCTAAATCCTCGTTAAAAATTGGTAATGATGCAGTATTTAAAATTGACCAATAACCATTTATATATTGTCCAACTTTATCAATAAATGCATCGTGAAAAATACCAATACCATCAGCACCAGGATTTAACATAATAATAGAATCAATATCAATTTGAGTTGTTGTCCACAATAAGAAATCTCTTGATTTACTTCTAAAATTAATAATTTCTCCATTTGCATCTAATATATTAAAATACCAACCTTCAACATCCTCTAAATATTTTCCATACCCATTAATAACATTATAAACATCTTGAATTGAAGAATATACTGTTTTATAATTTACTTTTTGAAGATTATCTGTCCATTCATTATAATAAATAATATTTCTTCCTGAAATATTAACAGTTGACTTTTTACCATTATATTGAGGAACTTTAACTATAAAATATGGTTTTTCATAATCAAATCCATCAATCATATATCCTGATTCAACTTTTTGAATAACAATAGCTGAATAAGAATATTGTTTATCAGTAATAGTTTTATATAAATCTAATTCATAATTTTGTGATGGAATTACTCCAAAATTATCAGATAATATTTTAATACTATCATACTTATAAAAGCCTGCACATTTATATGATAATTTCATAGAAATATCACGAATAGATTTAGCAATATAATTTGTTATATCAACATTTTCGTGTAATAAAAAGTCTGAAATCCATTGTTGAATACCTATTTTTTGAACATATTCATTATCAATATACTCATTATGCATAATTATATCAGAAGGTGAAGGACGTTTACCTAAATCATCATAAATAATTTGTTCATATGAAGTATCTTTAAAAATTGTTTTAATATTTTTAGTATCCCAATTATTTTCAACCCATTCTGTTGGTCTCATCATATATAAAATTGTTTGTATTGAATATCTATATTCAGATGTATACATCCAAGCGAATTCCCAACGACCTATATCACCAACTTTCCAAGATTGTTTAGCATAATATGGAATTGGTGCATTTAAAACAATACCAATTTCAACTGGATTTAATAATTCACCATTTTCATTAACTGGTAAATACTTTTCAATTAAATTTGGACGTTTTAAAAATTCATATATACCTTTTGATTCACCATCAGCAACATATCCATTTTCAATATCTTGCCACATAGGTAAATTTGAAGATGTATAAGGAGCAGAACCATAATGGTCTTCCCACCAAGATGGTTGTGAACCAAAACCTAACATTTCCCAAGGATGTGTATGTGGTCTATAAGTATCATAATAATATATATAAATTGATTTATATGAACCATATAATTGTTCACCATCCGCATCTACACAAGTTGAATAATTCCAACTAAATGGGTCATTTTGGTCAAAACCATCATTAATAGTGTAGTCAACTCCTTTATCTTGACACCATTTTTCAAAAATTGGAGTTAAAAATTCTTTATATTCAACTTGATTATAATCTGTTGTTCTAAATTTTCCTGGTATATATTCCAATTTATTATATGAAGGCAAACTATTTTTAAACTTATCTAAAATAGAATTGTAAATTGCTGTTTCAATTTCTATTAAAGCATTATCACGATAATCATTAAATAACATTTGATATGAACCATCGTGGCATAATAATACTTTTGGTTTATTAGGATTTTCTTCAAATGTAATAATTTGTGGTTTATAATAAGAATCTAAACCTAAATATGCAGGAGTTGCTGGAATATAACAATCTCCATATTCAGATGCAACTCCATTATTATAAAATGAATCTAATCCTTCCTTACCTAGATTAATTTTATTTAATGCACTTTGAACAATTTTTTTAACATCCGTTTCTTGAGTTACGTGTGAAATTGAACCACTTGGACTTACAATATCAACTGTTTCAAATTCATCATATTCACCATTATTACTCATTGTTGTAATAATATTTTTAAATTTAGTTTTAAATTTAGTATATTCATTAGTTATATATGTTAAAACAGTTCTAATATTAGAAAATTCTCTTGAATTTAATAACATTGTTTTAAGTGCTGGACTTTCGTGTTGTAAAATTTCTGTACCTAATGATAAATCTTTTTTTGTATTATTATAATTATTATTTCCTGAAGAATTACCACTAAATGCACTTTGGTTTTCAATGATACTTCTTAATTGGTCAAAACATTCATTATAATTAATTTGTGAAATATCTTCATTCATCGCATTTGATGTTATTGTTAAAGGCAAATCATAAAAATAACCATCAGCAATTGTATTAGTTAATTTTTTAACTAATAATTTAATATATAAATTATCATCTGCATTTAAAATACTTGTTTCAGAAATCATAAGTTTTTTATTTTTGATAATATAATCTGTACCATCATTTAATAAAACACCATTTAAATAAACAAAAGATGATTTTTTATTTGAAACTTCATCTGGCTGATATGCTAAATTAAATACAGTATATTTAACATCATCAATTATTTCATAAATTTTATTATCTGTAACAGTTATTTCAGTTGTAATATATTGTGTTGTTGTATCTTTAGATATATACCAGTTATTTAAATATATATCTTGACCATTTAATTTAAAAAATTTAAAACCTTCATAATCTTTTAATATTGTATAATCATAATATGTAAAAGTTTGAGTTCTAATTATATTATCAAAAATGTAATTTCCATAGCCATCAGTAACAATTGCTTTATTTAAATCTTCATCAATTGTTGCACCAGAATCATCAGTTGTAACATAATCAAATAATTTACTACCTTTAAATGATGATTGATTGTAATATAATTGATTATCTAATGCATTTTTTTCATCATCATAAAGTTGAAATAAAGGTGATTGGTTAACACTAACTTTTTGTTGTCCAGTTACCCATTCTCCATTATTATAGTAATAATAAACACCTGCATAACGTCCTTTACGAACAGTTATACCTTCTCCTTCAACTGGTGAGCCATCAGTTGATAAACCATTAATCACAGGTTGTAAAATAACAGTATTAATAGATGAAACACCTGATACTTGATAAATTCTATTATTAGACATTTCATCAGAATCACCAGTAATTAAAACAGTCATTCCATCTTTTAAATCAACACCTTGAATAGGTTGAGGAACAATACCATTTAAATCATTTTTTCTTGTGTTAACAATTAAATCTACAAATCCTCTATTATATGTGCCATAATTATATAATTGAATATCTTTATTAAAGCATAAAATTGGTTTTTTAGCTTGAATATATTGAATTTTACGTGTATTATCAGTATATTGAATATTTTCAAATTCTCCAAAAGTTTTAACTTTAATAGTTAAATCCATATCAGCATAAATCATTGTATCATCAGTCATATCTTCAGGAGAAGAATTTGTATAATATAATACATTATTACTAATTAATTGATATATAATTGTATTTTCAATTTTATCTAAAACAGAACGATGAAACCATCTATTTCTTAATGACCACGCATTACCATCAATAGCTCCTCTTTCCATTACATAATAATCAGGCATTTTTGATGTTGAAGAAAGAATTTCACTATCATTAATTAATTGTATTGATTTTCCAACACCTTCAACAATAAAAGGAATATTATTATATTCTGGATTTTCATCATTAATAAATAAAATTCTCATACCTGATGAAAAATTAATTGTTACTTCATTTTCATTTTCATCTACACCTTTATAAGTATAATTTTCTTTACCAATAATATCTGTTACAGCATTAGTTTTAGATAATAATTCAACTGGTGGCTGTCCATCTTCAACCCAATAATAAAAATTATAATTTAAAAACATATCAACATTAATTGGCGGACACCAAGACCAATATGTATCAGATAATAATCTATTTTGGTCATTAGTTTCACAACCTTGTAATTTTAATGTATTTAAAAAATTACTAAAATCAACAACTGAATTATTTGATTCTAAAGAAGTATCATTTGGATTAGTTGTTACTAATACAGGAGATAATTGATATGTTTTTCTTTCACTTGATGGTTCAGAAAGATAAAAATCTCCTTCTTCTAAAGCTACAGACTTTTTACCAATATATCCGTTAATATAACTTTCATATGATTTTTGAAAAAATGGATTTAAAACATAATCAATATATTTGCTAATTAATCTTCTATTTGAAAATTCTGCTGGAAAAATTTCTTTTAAATCTTTTTTAACAATTTGTTTAACAGAAGTTGATTCATTAATTGCCATCTTTATTATCCTTTAATATTCATAATAATATTTATGAAATCCAAATGATGAATTTCATAGTATAAAATAATCATAAATACAAGTAGAAACAATTTAATAAATATGTTTATACAGATTAATGGAGAAAATTATGGTAGATTATGTAAATACTCTTTCTAAGTTCGGTACAAAATTAGCTGACCGAAATCAAAGAACTAAATTTAATCACTTAAAAACTCGTTATAGAGTTACTTTTGAAGGATTTGCTGCACCTATTGGTGGTGAAAATATTACTATGGATATGAGAAGTTTTACAACACCAAAAGGAGCATTTGAAGAACAAGTTATTGAAACAGTTAACGGTCCAATTTATTATCCAGGTAAATGGACTTGGGAAGCAACAAACTTTACTGTTTATGATTCTTATGATAATATGAATTATAAAGAATTATATCGTCAAATTCAATTACAAAGAGATTTATCTGAACAAGTTACTGGTACTGTTTCAGAAAACTACAAATATACAACATTATTTGAATATACTGATGGTCACCAAAATGCAATTGCAACTTGGGTAATGGAAGGTTGTTGGTTAATGCAAGCTCAACCTGAAGATGGTGATAATGGTAATCACGAATCAATGTTAATTAACTGTTCACAACGTTTTGATAATGCTTGCTTATATGACTATGATGGAACATTAATTACTGGTGATGGTGCTGTATCAACCTTAATGTCAAAAGTTTTAGCTTACAATTAATAAAAAAGAGAGGTTTAAAACCTCTCTTTTTTAATATCCTTTTACTTCCCAATAAAATGGAACTGGATAACTACCACTCCAATTATCTAAATTAGATGCCCCAGTTCTAACCATAAAAGTTGAATTTGTTTTATTTCCTACTGATAAAAAACGACCTGTTGAATTTGAATCGTGAGCATATTGACATTGTATACTATAATTAATATTATTATAAGATTTTAATAATGTAACTGTTTCATTTGAAGATGGATTACTAACATATCCACCTTGTTCAATCCAACCATCGCTCCATATCTTATACCATTGTGTTCCTGAATGGTATTCTTCAATAATATGTTTCATTGAATTAAGATTATTGGATACTTCTTCTAATTTATCAAGTAATCCATTGATTCTTTCCATATCTATTTTACTTATATCAGCCATCATTTATCCCCTTTGTTTGTATTTAATAAATACAAACAAACCCTCAAAGTTTGAGGGTTTTTTATAAATACAACTGATTACTTATCATTACTTACTATTATAATTTCCCCTTCTTTTGGAGATGTATTTAATACAACAAAATTCATTTCTATTGGTTTAGATTCCGAAATGGTAGATTCATCAGATGAATATGAAACATTTTCTTGAATAATTTTAAAATCATCTTTTGTTAATAAAATTGGTCTATCACTATAAATTACACTATCGGTATTATATTCTTTATCAATATAAAAATTTGTAATTCTATAACGAGAAGAATTTACTTCTTGAATATTTTCAAAATATAATTTTTCATCATTAATAAAGATATAACCTAATGAATTTGGTTTTGAATTTTTAACTTCAATATTATTACCTGAATAAATTGAATTTTTTGGAGTATATGCTGGCAAACCTAAAATCTCAAGATTATCTTCAGTATTTGTTGGTGATGTTAAATTACTAATTGTTACATCAACATTCTTTAATGGAACAATAACTAATTTATTATCATATATATATGCTTTAACAATATTTTTTGTAACCGCTAAATTATTAATTGTATCAACAGCATCTTGCAAAGTACCTCTTTCTGGATGGTCTTTCATATATCCTGGTGAATTTTTATCTGAACCCCAAACAATATTATTTTTATTAATTCTTAATCCATTTGAACCATCTTTTAATATTGGTGTTTCAGATAAAGAATATGATTTTGTTCCTTGAACAAAAGTTCCAACAATTTCTTGTAAAGGAGTTCCAGTATTATTATTTAAAACAATACTTTTTCCTTGATTTGCAATAAACACAATATTTGAACCATCTTGAATAATATTCAATTCTGAAATATTTAAAGTTGCTTGTTTTAAATAATTAATAAATTCAGTTATTCCTGAAATCTGTTTCGTAAATGGAACAGCATATGTTTTATTTCCAATAATAATATTCAAAGTTTGATTTGAATGGACAATTAAATTATTAACAGGGATTGTTAATAAAACATTACCTGGTTTAAATATATTATCACTTGAAATATCAAAATATGTACTATTAAATTTAATAGGAGTTAATAAAGAAATTAATGGTTTAATCATTACATTTACTTTATCATTGTCTGATAAAGTATCAGGAATAATAAATTTATTTTCAGTTGTTTTTGTAACATATGATATAATTGAAGTTACTTTTGAAGAATAATTATTTTTTGATGAATCTCTAAAATCAATTGCATAATCACCAGCATTATGTTTTTCAGCTAAATAACTTCCTTCTGCACCACGTCTAATACTTTTTAAAATATTATTAACTTCATCAACTTCATAAAATTCAATAATTTCAGAATTTAATAATATTTTTCCAGGCGTAATATCTTTATTTTTTTCAATAATAGGTAATTTAAGTTTTTTTATATCATCAACAAATATTTGAGAATCACCAATTACTAAATCTTTAGTTAATTGTGTCATATTTGTCTTTGAAAATCCCATTTTATATTGATAATGTTTATAATCACACCCATATATACTTGTTGGAATTTCATTATCATCAACATTATAAATCATTAAATATGGCAAAGGAGCTGATACACATAATTCAGATGGGCGTTCAACTTCATATGAAGGTCTTAAAAATCCACTACCGTCTACATTTACTACATTATTTGATTGACCATATTTGTCTTCCCAAGTATAAATTTTATCATAAATGTAATAATAATCAATTGTAGTAACAACAATATGACCATTTTCAACTATTCTATTATCATAATAACGATTATTTTCTTTATCAAAAGGAATATATACTTTTCCATCAACCAATTCCCAGTTAGTTAAAGGCACAGATATTGTTGATTGCTCACTAATATCACGAGTTCCATTTGGATATTCAATATTAACAATTATTTTATTACTATTAAATCCACTTTCAGGTATATTAAAATATTCTGTTCCATATTCTTCAAATGCTTTTAAACCAGTATCAGTTGATAATTCACTAAATGGATGTCCAATAAAAATCCAAGATTTTTTTTGACCATCTTTATCTTCCGTTATAACTAATTTTTCTAAATTTCTAATTGTATAAAATAAAGTTAATAAATTATTTTCTAAAGAATAATCTGTAATTATTTCTTCTTTATTATTAAAATATGAAGTAATAGTTAAAAAATTATGTTGTAATAAATCATCATTTTCTAATTTAAATGTTTGTAATCCAACATTAACAAATTCTTTAATATATGGATAATCTAAATTCTCCTTATAATTAACTAAACAATAATCATTTGTTATTGTTGGTGCATCATATAAAGTTGAATCATATAAAAATGCGTCATATCCTGATTTGTCAACATTAAATGTTGAGCCATTAATCGTAATACCTTTAAAATGACAATTTAAATAATCTTTAATATCATCTAAATTTTTAGTTTTATACGCATATAATCTATTTGCCATATGTGTATCCATATATTCAATATCAGATAATAAACCTTGTGGGTCAACAGATGATGTAACTGCATCAAAACGAATATACATTGTAATATTATTTTTTTCTTGTTCTTTTGCACCCGATACATTTACATCATCACGTTGTGATGAATACTTTTCAATAAATTGTTCAAATTCAACGTGATAAGGCTTAATTTGATAGATATAATCAATAACATCTTGAATAACAGAATCTTGTTTATATTTTTTATTATTAACAGTTGAGTTAATACCAGTATAATTAACCAAACTGGTTTTTAATGCCCAATCAACATTTTTTTGTTCAGAAAAAATATAATGTAAAAGCCCAAAAAAGATTTTATTTTTATCCAATAATGACATAATATTCCTTACTTTTAATATAATTATTTATTGATTGATTTCTTGTGAATAAATATATATACAAAAAGAATAAATATCTTATTAGAATGCTAAAGGTTTAAAATGAGCTATTCAGGTTTTTTAAGTGACCCAGAATATACACGCAGAAGTCAAAATGAAAATGTAACAGGTAACTGGACATTTGAACATAATATTACCTGCAAAGAAGTTATTCGTGGTACAGCTATTGCCACATATTATGGTGACTTAGCTGAATATTATTTTCATTCACCAATGGAACAAATTCCTCTTGGAACAATTGTTAAGTTTGGTGGAGAAAAAGAAATTACTAAAACAAAACCTAATGATAGACATTTTTTTGGAATTGTTTCTTCTAAACCAGGTATTGAATTAAATAAAAAATATGATGATAACAGTATTCCCGTTGCCTTATGTGGAAAAGTTCCTTGTCGTGTATCAGGAAAAATTAATAAATTTGATAAATTAACAACTTCTAAATATAATGGCGTTGCAAAAAGAAAAACATTTTTAGATATGTTATTATTTAAACCAACTATCGGTATTGCATTAGAAAATAAATCTGAAAAAACAGAAAAATTAATTGAAATTTTTATGCACACTCATATATAATAATTCTTATAGTAAATAATTTTATATTATTATATAGGAGATATTATGAGAACATTAGTTGTATATCCAACATTTTTATGCCCATTTTCTTGTGCATTTTGTCTTACTAAAACAAAAAACTCTTTAAATGAATTTTTAGATGTTTTTAAATTAAGAGATTTTTTAGAAAAAAATCATTTAAATTTTGATAAAATTAAAATATCTGGTGGTGAACCAATGTTAATTAATCACGATTATTTTAATGAATTAGTAGATACAATAAAAGAATTTAATAAAAACATAATAATATCTTCTTATCCCGTTGAATTAAAAAATTATCGTGATGATATTGAATATGAATTTTCATATGACTTTTTAGCTCGTCCACGTGCATTAGAAGTATGGGAAAATCTTTTAAGATTTCCAAAGAAATTTGATATTAAAATTTTAGTATCTCCACAAATTTTAAAAACATTTCATCCAAATACTATTTTAAATAAATTATCAATTCTCCCAAATATTAAATCTGTTGAATTTAAAGAATATTATAGAAATGAAATAACTATGTGGAATTTAAATAATACAGTATATGATAAATTTATAAAATTAGTATTATCTTCTCAATTAAATATTCCTTATATTAATTTAAATAAAGAAAAAATGAGATTTTTAAATAATAAATCATCTCGTGTTGATAATTCTTATTTTGATGAAGAATATTGTTTATTACCAGATAACAAACTTTATATTCAACATTTTAATGAAGAAGATATTTCAACATTTCAAGAAATAAATGAAGAAGATATTGGAACTTTAAAAGTTAATTATCCAGAAGAATATAATTTTTATTCAACTGAATTAAAAAAATGGAGTTTAGAAAATGACATCTAATGCTAAATTAGTATCTGCTCCTTTAAATATTGAAGATATGGATAATGATTTAGAATCTAAAACAGTTTATATTTTTGATTATTCTAAATCAGAATTACAAGGATTAGATTTTTTAAATTATATAAAAAATACTAATGTTATTGCCGATATATTCATACCTATTAATGTTCCAGAATATACAAAAATAACAATTTTAGAAGCATATATGAATTCGGTAACTTTTTATCATATTGCTTCATTAAATTTAACCATTTTAAATTTAATTTATATTTTTAAAAATTCATCAAAAAGAACATTTTATTCTATTTTTACAGAAGAAGAATCATTAAGATTTATTGAATCACATAAAGATATATTAAATGAATGGATAAAAATATATGACTCTCTTTTTGCTTTTATGTTAATTTTATCAACAATGGATAAAAATGATATATTAAATATTCATAAAATTCGCAGTCGTTATGATGATAGTAAAATGAATAAAATAAATAATATTTCTCCAAATGTTATGTCTTTATTACTTGATGATGCTTTTTATTATTATTATCAAGATGGAATAGACCGTAATAATGTTTTCTATTATCCAAAATATTTTGAAGAAAATTTATATGATAATAAGCCATTACAAGCAATATTATTTAATGATGTTAATTTTATTATTAAAATATTATTTGATTTAGTTCATAGTGAACAATTTAATGATTTTGTAAAAAATACTTTAAAATAAACTTAAAACAGAATCCATAGATATATTTGTTGAATTAGTAACCTTTCCAATAATTGAAGAAGGGTCATCCACAACTTTTAAAATATACTTTCCTTTATCTTCTGATTTATCATAATTTTCAATTGTTTTTTGAACTTGTAATACAAAATTAGTTTCATTTGCAAAACCTAATTTTCTTGCTGTATCAAGTAATTGTGATTTAAATTTATCCCATCTTTCTTCACTTGGAGCATCTAATATACCTTTAATAAATGCTACAGCATTTTCAACAGTAAATTGAACACCTTCTTTATAACGTTTATTTAAAAATGTTGCCATATTTCCAGTAATATTTGAATTAATCATTGATTTCAAATATGCTTTGCTTTCTTCTGTTCCAAAAGTTGTCGTGTATGGTTCAATATCTAATAAATCATTAGTTATACCTTCAAATTTAAACGAAACATTTACTTCATTTGGTGCCCAACTTCCAATTTTTCCTGTTCCAAAATCAATTGAGGTAATTTTTGGATTCATATAAGTATACACCATCATTTTATCCATATACATTTCAATAACAGAAATTTTATCAATGAAATTAAAATAACTATCTAAATTCCATCCCCAATGAGTTGGGTCAGTATCAAATTGATGTAATAATATTTTTTTATCATAATCTGTATAATCTTTACATAAGAATGTATCATTAATAACTTTTAAATATGTAAAGAAAAATTGTTGTACAGGATTTTCTTTAACATCATAAAAAGAAATATTTAAATCTCCATATGATAATTTTTCATTTACCAAACGTGGACGATTATATTCATTAAACTGTTTAACCTCAATATTAATCTTTGGTTTACTAATTGTTTTAACAAATTTAGATAATTCAAATGACAACTGTCTTAAAATAAATTTATCTGGTAAATAATCAGCATTAGTTTCTGCATCAACATCTGCACTAATACCTAAAGCTCCACCAATAGCATCTGTTACCCCTTTTTTTAAATTTGAAAGAGAATTAGAAACCGATGAAATTGTACTTGAAATACTATCTGAAATAGTATCAAAAAAACTTTTATTAGTATCTTCAGAAACAGAATTTTGATATGATTCAGATACATTTGTTGATGCCTGTTGGGCAGATAATCTAGTTAAATATTCAATTAATGATTTTTTTTGATTAATCAAAGTTTGTACTTCAGAATTCAATGAAAAATAAACAAAAAACATTGTTTCTGGTTTAGGAAGATTTGGAATAGGAGCTTTTGTTTGATATTTTTTTTGACCTTCCAAATTTGTATATTCAGGGATAAAATCTTGTCCATAAGCGGTACTTAAATAATCAACACCACTTAATGCTTTTACCGCATTTGAATTATAAAATTTATTAGTAACTCCGCTAATTAATGATTCTATTCCCATAAGTAAATCTCCATTTTCTATTATAAATATTTATATATTTTATATTTAAGGATAATTTATGGCAAATAGAAAAAAGTTAGATGATGAATTTAATATTTTATCACCTTCTGAAATTCAACAGGCAAATGATATTGCTTCAGCATTAAATATTATTAATAAAGAAAATATTGTTACAGAAACTGAACCCATAGAACTTAAAAAATTTATTGTTCAATCTAATGAAAATATTAAAGATTTAACAAAATTATCATTAGAAGAAAAAACAGAAGTTGAATTAGATTTTATTGCTGACCAAGCTAATCAAGCATTTACAGATTTAATGGATGTTGCTTTAAATACCCAAGGAAAAGCGTGTGGAGATATTGCATCAGCAGCAAATAATTTTTTAACAATTAAATTAAATTCAAAATTAGCCAAAATAGATGCTAAAATGAAAAAATTAAATTATGAATTAAATAAGCAAAAATTTGAAGCATCTTTAAATAAATCCAATAAAGATGATGACGATGAAGAAGAAGATGATGGAATTCAAATTATAAATGTTTAAAGGTGCCGAATTCGGCACCTTTCAATTTATTCATTCGTATATTCTTCTGTTGTTTCTTCAATATCATCTTCAATAATTTCATTACCATTATCATCATACAAAATATTTTTAAAATCTTCTTCTAATTGTTCATTAAATGTTGGATTATATCCAATTTCTTGCATTAATTTTGATTTAATTCTACGTTGAGTTTTTTCAGAATTTAGTGTAGCAGTAAATTTATTTGATGCCACTTGTGTTAAATATGAAAAAACATTATTAGATTTTGATTCTTCAAACTTTAAAGCAACATCACATAAATGTACTAATGCTGACCCTTTCATATCATCTAAATATGTATATCCTGACCAATTTCCTGATTTTGCAAATTGGTCAACCAACATAATTATCATATATACTAAACCATCACTTAATCTTCCTTGAGAAATATCAAAATGACCTGTTTCAATAGTATCTCCTTTCCAATGAGAACGTAAAACTTCTTTTGCATCTTTCATAATATATTCAGAAAATGTTTCTGATAAATTTTTAATTTCTTGTGTTAAACTTTCTATGTTTTCTTTACATAATTTATTATTTTCTTTATAAGGTTTTTGTTTTTCTTTTGTTTGTTGATTTAAACGAATATTTCTATTATTATCTTTAATTATTTCTTTTAAATTTGAAATTTTTAAATTTAATTCATCAATTTTACTTAAATTATTACCAAATGCAATAAACACATTTTCATACGATTTTTTTGTAATTAAAAAATGTTTAAAAGGTGACATTTTTAATTCTTGTAAATTAACTTTACCATTTTTACAATAAGGTAATACGTGTTCATTTGTCATTACACGAATAATAATATATTCATTATTTGGATTTTTTTTAAAAAAATCATTGACAACATTAGGAGTAATTAAATTATAATCATCACAAATAATATCATAATGTCCATATTCAGGTTTTTCATAACAACAATAAGTCAATTTAGATTTATGAACTTCTTCTAATAAATTTGAGTTCTTTAAAAAATATCTTTTTTCATTTTGCATAATAATCCTTTATCAATAATTAAAATATTATTGACATTATAACATAAATTAACATTTTAGCAAATATTTATTTAGAAAAGTAATGAATACACAATACCAGAAGTTTGTTTATAATGACCATTAATATCTTTCCATTTATATCCATCACATAATTGTAAGCATTGATGGTCTTCATTAAAACGGATAGCACCTTTATAATTTTCATTTGGTTCAATTTCTTGGGAATTTCCTAACTCATCCAAATAAGTACCATCACCAACCTTTAATGCTCCTTTATCGGTAATTTGTATAAGAGTATCATCGTCTGTAATAATCGTACTATCTTTATGATTAATATTAATTGCCATTTTATACCTTTACAATTTCAATATCTAATTCCCATTCAACCCAATCCATATCTGGTGTAACTAGTGGATTATTTGTACCAACACCAGAAACTGTAATCATCAATCTATTATCAAAAATTGTTGGTTCAATTTCCCAATTTAAAGCCTGTCCAGAAGTTTTACCAATTAATTCAAAATTAGGTTGTCCTACAATAATAACTTCATTTGCACCATTTGATAACGTATGAGATTCAACTAATAATCTAACTATCCAAGAAGCAGTTTCTGGATTTCTAATACCAAATTCAGGATTAGACATTTTATCCATTTTTTCTTTAGCTACAGCTTTAATTGTTACCAAATTTGCTGATTCTTCTTGAATGTCAATTTGAATATTAGCACTTGTTATATCACCAGTTGATTGTAAAATTGTTGAAATATTTTCTTTATTATAATAATTTTGTGGTCCAATTAATACCCAACCACCATTATCTCCAACTGTATCATCATAAACATAGAATTTTTTTTCTTCTTTATTATAGTAAATATCTCCTGCTTGATGAGAACCAGTATCGGTAAAATTAATAGATAGAATTTTTTTCCATCGTTCATCTTCAATATCAGATGTTTCATTAACACACATATACATACCGTTATAATCACTATCAAGTCTAAAACATAACATACCGACAACTGGGTCAGTCGGAAATTTTTCATTTGCAAAATTTTCAACTAAATGAAAAAAATTGTTGGATTGGTCTTCACCATAATCAGCTGATAATTTACCAATCAATGATAGATAAGCTGAATTTTTATCTAAAACATTAATAATTTTACTATCAGGAATAAGACCTTGTGAATATTGTGAACCATTTGTTCGTGTAATTTGATATGTCATATGCTAATCCTATTAATCTTTATAATTATTTACCACTACTCACCAATTCTAATATTGTGTTCAGTAATTTTTGTAATAATTTGAACATCATCAATTGAAGCAGATGATAATAAAATTTCATCTTCTTCACATTCAATTTCAAATAAATTACCAAATTTATCATCTGAATATGTTGGAACAATTACAACAGTACCAATATTTTGCTGTAATTTTTGATGAACATAAGTTGATAATTGTGTAAAGAAAAATTTTTCTCCTGCTTCCATTGTTGCAAAAAATTCATCAACTGCTTGAATAACTTGTTGTTTAATTTCATTATCACTCATAGTAGTTGTTTCATTTTTAATAACTCTAAAATTAGCTTTAAATTCATTATCAGATTCATTACCAAATAAAACTTTATAACTTATTGGATGCCATACCATTGTATCAGATACCATACAATAATTTTCTAATTCAGCAAATAATGATTTTAATTCATAAGCAGATGGTAATTTAGGAAATGTACCTTTTTTACCATTTTTTAACCATTCTTGAACAGATTCATAATATGTATTCGTTAATACATACATATCCATAATATTTGTTGGACAAGGGTCAATTACATAAGATGAAGATGCATAATGTTTCCATAAAAACAATAAATTATCAATACCAGTTCTAATATAATAACTATCATTACTATAACGTTCCATAGTTTTATACATAGAATTCCAATATACTAATTGAGAACCTATTTCAACATCTTTAATTAATGTTGTATTACCTTCTATATCTGTTGTCCATTCAACTTCGTGTCCATCATAAACAACATCTACATCATATTTTTCACCTTTATTGAAGGTAAATGGATTTGATGGTGTCCATTCATATATTACACCATTAGATAATTTTACTTTTTTGCTAACAGTTACAGATACTGGTAAAACAGTTCCTGCTGGAAAAATTGTTCCACCTGTTTGACAATAATATAAACTTGATTCTGTTGTATGACCCCATAAGCTATCAATTTCTTGAACAGAACTATCAAAAGAACCATATTCATCATTTGTTTTTAAAAAGAATAAATTCTTTTCACCAATTGATGTAATTTCACTAAATTGACGTGGATTATCAGAAGTAGAATCTTTATCAGAATCATAACTTGAAACTTTAAATTGATATGGGTCAGTATAACCATCAGGATATTTAATTGTTTCAATTGGCTTCCAATAATAATCTTCAGATAAATTTTTATTATTGTTTGAATTCGTTTTTAAAACTTTAATATAATCACTTGTTATAAATGATGCATTATCATCACTTTTATCATTTGTATTAAAAAAGAAAGCAACTTTTTTATCAGAACCAAAAATATAATCTAAATAGCGAACAGTATAATTCCAAGATTGAGATGAATCATATTTAACTTTCATTATCCAGTTTTTATATAACCCACTATCAGTATAAGGATTTTCATAATCAAAATCCAATGAATCATCGGCTAATGTATCATAATCTAAAACATTCCAACGTTGATTAATATAATCATAAGATAAACCGAAAGAAACTTTGTCTTCAATTTTATTTGAAATTTCATAACGAGCTTGGGCATTTAATGAAATAGTAAAGTTTTTATAACCACTTTTAGCATACCATTTATAATTTGGGTCTAAAACTTCATTAATTGTAACTGAATATTCTTCTTCACTTTCATCACTTGTTGTTATATTAGTGATTTTTGCCCATATTTCACCATCATAACCATCTGCTTGGAATTTTATCATATATCCAACTTGCATTTGTTTTAAAATTTCTGATTTAGGAACAACAACGCCTGTTGTTAATGTTTCTTCACCAACATCAACCATAAATCTACCAACTGAACTATTTAATCCAGTTGTATAAGTTTCATTCCAAAATAATTCTTTTGAAGAATATGAATAAGAATTTTCAGGATAATATGAATAAAAGAAATTATTTAAACTATTTGAAGATAATAATGTTTCTATTGTATTAATAATTTGAGTTGTATTTGTTGTATCTTCAATAGCTGTTTCAGTCATATATAACACATCTTGTTTATATACATAACCATCTTCGGCTAAAATATTTAAATCTTGATATGTTCCTGTTGGGTCATTAAAATTAATATAACGGGAATTTCCAGAATAAGTTCTATTAATTGCTTTTAAAACTCTAACTTGTTGTCCAATAGATTTTGGAAAATAATTATAGTCTTGAGCTGTAACCATTCTATTTTGTGTTGAATATACTTGTGGTGCTCTTTCACGAATATATTCCATAGATTCTTGTGTAACTGATTGTCTAATATGTGATGCATCTGTAACACTAAACACTAATGTTAAATAGTAAATGTTATCATCAGATGTATTATTTGACTTATATGGAATTTTAATTGTTATATCTTGAATATCTGTTGGTTTTAAATATAAATTATCATTACCATTTGATACACGATACCATAATTTAAACATACCAACTGGTATTGTTCCAAATTTACCATCTGAAAATCTTAATGTAATTCTATCATTTTCTCGTGTTTCAACTTTAAAAATATTGCGAATTGTTGTATCAGTATTATTATAAACAAGATATTCATTATTTGCTATTTTTGTCCAAACATCTTTAACTAAACCAGTAGAAATATCTAATTCTTCAAACCAAACATCATATTCATTAATATTATCTTTATTAACATCAATTGAATAGTTTTCAACTTTTTGAGAAATGATTTGATTTTCATACTGTAAAGTACCTTGTTTCCAATAAACAAAGAAACCTGTATTTGTTGAACCATTTCCTGTACCATCATTACGATATAATAAATGAAATGCTTGTTCAGGAATTGGATTTCTTTCTTCAATTTGAGATAATTCACTATTAATGTCTGGATTAACAACTTCAAATTGTTGTGTTGTAGCATTTACTTGTGAAGTAAATGGGAAAACAGTATTAGAAATTGTTGTAGTATTCATTTGATACAATTGAGTAGTAATATTATCAACAGTTTCTCGTTTTAATGGTTTTCCATATGGATTATTTGACACAAATGATGCATTCATAACAGTTAAAAATTGTTCTAACCAATCTGGATTTGAAGCATCATTCCAAAGAATAGGTGTATCTTTTAAAATATTACCAGATGTATCAGTAATATTTTGAGATGTTGTAATAGATTTAATTTTAGCAATACCTGTTGCACAAATATTTCTTTTTGGAGAATAAGACAACATTTTTGTAAAATCTAATAAAGATTGTCTTCTTTCTGTTGTTGAAGGGAAAACATCGTGAGCATTTAAATCAACACGATAATGGATTGTTTCTCCAAGATATGATAACCCATTTGAAAACATTCCAACTTCTGAAGATTCAGCCCAATCATTATAATTTTCTGGATTTTGACTTGCAATATATCTTCTAATAACATTTTTTAATGAATCAAAATCACCTGCAACAAAATTAACAACTGATTGATATTTTTCATAAACATCAGTCCAAGATTGTGCATAATTTGTAATTGCCATTATTGTAATCCTTTAATATTCTAATAATAATATTTATATAAAAATAAACTCCCATCTTATTAAGGGAGTTTATTAAATTTTTATTCTTATATAGATTTATTTTCCTTTTTTAGCATCTAACAACATTTTACTTGCTGTTGTATATCCGACACCTTCAAGAATTAATTTTTCAATATAACGTCTATCTAATTTTAACCAATCAGCAGAATCATATTTTTTATACATTGATTTTGCAGTTTCATAAATAGATTTAATTTTTTTCTTATTAATTGTTGATTCAAATGTCATTGTTAATGGATTTTCTTTCATACCTTCAGAAGCATCTTTACCAAAAGTTGTTGTATCAACTTCGTGATAATCAGGTTCATTTCCTTGTTCATCTGTATCATCATTAGCAAATAATGATTCATCAGTAACAGGTTCACCAACATTAGTGTTAACAGCAACTTCATCATCAGCTTCATTAATTTGAACACCTGCATTTCTTAAAATTGCATTAATATGTTCATCTAATTCATCATCCCAAAGATTTTGAGCATCCCATCTTTTAGCTACATCTTTATCATCAGAATTTGGTAAAACTTCATTTGCAGCCATTTCAGCAGCTTCCCATTCATTTTCACCATCTTTTATTAATTCTTGCCATTTTTCAAAAATTTCATTTTTATATTCTTCTAATAAATCACTATCAAATTCAGATTGTAATTCTGCGTTATCATAAAAATAATCTGACATAAATTCATCAACATTACCATATGAGCCATTAGCTAATGCAACATCATCTTGATATTCATCATATTGCCAATCTTCAATATCATCACCATCAGCTTCACCAACGATTTCTTCTGCATATTCATCTTGTTCTGCATCATCAACCATATCGTGAGCAAAATCTAATTGAGGTGTTTCTTCTAATGTTCCATCTTCATCAATAAAATCTTCACCAGGAACATTTTCTTCTGCTTCATTTAATTTTTTATCAAAATTTAAATCTTCAACACCTGCAATATCAAATGTTTCACGCATTAACATTTCTAATTCTTCATCTAATTCATCATCAAAATTATTTTTTTCATTAGCAACAACTGTTGAATCTTTTTGAGAAGGGTCTAAAACAACATCTTCATCAACTTCATCATACATACCATCATCTATCATTGAATCCATTGACATATCTTCAATTGAAGAATCCATATTATCATCCATTTCAGGTTGTTCATTTTCTTCTGAATTTAATTCAGGTGAATCTACAATTGCAGTATCATCTGGTAATTCTTCATCAAATTCAATATCATCACCAGAATCATCAAAAATAGATGAAGGCATACCAATTGACATTGGTTCTTCACCCATATTAGGTTCATTTATTATTGAATTGGATGATGTCATATCATCATTCATATTCATTCCCATATCCATAGGATTTGCTGTTAATGGGTCAGAAATTGTTGAATTATTTTCAGCTTGACTTGCTAATGATAGCATTTGAGATAAAGCATCAGCATCTTCTGTTTCTAAACCATTAATAGAAATATTATATTGTGCTTCATTAAGTTTATTCATTTTATTCTCCGTAATTACTGGTGTTATTTCACTTTCTGATGCTGATAGTTGTGTATTATCATCAGCATTTCTTAAAATAATATCACTTTTATTATTAATATTTATTACTTCATAATGTTTTTCAAGTGAATCTCCGTCTAATGTTACTATATCTCCAACTCTTATTTTGTCAAGTGATTCAGTATCATCTTTAACCGTTTTATCAGCTTTTTTATAAAATTCATTATAGATAATATTTGGATTAATATTATATTGTTGACATACTACCGAAATTGCTTGTGTAACAGAAGAACCATTATTAATTAATTCTTTAATTTTATTAAATATTTGTGTTTTATTAGACATCAAAAATTCCTTTAAATAATAACTAAAAATATTTATTCAATATATTTAAGTTATAAATATAAACATAGGATATTCAATAAAAAGGTATAAAAATGACAGTTGATGTTAATTATTGGTATAATGCTCAAGTAAGAACTATTGTTCTTCATACTCAACGTTTATTTTCAAATTTTTATATTTCAACTGGTAAAGATGAAAATGGAAAAGATAAACTTAAAAGAGTTCCTGTTATTTTTATGACAAGTGATAAATCTGTTGCATCAATAATTAATAAAAATACTGATACTATTATTGAAACTGCTCCTAAAATGGTTTTAACAATTTCAGATATTCGTTTAAATAATGATTTAATTAGTGGTTCCCCTTATTATGAATATGAAACAGAAATAACAGAAAAAAAATTTAATGATGAAAGTGGAAATTATGAATATGAACCAGGAAATTCCTATCACATTAAACGTTTAAATCCTGTCCCTTTAGGTTTTGTTTTTAAATTATATGTGTTAACAACTAAATTAGAACAAAAATTTCAATTATTAGAACAAATTAGAGCATTATTTTCTCCAACTCTTGAATTACAAACTTCTGAAAATCCATTAGATTGGACACGTTTAACAGCTATTACATTAACTAATTTAAATTGGTCATCAAAAGGCATCAGTAATTTAGACTCAACAACATTAGATGCAATGGATATGACTTTTGAAGTTGATACCAACTTAGATTTACCTTCATTAGTTTCAAGAAATCGTATGATAGAAACTATAATTATGGATATTGGACAGGCTGATACTCGTGAAAATATGTGGGGTTGGACAATGGAAGATATTATTAGAACTTATTATACTCCATCAGATTCAACTATCATTGTTTCAAATAATAATAACATACAATTAGTACCAAATAATAAAATTAAGACGTGGTATGATTTATTTAAAATGTATGGAATAAAATATAATAAATCTAAACATAATATATATCTTCATTGTATGATAAATTACAATATTGATGATAAAAAAGAAATCATTGGTAATATAATTGTTGATGATAATGATTCAACAAAAGCTATTTGGACAATTAATGAAGATATGCTTCCATCTACTAATTTAGAACCCGTATCTGCTATTATTGACCCACACGATACAAAGCCAAAAAATATTGAAGGTGAACGTTATTTATTAGCAGATGAAATTGGTAATAATACTCAACTTTGGGGTAAATTATTAAATAAAAATGGTGAAGAAATATCTTCAATACCTGAAAATTGTATAATTGAATATCAAAATGGATTTTGGAAATTATCTTTAAATCCAATGGAAGAACCCGCAGTATATTATTTAAGAGATAATTCCGATGCGAAATATTTATATACTTGGAATGAAGATTATAATGTATGGGTTGATGTTATTAATAAAAAATATAGACCAGGATTTTGGAGAATATCTCAAATATAATAAATATTTTTATAATTATAAAATAAGGAATTTAGAATGGCAATGGATTTAAAATCAATTTTAGAAACTATGAAGAAAACATATTCTTTCAGAGTTAAAATTGCTGCTGATATTACAGATGAAAATTTAAAAAATGTTGATACTATTTTAAATGTTAAAGGTATGACTAAAAGAACAAAACCTGAAGCATTACCCTTAGCATCAACACCTTATGATTTTCCAAGATTACAAGGATTTTTTGGAACAATTTATAAATTTGAGATGGATTTTGAATATCCAATTACTCCATCTCAAATTGTTAATGAATTATCAACACAATTAGGTTTAGATAGAGCTTATATTGTTGTTAGAAATATTGATGCTCCTGTTGAACAGTATGAATCAACATATTTAGAATATAAAGATGAAGATTATATTTCACAATTAGTACAAGATGAAATTGATAATAAAATCAATCCTAATGATTATTATGGTGATGAATATAATAAAGATTTAGTTAAAGCATTACAATCAAAAGAAGCCAAAAAACATCAACAAGGTTTTACTGAATTAGATAAAAAGAAATATAAAGGTGCAGAATAATAAAAAAGAGAGGATTATCCTCTCTTTTTTAAACTGTTGAACCAACAACAATTCCAACTTTAGAAGTCACATCATTTCTTCCACAAAATACAATTTTATCAGGAAATACTTTAATTTTATATTCTTCATTAATAGACATAGCTTTAAACATATTAATAAAATATTCAACTGAAAAATACATATTATCTTTAAACTCAATATTTTCAACAATATCTGAAATTTGAATTAATCCATTATCAATTGTTTGATTTTCATTTCCAAATAATGCAAAAATTCCTTCGTTTGTACTTTTTAATCTAAAAGTTTTTTCACCAAGTAAAGAACTCATTTTACTAATATTTTTAACTACTTCATCAGTTATATAATTATCTCCTTCTCCCGAAAATTCTTTTAAATTTAATTTCTTTTTAGAATAATTATTTAATAAATCTTGTTGACTTGAAATCATATTATAACTTTGTAAATAATGATTAACTTTTAATCTTCCTGCGGAAAATGTTGCTAAATGAGGATAATTATAATCATTATATACTAATTTTACTTTTAATTTATCTTCATTATCTCCTGAAAATGTTCCTAAAATAGAATTCATAATACTCCAATCTCGTATTGCAAATTCTTTATCTTCATAACCATCTTCATTAGATTCCGCATACGCAAATACTTTGTCATCAAATGTTCTGCAAGATATACAACAATGTTTTGTTGCAGATGGATATACAACAACTGGTTTAAATTCAAATTTATTAAATAATTTATTTACATCTAAAAAAACTTTTTCTAACATATTTCTTCCTTTTTTATAATATATAAAATTTTTAAACTAAAGTCAAAAATCCACCTAAATCATCATCAATCGTCTGCATTGCAGATTTCATTGATAAATTCCAATTCAATGAGCCAAAAATTGAATCCATTGTTGTATCAACAATTGTATCTGACATATCTGCTTCATCAAAAGGAAGTTTAGAAAACCATTCAGGAACATCATTTAAATCACGTGGATATGCAATTGATGTCATACCGAATGGATTATTTTTCTTTAATTTACAAACAACAATTTTATTACCGTCTAATATTCTTGTTGTTGAAGTATCACCATTAATTTCAAGCATACGATTATAATTAATAGATGCCATAACGTGTCCAGGAACTCTTGCTTTTGGATTTAATTTATATTCTTCTGTATATTTTGTTAATCCATTTACAGCTTTTGGTGTCCCTTTTTCCCAAGGTTTAAGTGTATTCCATTCATTATTATAAAATGTTTTAATAATATCAACCAATTCGTCTCTATTACCATCAGATAATAAAGATTCCATCATATTTTTTAATAATTTTCTAACAATCATTGGAGTATCTGAACGTTGAATTTGTAAACCTTTAATTTTTAATTTTCCTGCCTTTCCGTGAACATCATATCTTTCACCTTCATTATCAAAAACCATTAATGCATATCTTTTTTTGGAAACGTAAAGACCACGAGTAGCAACAATTTCTCGTGCTGCTTTAATAATCTTAGAATTTTCATCTGTTACGTGAAAAATATTTTTCACGTGGTCAGCATAAGAACTATCAACTAATTGAGAAATTTCATCAACATATTTAATAACATTTTCTTTATTATATACAAAATCTGGATGTTTTTCTTTAAATTCAGGTCTTGATAATGCAAAATATGTTGAATCGGTATCTCCATATACAACAATTCCACCTGTATGTTTATATGTACCAACAGCTATTTCATTTAATTTACTTGCCATATGTTGAACAATTTTACGACCAGATGCTGTGGTAGATGCACCCAAACGAAAATCATAAAAAGTTGAACCAGAATTTAATAATGCTCCATAACTTGAATTCAAATTAATTTTACGTAGATATTGTTCCAAATCCCAATAATCTTCTTTTTCTTTATAATATTCTTTATTGACTGGTTCAATAATATTATCAGTTAACATTAATCCATATTCAAACATATATTTTCTAATTCCAGAAATATCTTTATTATCAACAAGTTTTTTTAATTCTTTAATATCATATTCTTTAAAATTAGAACTTGCTTGAATACCTTTTAATTCATTAACAATATCATCAGATATTGCTAAACCATCTTTCAAATTACGATACATTTTAGATTTAGCTTTCATTGACTTTCTATCAGCATACCATTCAGATAGAATTTTAGCAACTAAACCTTGCTTATCAGTTCTAAATAATGTTCCAAATGCAGAAATACATAAATTACTATTTTCAGAAAAAACTAAATTATAAATTTCTTTAGCTGACATTTCAGCACATTCACCAGTTTCTAATTGTAACTCTAAAATATCATCAGTTTGATTCATAATTTTTTGATATTCTAAAGTTCCAAACATTTCATCACCACCCCACGCTTCACCCCAAGCTGGAATTCTTTCACCTTTTTTAAACCATAAATTATCTTCTTCAATTTTTTTCCAAAGATATGGCATAGTATATGTTAATTTAACTTGTGCAACAATAGTTTCAGGACTCATATTTAAACATCTAATCGTAGATGGATAAAGTGAATTCAAATCTGTATCTGAAATCCATTCGTGCATACCAACAACAGGGTCTTGAACAAATGCCCCAGGAGGTCTAATTCCTCTCCATTCATCCCCTTTTCCTTCAATTCTATCAGGAACATAATAGCCAGAATCGTGGGCATTATTAATAACTGCTTGGTCAAACCAAGCAACTGTTCCCATCGTTGCTTCTAATGTAACAGGAATAGAATGAGCTTGACGATTATGAATGTTAATATAATTTAATTTTTTATCAATACGAGCTAACAAATTCGTATCTTGTCTATTATATTCTAAAAATAATTTAAAATTATCAAAATATAAACGAGTTAAAGTTCCCTCATACTTTACTTTTCTATCCCCTAATTCTTCATAAGAAATATTATCTAATGAATAAGATTCGTGTTCATTAGGAGTATGTTTTTTATACAATCCTAAATAATCTACAGACCATTTTCCAACAAATGAATAATTTTTAACAACACGACCATATGTTTCAACTTCTTTACATAATGGTGGCTGATTCCATAAACAATATTCTTTAATTTTTTCTGAACCCCATATCTTTATTGTTCTTCCAATAATATATGGTATATCAAAAAAATCTGAATTCCAACCAGAAATAACATCTGCGTCATCAAACAATTTAATCATACAATCAATTAACTGCTTTTCATCATTACATAAAAAAGTATCTTCTAAGCTATTACATATATCTTTAGCTTCTTCCCAAGATAAATTATCAGGTTTAATTGTTAATGTAATTGTTTTATCTAACCAATCTAAATAAATTGACACAGCATTAATAGCACAAGGAGTTTCAGATACTAATGTATTAATATCACCTGCTACTGCTGGGTCATAGTCAACTTCAATATCAAAAAATGCTTTATGTAATTTTGGTTCTTGACAATTTTTATAATTTTGATATAATACTTTATGAACTAAATTAAAATTCATTTCATATGTTCTAACACCCGATTCTTGACATTGTTTTCTATGAGAACTAAAATCACTATACTTATGTAAAGTAATTTTTTTTAATCTTTGACCATCAATTCCCATATCATATCCATTATCATCGGGAACTAAATATTCATAAATTAATGGATATGTTGTTGTCACTCTATTTCCATTTATTCTTTCAGAAACATAAAGTAAATTGTTTTGTCTATCTAAATAAGTACCCACATACATATAAAAATCCTCTATAAAATAACTTAGATATTATAACATATAAATTTTAATTTTGCGAATTAAAATCTCCACCATCAATTGTTAAATCAGTTAAATTTAAAGAAGAACTTGGTGTTTCATTAAAATGTTTATTCGTTAATTCTGCCATTATTTCAAAAATAATATATCCTAAATCATCTATTTCTTGTAATGTAAATTTAACTTCTTTCGCTCTTTGACGTTTAGCTTCAAGAAGTTTTTTATTAAAATTTTTCAATACAAATTCACGACTTATCATTTTTCTCCTTTATATGTAAATAAATCATTAAAAATAATTTTAGATTTTCCTAAAAATACGCAATTTTCTAAAATATATTTAGTTTCCAAATATCTTGTTTGATTATTTGCATATAATACATCAAAGGGTTTATAAACCTCATAATCAGTATCAGTTATGGTTTTATAAATAAAGAAACGCATTTCCTTTTTATTATCAAACCATATTTCTCCAACTTTAGGTTTTTTCATAATATCACCTTACCTTTCAATGATTTTATCACAACTCATATCCCAATCGCTTACACTTTCATTATTAAATATCATTTCTTTAATAAATTCTAATGCTTTCTTTTTATATTTTTTTGAAAGACAATTACCATTATAAAAAATATTATATGTTTTAAAATCAACAAAATATACTCCTGTATGCGAAATCATTTCTTCCTTAAAAACAATTGTAAAAATTGTTTTATCACGGACATCTTTAATATTTCTTTTAAATTCTATTTTTACAAGTCTTGGAGTATTAAAACATTGAAAATGATATTGTGTTGTTCCAACTTTATTGTAATAATCACAATTTTTTATAATTTCCATTTTTAAATGATTAAATTCATCTAATTCTTCTAAATATTTTTTATATGAATTTTTCATAAATTTTTTTATAAACCAAAGAAACATATTTTTCTCCTTTATACAAGGTTAATACAATGAAAGTATTAACCTTGTGCCTTAAAGTTATATATTGGAATAATTCGGTCAACAATATCAACAGTTTCACCAATAGCATCAATAATAACATTCATATCCTTATATGCCATAGGAGATTCATCTAATGTTGATTCTGAAACACAAGAAGACCAAACATCCTTCATCTTATCCTGAAATTCTTCAACAGATAAAACAGATTTTGCCTTACCTCGTGATAAAACCCGTCCTGCACCGTGTGGTGCTGACTGATTCCATTCTTCATTGCCCTTACCAATTCCAACAATTGAACCATCCTTCATATTCAAAGGAATAATTACTCGCTCGCCCTTCTTTGCAGAAATTGCACCCTTACGAATAATCATTTCCCGATTACCAAGAAATTCAATATAATTATGATGAGTAAAAATTGAATCAACAACATTCCAACCCATATGTGAACAAATTTCGTGAACAATAACTTGGTGATTTACAGTTGCAAATTCTTCTGCTACCTTCATATGTTCAACATATAAATCTAAATCTTCACCATCTAAATATCGTAATTCTGGTGGTAATTTATCAGAATCAATATGATTCTTAATCCAATCTTGACGTTCCTTTGGTGGAATTTGTGATAATGCAAAAACTCTCTTTGCATCAATTCTATCCTGATAAACCTTTATTGCCTTATCTTGATGAAAATCACAAATCTTCTTACCAAAATTTCTTGAACCACAATGAACAGAAAGCCATAAATAACCATCCTTGTCCTTATTTAATTCTAAGAAATGATTACCACCACCCAAAGTTCCAATTGACTTTAAATGACGATTATACCCATTTTCATCGCCAATTTCCTGACAAACCTTTTCAATCTTTGCCTTTAAATTATCTGAAACTAACTTTGATACAGTTGAACGAATAGACATTCCAGATGGAACATACTTACGAATAACATTATCAAGCTGTTCAAAATCAACTTCCTTAACATCTAACTTATAAGTTGAAATAGAACAAGAAATATCAACTCCAACAAGATTTGGAATAATTCTATCTTTAATAGAAGCAGTAAATCCCACTACACAGCCCTTACCTGCGTGACAATCAGGCATAATACGAATTTGTGAATCCTTAAATATTTCTTGGGAGCAAAGAGTTACTAACTGACCCACACATTCTTCTTCAATTTGGTCAGTCATAACAATAGCTGAATTATACTTTCCCTTAACTTCTAACTTCATCTTTTTTCTCCAAAAAATTTCTATTATATTTTTTATAACATATTTTTTAATATTGTCAATAGATAATTTAATTATCTCTTACTTTTTCAAGTTTAATTTCTCCATCATTTGTAGTATAAAACATATTTTTTATACCAACATACTTAATTAATTTTTGACACATATCACACGGTTTAGCCATAGCTAATTGACCATTTTTATTTGTTCTATACACAAAAATAGAACATCCTTTTAATTTATTCCAATCCAAATTTAACATAGCTGCTTGTTCAGCGTGCAAACTTTCTTCCCATTTTTTATGTTTCATTGATATAGAAGAACTTCTAATTCCATTATGTCCTGAACCATAAATTCTCTTTCCTTTAAAAACGACAGCACCAATTTGAGGATTATAATTAGACTTTTTAGCTTCATTCATTGCACATTTAATAACATTATTATAAAGCATTTATTTTCTTTCATAAAAAATTAAACCTAACATTATTTGTTAGGTTTAATATATTATATAAAATTAAATTGTCAAGAAAAATTATTTATAAATTGGATGATGTAAGCAAAGGTTTTCAACTCCTTCTTTAATAATTAATAAAGCAACTTCTTTTAAAGATAATTCTTTACCAAGATTTTCTTCAAAAATCTCTTTATGCCAATCAATTCCTTCATAATCATATTCATCTATTAAAATATCAATCATATGGCAAATTTGATGAGCTATCCAAGCAGCATTATCTTCTGTCATTCCTCTTGTTGTTATTGCTGCTGTTCCTAAACGAATACCAGAAGTTTCTGATTTAGGTCGTGGGTCGTCTTTAATAGCATTTTTATTCACAACAATTCCAACTTCAGATAAAGCATCTTCTAATTGTTTTCCTGAAATATTATATTTTCTTAAATCAAGTAATAATAAATGATTATCTGAACCGTCTGCAATCATCGGTACTTTTCTTTCTTTAAATACCTTCTCCATTGCTTTAATATTTTTAAGAATTTGTTCTTGATATTGCTTAAATTCTGGTTTTAATGCTTCTTCAAAACAAATTGCTTTACCAGCAATAACGTGTTCCAAAGGACCACCTTGAATACCAGGAAATACTGCTTTATCAATTTTTTTACCAAGTTCTATATCATTAGATAAAATAATTCCACCACGAGTACCCCTTAATGTTTTATGTGTTGTTGAAGTAACAACATCTGCATAAGGTAATGGAGATGGATGTAATCCAGTTGCTACTAATCCAGCAATATGAGCCATATCAACCATTAAATAACAAGATTTATTAGGTGCATCAGGATTATTTGAACCACCACAATCATAATAAATTGACTGATTATAATCATCAACAATACTTCTAATCAATTCAAAATCAATAATTTTAGAATAAGCAGAAGCACCAACTACAAGAACCTTTGGGTTATATTTATATAACTTATCTTTAAGTTCAGTATAATTTATTGTTCCATCAGCATATAAACCATAAGAAACAGCATTATATAATTTACCTGATGCTGAAACTTTTGAACCGTGAGTTAAATGACCCCCAGCATTTAAATTCATACCTAAAATAGTATCACCTGGTTTGCATAACGCTAAATAAACTGCTTGATTTGCTTGACTACCGCTATGAGGTTGAACATTTGCCCAATTACATTTAAACAATTCTTTACATTTATCAATAGCATATTGTTCAATTTCATCAATATAACGACAACCACCATAATAACGATGTTCAGGATAACCTTCAGCATATTTATTAGTTAAAATTGAACCAACTGCTTTCATAATATCTTTTGATACATAGTTTTCAGAAGCAATTAAACATATTTCACCTTCTTGTCTCTTTCTTTCTTTTTCAATTAAATCAAATATTTTACTCATTTTATATCTAATATCCTTTTATTTAATAAATTAACTAAATTGTTTAATCAACTCTTTAAGTTTTGTATTAGTCATTCTTCTCGTATCAATTGGTAAAGTAATTGAAAAATCACAAGTATCAATTGTTAAATCTACTCCTGCTTGAGCTTCACCATTTTCATCAATAAAAACTATATCTTTCATTTCTAATAAATCACTCATTTATAACCCTTTATTTACAATAATTTTTATGGTTAACTCTATAACAATCAGTTTTCCCTTTATAAGGTCTTCTTTCTAACGTTACTTCTTTATATGTTTTGGGTTCATAAACTGTTCTATATGTTGTATTACGATAAATTACTTCAACTGGTTGAGATACTGTATATGCTTCTTCCCTACCATAATAACAATTATCACAAGTTGTTGAACAAGCCGACAATAATAATACCAAACTAAATAATGCTAATAATTTTTTCATATTATTCTCCTTTAACTTCTAATTTAGTTTCTTTTTTAGGCATTACTCTTTCTAATAAAGAAAACAAAAAAGATGTTCCTCTTTCCATAACATCAACTTTTGTTGAATGTTTTCTAAATCCCTTTGTATAATGATTCCAACCTAAACCTTCTACAAAATTATAACATCTACCACTATCTTTCTTTTTTTGTACAATTTTTTTATGATTTAATTTTTCTGAATATACTTTTAATCTACCCATATTTTTCTCCTTTGTTAAACACAATATTAAATGATTTTATATACACTTGTCAAATATTAAAAACCAATACGATTTGCAATTGGAGTTTTATTAACTTGTTCCAAATCAAGCATTTTAATCAACTCATCTTTATTATTTAAACAATCCATAATTTCCGCTTTTTCTTTAACAACTACAAAATCACCAGGTGCTAATGTATTACTATTTAAATGAACATTTTTAATTCCAAAAAAGTATTCAAATGCTTTAGTTACCTGTTCAGATGTCATATAATCATATTTTACTTTAAATGTAAATCTTCTTAAAGACGCTTTATCTAATGAATCCATTAAATTAGTAGTACAAATAAATGGATATGGATGTTTTTCCATTTGAGTCAACATTTCATTAACTTGTGTCACTTCCCAGTTTCTAACTGCATTATTTCTATTTTGTAAGAAACTATCAGCTTCATCAAAAATAAGCATTGCTTTATTATCTACTGCTTCTTTAAATGCATTAGCAATATTTTGTTCAGTTTGTCCAACATACATACCTAATAAATCAGAACATTTTTTCTTAATAATAGGAATATTCATTTTTGCTGCCAACCATTCAGCATATGCGGATTTACCAGTTCCCGAAATGCCATTTAAACATAATGAAAAATTCATTTTCTTTAAAGATAAAATCCTATCAGCTAATTTCTTTAAATCAACATCAGTATTCAATAAATCAAGATTGAAATTATTCTTCATAACATTAACCAATTCTTCTTTTTTCTCTGTAAAACCACAATTCATTGTTTGAATTTGATTCTCAATAAAATGAGTAATAAGCACATTCTTTTCAACATCAGTTAAATAACCGTCTTCTAATGTGGCAACATTTTGAATTGCTTTGGTTAAAAACGCAGGAGAAATATCAAATTTCTCAACCAACCATTCAATCATCTTTGGTTTCAAAGAGACACCATAATTTTTCAACTGCCGTTTCCACATCTTTTTCATTACATCTTTATTTGGTTTTTCAAAATACATTGCATAATCAAATCTTCTCAAAAACGCTTTATCAATACCAAATGTATCATTCATAATGAAAATATGTTTCTTTTCAGTATCATCTAATACTTTGTTAATCAAATCTTTCTTAACATTTTCTCTAAAAATATCATCTGCTTCATCAATCAACAAACATTGTTTATTTGTCAAGAAATAATCCGCACTCTTAATATCATTTAAACGGTTTTTATCCTCATCAGTTTCATCATTATAAAGACAATGTAAATCCAATTTTAATTTTTTACATAAGGTTTTGACAAATTCAGTTTTACCTGTTCCAGGTGCTCCATAAATCAACAAATTGAAAGATTTCTTACGGTTCAATAAATTATAAACCATATCTCTATCATTTCTAAAATCAAAATCACTCCATTTATAATTAACTGTTTCAATTTTTTCACCAGTTAATTCTTTAAGCATTTCTTCTTTTGTATTTAAATTACACATTAAACAATTTGCAAGAATTGGATTTAAACCGTGTGATGGATAACACGAATTTTTTAATTTATACATCTCATTGTCCATCCAACAAATGACATTCTTTTCAATTAAACATTTAAACACACTCACCATCTCAATGGTTGTCATATTAACAATATTATGTCTTAATTGAGCAAAATATTCCAAAAAATTGAGCATATGATATTCTAAACAAATATATTTTACATATGAAAAGATTGAAAAAATAACAATCAGTTTCAATACTTTTCGTGTGTTTTCATCTGTAATATTATACATATCATATAAATTGTTTATAAATTTATATTCACTATTATTACTACAATCTATTGTTTTCATCTCGTTTAATTTTTTAGTAACAATATGTTTATAGCAATTTACATATTTTCCTATTTTAGATGGTCGTATATCCTTTATGCAATCATTAACATTCTGTTTTGTTGTATAATTATTTTCTGCTTGGCTATACGAATAATTATTTAAAAATTTACTTCTTTTAGGATGTTTTTTATCATATTCAGTAAATTCCATAAAACTATTGTAACAAATACGGTTGGCTTTTTCATAATCTGTTAATAGGTCATTATTTAAAAATGTGTTAATATTTTCAAGAATACATTTATCAACATATGGAGATACAAAATAAGTCATTGCTTAATCCTCTCTTTTTTCAATGATTTTATCAATTAAACCAAATTTTAATGCTTCATCAGGTGTCATAAAATTATCTCTATCCATTGCCTTTTCAATAACAGATAATTTTTGTCCTGTATTATCAGCATAAATTTTATTTAAACGTTTTCTTAAATCAAGAATTAACTTTGCTCTGATTTCAATATCAGTTGCTTGCCCTTGAGCACCGCCTGATGGTTGATGAATCATAATTTGAGAATTTGGAAGTGAAAAACGCTTCCCTTTTGTTCCACCTGCAAGTAAAAATGAACCCATTGAACACGCTTGACCCATACAAATAGTACAAATATCAGGTTTAATATATTGCATTGTATCATATATTGCCATTCCAGATGTTACAACACCACCTGGTGAATTAATATACATATAAATATCTTTATTTGGGTCTTCAGCTTCTAAAAACAATAACTGTGAGCAAATTAAAGAAGACATTTCATCACAAACTTCTCCTGAAACAAATACAATTCTTTCTTTTAATAATCGTGAAAAAATATCGTATGAACGCTCTCCCTTAGAAGTTTGTTCAATTACCATAGGTATTAAATTCATTTTTTATTTTCCTCTTTTAATTATTAATATCAATATAATAATATCAAAAAAATAATAGTCAAGAGTTTAATAAAAAATTCAGTAAAAATATTTTTACTGAATTATATCTTTTAAAATCATTTGTAATCTTTTATATTGGCTTTCATATAAAAACATTGACCCATCTTCTTGCCAATATTCTTTAATCCATTTTTTAAGTTTTTTAATTAAATCTTTATCTGATTGATTAACTAATTTTCTAACATTAATTTTAGATATTTCATCTAAAAATTGTTGAGGATTATCATAATATTCATTAACTTTCATTCTTTCCATAATTATATCCTTTTTTATGAAAAAATAAAATAAACAAATTAAAAAGTCAATATTTTAATTTATTGATATTAAGAAAAATGTATCTTCAAATTTAGAATCTTGTTCATCAGGAATTGGTTCATCTGGATATATTTCAAAATCTAAATCATATTTGTCTTTACATTGCAAGTACATTGAAATAATTGTTAATGATGCTGTTATTAAATCATCGTGTCCACTTCCAGATGCAGAATATGATATAGAAGTTGCTGATTTAGCTGAAAAATTGGATAATTGTGTTAAATAATCACGAGATAAAATATGAAATCTATTTGTTTCAAATAATATTTTTAATTGAGAGCACGCACGTGGCTTTGAAATTTTAGTTGTTGTAAAACCTTTTCTTTTATTGCCATCTTCATTGATTAAAACTGCTCTTTTAATATATGAACGACCATCCATAGTTGCTTCTATTTGTCTTAATGCACAAATAAAACCTTCAGCTGAACTATTATTTTCTAATGACCAATAAATTTCAGGATGTTTATTACCTTTATTTTTTATATCATTATACATCCATTCAGTTAATTCTTTAATTTTTGTTACTTGGTCATTTTGATTTAATTTATCAGATTTCCATTCTGCAACTTGATAAAAACCTGGAAATTCAAAAACTTCAATTGCAGCAAAGTCTCCATCAACTCCCATTGAAGTATCAATTGCAACTAAATATTTTTTCCAAGGCATTAAATCTTTATAAAAGCGAATATCTCCATCAATAACAAATTTATAAGTAATTTTATTATTATCTATTTCTAAAATTTTTTGTCTTAAAATCATTGAATCAATAAGTGAATTTGTTTTACCTAAAAATTCACAATTATGAACTAAAATATCATTTGTAAAAAATTTATTACCATAATCAACATTTAATATATCATAAACATCTTTAGTTTCACCATCAGATATAGATTTAATTTGTTCCATACCATTATTTGTAAATACCCAATCTAATGGTTTTAATTCTTTTGCTTCAACACATTCAAATAAATTAATATAAATTTTATGGTCTAAAGTACAATTAATAATTTTATTATTATTTAATGTAATATTAATAGTTGGCTGTGATGGTATTTTTTTAATACCATCAAAATCAGCCCAACCATTTGGCGTTAAAATTTTATATTTTTTATCATTTTTATTCATTTGTTTATTTATTATCTTTTGGATATGGACGACTAAAATAACCACTAAAAGATGGAGCAATTTCTAACAATTTAGATAAATTCCATTTTGTTAAATATTTCATTAATCTAATTCCAACTAAATCAATTTGTTCCGTATTAATAGATTTCATTATATAAGAATCAACATTTAACTTTAATTCTTCTGGAATTTCTTTCAAATCAATTAATTTTTTATTAAATTCATAAGATTCTTTAACTAAATGCTTATTACCAAGAGGGTCTTCCCAAGATGAATTCATAAAAGTTTGCCAATTATACCCTTTATCTTTTCTATCAGCAAAAGCATCTAATATACCAACAGTTTTTTTGGTTGATTTTTCTCTAATACCAGGATATGCTGAAAATATATTATCGGATTTATCACCTCTAATACATTTTGTAAATAATGCATATTCAATCCAATCATCCATAGGAACTAATTTATCACCTTCTTGCCACAATGAATCTGTTCTTGAAACTGATACCTTACCATCTTTTAAAGTAAATTTCATTGGTAAATGCTTATCATCAGCAGTAAACATACAAGCAGATGTTATAAGTCTATCATCCATTGTATTATATATTATAACATTATCATTAATTAGTTGAACAAAGTCATTATCAGTTGAAACAATAATAATATTATCATTTGGATGTAATGCAATAAAACGAGCTATTAAATCATCAGCTTCTGCTTTTGGATATTCAAAAAAAGAGACATTCGTTGATTCTTTTAAAAATGGTATAAAATCATTTTCAAAAATATTTTTTAATTCTGTTTCTTTTTGAATTTCTTCTGGTGTTTTATCTTGTAAACGTTCAATACGATTAGCTTTATATTGTGGATAAACATCTTTTCTCCACGTTCCTTTACCATCAGCACAAACAACCACGTGTGTTGGATTAAATTTATCACAGGCTTTTTTAAACATAAAAAACATTGTATGTAATAACATACCATTACGCATATCAACATCTTTTTCATTTATTGTATGCATTGCTCTAAAAAATAAATTATAAATATCAATTAAAATAAATGTTTTCATTGTTTCCTCAAAATAATAAAATTAACCCATAATTATTGTTTTATCATCAATTTTTCGTTTTGTTAAATATTTTTTTTCTTCAACTTCATTATCATCTAACATTGTTGTAATATCATCAATATCCATATTTGCCATTAAAAATAATTTTAACCATTGTTCAGCAATTTCTTCTTCAGTATCACCAGGTAAGCCTTTTTTACGCATATTTTCAATAAAAGTTTTATTATAAGTAACTTCAACCATTAAATCATCTGGATTAGCATTTTCATCATATTCGGTATGGATAGCAACCCAAGGTTTTCCAAGCAAATCATTTTTTTGTTTACAATATTCAACGTCATCAATTTTTTTATACTTATGTTTTAAATCTATTTCATTAATTAATCTTTCTGTTTCAGGTTTATTTTCATTATTAATTTTTAATAATTCAAATTCATAATTAAATTCATCAATTTTATTAAATTTTTTCTGAAGTTCAAGTTTTTTAACTTTATATTCTGATAATTTTTGTAATTCTTCTGTTGAATAATTAATATTTAATAACGCTAATTCTTTTTCAAATCCATCTGGCATTTCATATTCAATTTGTGCTATTTCACGTGCTTGACCAGATAATAATAAACCTTTAAAAGTATAATTAAATGGTATTTTCATAAAAACTCCTTAATAACTTTATACTCATATTTTTTATATGGTAATATATTTATATCTTAAAAATCAATAAAAAAAATAAGCCATCAAATTTGATGGCTTATTTTTATTTAATTTCCATTATTATGAGTTAGAAGATAATGTTCCTGTTCTAACAATTCTAATTGGAATATAAATTTGTTCAACACCTTGAACAATTTCAATAGCTACTTCAGCCCATAATTCTTTACGACCAATTCTTTCAGTAGTATTAACTGAATTATCAGTAACTAATGTATAGTCATATAATTCATCTCTTGATACATAATCATTTAAGATTGCTCTTAATGCTTTATCAAAATCACGTCTTAATGCTTCTGTATTTGGTTGGAAGAAGAATGGTAAGCAAGCTGCATCCATTTCACGTTTTAATCTTAAAATTGTTAAGATTGCGTGTTCATCAGATAATGATGAAGTGTAATTATTTTCTGTATTTTCACCCCAGAATAATAATCCAGTATTACGTTGTGGCATAATTGGATTCATAGATTGAGCAGTAATAATTTCACCCAAACTTTCTCTGATAGTTACTGGTGCATATTCATTTTCATCAGTAATATAACCAACAGATGCTAAATTTTTAACTTGACCATATTGTGTTCCTGCTGCAAACATACCTCTTGGTAATACCAATAAATTCTTCATTTTTGCAACAGATGAAGGAACAGCAATATCATCTCCATCAACATTTGAAGTTAATCCCATTGGTGGATATTGACGTGTTATATAAGCACTTCTAATAACACGACCATCTTCACCGTGTGAAGCTGCATTATTTTGATTTGAACCCCAAGCAATAATATCATTTGCTTTTGGTGCTAATCTTGCTGGTGTATCAGAAATGATATAAAACATTTCTTTTTTATCAGTATTTAATGCAATTAATTCATCATCTAATTCTGGATAACCTGGACAAGTTGCATAGAAGAAATCATAATCTTGTGAGCGAATTGCATCATTAGAATTAATTGCTTCTGCTAATGCTCTTATAACCATTGCTCTTTGTGCTTTTCTACCAAATAATCCTGAACCATCTGTTGCATTACCTGAAATTGTTTGCCAACGAGTTGTTTTAGAATTTGTTGAAGAACCTGGTGTTGGGAATGCTTTTGAATTACCAACTGTGAAAGTGCTTCCTAATTCTTTAACAGCATTTTGATATTCATTTGTCATTTCTTTAACATTATTTGTTGAATATAATGTATTAAATAATAACATACCAGCTGCATAAGTTTGTGGATTTGGACAATTAGGGTCAACATAATCTGAAATTAATAAATCAGCTTGTTTAGTTGAAAATGGAACGTGTGTTGAATCAGAATATGCTGGACCAGCGTTTTCACGAGCATCAGCAAATACAATACCTAAAGGAGTTGTTTGGTCAGTATTATCAACTAATTCCCATTCTCCTTCATAATATCTATAAATTGTTGGATAATTATTTGCTGCTGAATCAATCCATAAATCATTTTCTTGTAAAGCTGAACCATCTGAATGTTGAGTTGGTTGTTCAGATGTTACAAAAATATCTGCACATTCGTACATATTTTTATAACCTTTCCATTCATCACCATCATTTACCATAATATCAACATTTAATGCATCATTAAACCATAATGTTCCATTTGTTGCAATCTCGGTTGGTTCATAAGAACTTGCAATATAAGTTGGTTCAGTCCATTTACCTAATTCACCTGAAGCAATACCAACAGTTTCTAAAATATTACCACCTTCAACATCTTGAAAATCAATAGTATTACCTGTTGAAGATACTAATCTTAAATAACCTTCAGTTGTTACATCAGCAACAATTGTTGGAATTTTAGCATTATTAATTGCTTTTGCTAAATATTCAACTGTTGTTCCATATGCTCTAACAGTATATGTTTTAACTTCTGTTCCAATAAGTGTTCTAATTGTAATTGCTTGACCAGAAGTAATTGTTGGATTTGAAACTGTACCAACAACTTTTAATCCCAATGAACCATATTGAGCTAATTTAGTTTCAGCTAAATTTTCAGTATCATATTTAACAATAATTGAACTTGCATTTAATGAAGGTCCTAATACTCTTTCAGCTTCAATATAAGAACCATACATAGGCATTTTAATTGTTGTCCAAGAATCAGTTGTTGAATTATATTGTTTCATAATATAATTAGCACCATTATTAGGTTCAGTAGTTTTAACCCAAATTGAACCTTGAACAGAACCATTTGGAACTTGTGAATGTGTTTTATGAACTAAAGAAACAGCATTTACAACAGCTTCATTACCATTCATTGTAAAACCTAATGTTTCTAATGCTTTTCTTGAATCTTGTGAAAGAGTTAATAATGTTGCAGTATTTTTAATAACTAATGCATTATTTTCATTAACAGCAACAATATTTTCAATTGATGCATTATTAATATCTTTTACAGCATCATCAATTTTAGTTGTAGATGATACACCCGATAATGTTACTTCTGAACCATTAATAGTAATTTTAGCACCTGTATCATATGTACCATTTACTTTACCTTTTGCACTTGATGGAAATTGAGCAATCCATTCATTAGAACCTAATTCATACCATTCACTTGCAATATTTTCATAAGCAACTTGTTTATTACCTTTTGTTACAACAGCAATATCATTGTTAACACCATATGTTCCTAATGGTTTACCATCTTCACCAATTTCATCTGCTGATGGAAGTAATACATTTTCAATTCTATCCCAAGCTAAAGCTGGTCTTGTATTACCATTAGCTCTAAATAAACCATAAGAAGTTTCAGCTGTATCAAACCATAAAGTTTGATTTGGTACTTTACTTGTTGGTTCAGCTTGTGTAGCTTGTAATTGTTTTAAATCAATATCTGCTCTTAATGCATAAGCTATTGAAGAATTTCCTAAAGCATCATATAAAGCATACAAACCGACTTCATTTAATTCATCACCTTGTTGAACAGTTCCATCAATTGTTGTAAATGTTGGAACACCAAATGTATCAGTAACATCTTTTTGTGAAGTCATAACAAGTAATTCATTAGCAACTGATTTTGAAGTACCTGGTGCAATTTCACCTGTTTCTTCGTCAATAATTTTATCTTGTTCTGTCGCAAAGATATAAAGAGGAATTATCGGAGAAACACCAGTTCCATATGATGATTCATCAATTATATCAATGTGAGTTTTTGCTAATTCTGACATATTTTACTCCTATTAAATTAAATTATTTTTATAATAAAAATAACTGATAAAAACTTTCAAAAAGTCTTTACATATATTTATGAATTAGGATAAAAATTGAGGGGTAAACAATTTATTAATTTAGGAGTTTGAAGTTATTTATTAAATAACTTCAAAGGGGTTAAGATGGCTGATATAAGTAAAATAGATATGAAAAGAATCAATGGATTACTTGATAAATTAGAAGAAGTAACCAATAAAATTAATTCAATGAAATATGTTATTGAATCTGGTTCTAATGATAATGGTTGGTATCGTAAATGGAGTGATGGATTTATTGAACAATGGGGTTTTCGCACTTCAAATACAACAAACCAAACAATTAATCTTCCAACTTCTTTTTCAAATACATCATATTATGTTAATTTTATTCAATATCGTCCATTACAATCTTCTGCTGGTTGGGATTATCATTATGTCATCAGAACATCTGTTACAAAATCATCTTTCCAAATTAATGTTGCTGATACTGATGGAATAAATTGGTATGCTTGTGGTTATTAATAAAATTCATATAACATCTCTAATGAAACATTGCGAATATAACCCTTTTCATCCATAATTGCAACAGTATTTTCTCCACCAAGACAGTTATATTCTCTTTCAAATCTTTCAACACCAACTTTTTTAATTTCAGCTTTTGCCCAATTTTCATCTTTTAATGGACAAGCATCCCATTTAACTAATTGACTTTGAAATCCATTATTTCCATAAGATTTTTTTTCAACAATATTAACATTTATATTTTCATTTCTTAACATATTAGCATAATCTTCTGCTTCTTCTTTTGTATGAAATAAATGAAAATCTCTATATAATTCTCCATTAATTTCTATTATATAATCATTAGGTATATCTATACCATAATCATCAATTTTATTAATTGCCCCTGACCATAATCTATAAAATAAATCTGTTTCTGAAATAGGTGTTGAAGTAATAAATAATTTACCTTTTGTTGCAGATAATGTTGGTGATAAAGCACCATAAAATTCTTCTTGTTTTTCTAATGCTTTATCCCCTGAATCTTGAACACCAATAAATGCAAATTCATCACAATAAACAATTGCAGGAGAAATACCACGAGGAGCTTTAATAGTTGATGGGCGTACGTGAATTTCTGAACCATTATCAAATACCATTTTTGATTTATTATCTTCTATTAAACCTCTTTTAAGAAAATCTGGGCAATTTTCATAAACACCTTTTATTTTACCAAGATTTTCAGATGCTGCACGTAAATCTTGTGCAGTTACTAATATAATTGCGTGAGGATGAGTCATTGCGTACCATAATAAATAAATTGCTGTTGTAATCGTTTTACCATTCTGTCTGGAAAATAAAGATATAAGAGAATGATAGTTATGCATATTAAACATCATTTCACGCTGATAATCAAATGGTATATATTGTTCCAAACCATTTCTATTAACCCAACAACAATGTTCTGCAAAAAATAATGCTCCATTTATAGGGTCATAAACTTTTTTATAAATCATTTTTTGAGTATCTGTTAATTTTTTAAAAGATTTGGTTTTTTTAATAACACCAGTACCTTGTGGTAAAATAATTTTCATATATTCTCCTTATAAAATTATTTATAATTAGCATATTTATAAAATATCTTGTTTTAAGTTTTATAATAAATATTCTTATAAAACATAGCATATAAGGTCAATTATGAAATATACATCACTTAAAAACGATATTGTGAATATTTTACATAGTTCTGATTATGACCTGATTTTAAAATTTTATGATGAAGATGGTCGTAATACTCTTGATACCGAGAAATCTGAATGGTGTTATATAAGTAACTATAACATTATGGTTAAATTTATGAATGATGAAAACTCTGTTATACAATTATGGAAAGATAAAAATACATTAGATGAAAATATGAAACATATTATTCAAAGAATTAGAGAATTATCAGGATTAAATGGAGTTCAAGTACAAATACGTATTTACGATGATTTAAATCAAAGAAAAATTTATAATTTAATTAAACGTGATATTATAAAACAAAAAGAAAGTGAAGAAATGGATGAATCAGTAACTAATAATAATCATATAATAGTTGAAACCTTATACAATATTGTTAATACCGCCCGAGAAACCAAAAGACCATCTGATTTTTATATTTCAGAAACTATGCAATTAGAAAATACTCGTAAAATTTTTTCTGAAATTATTAAAGAAATCTCTTGTTTAAATTCTTTTAAAAATATTAATATTACAGAAAAATTTAGTCCACTAATGTCATTAGATAATCTTGATGATATTAAACAATTTACTGAATCATTAAATATTGATTCAAACATTTTATTAGAAAATATTAACAATATTAAAAATATTACATCTTTTGTTAAAAAAGAATATTTAAATAATGGTGATTTTATTGTTTCAAAACCAAGAACATTGTTTGTTTTAGAAAATGTTAAAGTTTATACAGCTAAAGAAAAAAATAATAGAGAAAATTTAATTAATGCATATAATCAATTACTATCATTAACTAAAAACGCAACAAAAGGTACAGATATTATTCGTGAAATTAAAAATAATAATATCTGTGAAACTTTTAATGTAACACGAAAAGAATTGATTGATTTATGGTTATCCAGAACTAATAATATGAAAATTGAAGCTAAAAAAGCATATGTTATTGAAAATTATAAAGGAGAAAAAGTAATTTTCAATGAAGCAATGAGAAATGGAATTAAAGCATTAGCTCAATATATTAATAATGGTGGTTTAAGAGATGATAATATTTGTAAAAATATTATGTTAGAAACTGTTAAATATAATCAAATTGCTGACTTTATTAAAACTTATCAAGATAATTATAAAATTAGAAAATTTTTACCAAAATTTAAAAACATTTTTACTGAAAATGCAAATAAATTAAATTCTGCATATTTTAATTTTAATAAAGAACTTTTTGAATCAGTTGATGAAGAAATTGATTATTCAGTTCAATATAAAAAACTTTGTAATGAAATGGGTGTAGACCATCCTGCTATTAAATATCTTGCAATTGAAAATGCAAAAAAAGATGCTGAATATTGTTCAGTTTTAATGGAACAAACATTAACTGATGAACAAATTCTTACTGAAGGTTTAAAACCATATATTCAAAATCCATTTACTTTATATAATGTTGTAAAAATTATTATGGATGAACAAATATTATTAAATAAAACATTAAACGAAAGTATTAATGACAAAAATATTAAAACTATTGCATCGGATTTATATAATAAAATTTGTTTTGAAGATAATATTGTTTTAATGCCAATTGCATCTTCTTTATTTAACATAATGCATACTAAAAATTTAAATGAAAATAAAATTACATATTTAAATACATTGATTAAATATATAAAATAAGATAAAATTAAAAAATATAATAAAAATGCACCTATACAGGTGCATTTAATTTTTGAACGACTTCTTTTGCAAATGTTTTTAATAGTTTCAATACATAAGTATCTTCACCATTTTTCTTTTCCTTAATTTCTTCTCTTTCTTCCTCTGTTAAAGGTCTAAAAGGATTATCATTTTTAGACAAAGAAGCATCAATTTGAAGTTGTCTATTTAACATATTAAATCCTGTTAAATTTGTAATAGCTTTATGACCACCTGACATTGTTTTAATAACATCAATTAAAGATACTCGTTGATTATTCATAAATCTAATCATTCTCATTGATTGTTCAGCACGAGCAGGATTCATATTTTCACACCAATATTTTGACATTCTTAAACTCATTGAACGACTTATTTTATTTTCAGGGTCAACATCAAATTCTGTTCTACAATTTTTAAAAATACTTTCAAAATCTAAAATATTAAAACCAATACAATATTTTTCTTTAACATCTTCAATATTTCTTTCAAATTCTGATTTTAATGCCAATAATGAAACTGATTTATTATTCAGCCATTGAGTTTTTGAAAATTGATTTAAAAACATATCGTGTAAAACAATTTTTCCTAAATCAACATTATCATTAACAGTAAGATTCCACGGATTACGAGATACTTGCATCATACCAATTTCATCCCAAATCATAATAAAATATTTTGCTTGTGGAAAAATTCTAAAAGCTGTATAACGTTCATATGAACCAATTCTTTTCATATAACCACCACCAACTTGTACAATACAATCACCAATTAAAATTGATTGCCCATTTTTCAATGTATTAATGTCTTCACAATTTAAACTTACTTTACTTTTATTTTTTTGGTCTTCAAAATATTTTTCAACATTTTCATTAATTTCAGTTGGTAATTTATATATTCTATAATCTTCACTATGATTATCAATAGTCCATTTTAATAACTGATTATAAATTGATTCTAATGATGGTTTACAATTCATAACTAAATTAGTTAACCACGCATTTCTATTTTTATATGTAAGTAATAATTTATTACAAGCTAATGCCATTTCTAAATGACGCTTAAAATTATCTTTATTTTTATCACATTTAAAAACTGCATTACCAACTTCTTTTGGATTAATATTATATTCAACAAAACTTGCTGAATCAATCATATCAATTGCTTTCTCATCATCACTTGAAAAAATACCATTTCCAATAATTGAAGAAATTGTTGATGCATTAGATTTAGAATGTCTAAAATGAACAGATGCATCATTATAAACTATCTGACTTTGATGATGGTCGGTATGTATTTGAATAAATGGTTTTCCGTGTGAAAAATCAACCATTACTCCCATATTTCCTTCTTCAGGAGCAGAAATATTATATTCATCACTTCCATAATTTAATTTATGGGCAGCAACAACTTTAATTCCATAACTATTAAGATATTCTTTCATAGCTAATGCACTTGTTACACCATCTAAATCAATATGAAAATAAATTTCTGCTTGCTTATATTTTTTAGCTAATTTTTTAATATTTCTAATACCAGACATTTTACTTCTTTCATTAAAATTAATATTATCATTAAAATACAATATCTTTTAAATTTGTCAAGTATTTTATTTATAAATATTTAATATAATTAAAGGGGCATTAATGAATATTTTATTAGAGCAATTATTAATGAGTGAATTTACATTTGGTTTTGAATTAGAAGCCTATGTTGACCCATATAAAATTCCATTAAAAAATAATGAAAAATGGGAAAATATTAAACATTTTCCAACAAATAAAGTAATAACTTATATTGATAAACCATCCCTATTTAAAAATTTAGAATATTTTTTTAAAAATAATTTTTTTGGAATTAATAGTAATTTAACAGTTGAAGAAGATAATTCATTAAAATATAATGGATTTGAAATGCAATCTCCTGTTTTTAATTTAACTCCATTAAATATTTCACAATGTATAAAATTTTTATCTTCATTAAATAAAAATGAATATAAAATTTATACTGATAATAGTTGTGGTTTTCATACTCATTTTGCTTTTCCCGAAATAACTCCTGAAGATATATATTGGATTGAATGTCATTTGGCATTAGATAATCAAATGAAAGAAATTTTATCTTCAATTACAACAGAAGATAATGTAACTATTAATTTTATCACCGAAAAATATTCTTCAGATGAATATTTAGATGATTTAAAAAATGCTATATTAAATGATAATTTTGAAGAAATTGCATATATTATGTCAGAAGAAAAAATGAGATTGTTAAGAAATCATCCTCAAGGAACTATTGAATGGAGAGGTCCAAGAAATTTTCTAAATAAACAAAATGTTAATGACATTAAAACATTTTTTATGAAAATATATACTTTTGCAAAATGGATTTCTGAAATATTAGATAAAAAAGAAATTAATGGCTATGATAAACAAACATTTTTAAATTTAATTAATGAATTTCATCCTCAATACAAAGAAACATTTAAAAAATCATCAAAAATTGAAAAAATTATTGATAAAATCATTAATAAACCATCTTCTTTATTATATGCAAATTTTTCTTTACACGATACTATTGATATTATTGATAAACTTTTTAAAAAATTAGGAGCAGAAAAATTTAATTCATTTATTATGAATTTTGCAACACGTGAAATTCCATCAAAAGTTTTAACAGGAATTTTAATGGTTGACCCAACTTTTTTTCGTTATTCTATTCAACATCAATCATTGCCAATTAAAGAATTAAATATAATAAATCCATTTTATATTGCAGATATTTTTGAACAAAATAAAAAATATATTTCATTAAACGACATAAAAGATATTATTGAAAATGGAGAATTAACATATTTAACGATTTTTCCAATTCTTTCAGAAATTTCAAAAAAACTCCATAAAAATATTTTTACTAAAAAAATATTATCAGCAATTTCACTAAAATATAATGTACCATATAATGAAGTTGTTCAAGATGCACAAGAATTTATTATTGAATTTCATTAATAAAAAGAGGGATAAAAATCCCTCTTTTTTAAACTATTTGAATTCTTAATAAGTAATCAAATACCAATGTAATATTTGAAGTTTTAGATATTGGATAATGGCAAATATGAGTTATTAAATCACCTTTGCTTGTTCTCAATCCCACTTCAGAAAATGTATATTCCGAAATAATTTGTGAATCATTATTTAAAACATTTTGTTCAGTTGGCTCACCTTTTTCTAATGTACAATGAACTAAAATATCCGAAAATACATTACCAGTAACGTGAGATACTGTCATATAATTACGAGTTTTCTCTAAATTATCAGTTATAGAATGTTGGTCAACAACTTTATAATATGTTTCATTATATAAAGAAGCTGTACGACCAATTGTTTGTGGTGTACTATATAAAAATTCATTTGATGCATTTACACGAACACCACCATTACCAAATACTAATTGAGTAATATAACCACCATTATTTGATAATGAATTAGCTAATGCAATTGAAAAATTTTCAGGGTGAATATCATTATGAACATCTAATAAAACTTTTCCTGTTTCTTCTTCGTGAATTCTTAAATGACCTTTAATTTTTGGTTGACCATAATCTTTAAACATAAATTATCCTTTATTACATATACAAATATTTATTATTAAAAGATTATAAAAAATAATTTGTGGATATTTATTAAATATCCACAAAGGGGATAAATGATGGCTGATATAAGTAAAATAGATATGGAAAGAATCAATGGATTAATTGATAAATT